TTTCTTCATTATTTAATCTAATATATTTATAAATATAATTATCAAGAGGTTTAATATATTTTTGTTTTAGTATAAAAGCCTCAGAATGTATAATATCTTCAGGAATTTTATGTGTTTTTAAAATATATGGCATTATAGATATGATAAATTCTGCTATTTCATTTAAATTTTCAAAATTTCTTATTGTATATAAACCTATACCCATATCTTTAATAGGATCTGATTTTTCTGAAAATTTTTCATTTATAGGATTTTCTATCATTTCTTTAAATCTTTCAAGATTTTTTAAAGTTATCGGAGTCTGTCTATCTATCGAACATGTTATAGTTTTATCTAAATCTGCTCCGCTATTAACTAAAGCTTTACAAACTTCCCAATCTTCTACGTATGCAGCATTCATTAAATATAACCCAAAATCTTTATCTTCAGGACTAAAATTAGGGTCTGCTCCCAATGATACTAAATACTGTATAAAATCTGGAGTATTGGTTTTAACACATAAAGAAAGAGCTTTATCTTGATCAGGTTTATAACGTAAATCAAAATTATCGCAGTGATGATCTTTTAAAAATTTTCTAAGTTTTGTAATTATTCCTATTCCTAAATCATATATAGGATCTGATTCTTCAGAAAATTTTTCATTTACTGGTTTTTCTAAATGTTGTTTTACTAAGTCTATTAATTCTTTACTTTTTTTTCCACCCATATAATCTCCAGTTTCTATAAGTTCAAGAACATCCTCATCAAATGCGTTTTCTATAGATGCTCCATATTTTAATAATAATTCTGTCATTTCATAATCATTGTTCCATATTGCGTATCTAACAGGTAGATCTTCATTACCCAGATGTATTCCAGCGCTTGTATGTACATTAGCTCCTAATTTTAATAAATCTTCTACATAATCATGCTTTTTTCTATCAACACATATTAATAGCATAATATCTTTTTCATCACACTCATAAGTAGGCATTATCACTTTTCTGTGTTTATCACAGAATTTTTCAATAGCATGTATTATGCCTATGCCTAAATCATGTACAGGATCAGATTCTTCAGAAAATTTTTCATTTATATGTTCTCGTACTATTTTCATATATTCTATTTATCTCTGTTAATGTATTGTTAAATTATTTAATTCGGTCATAATATATACAAAATATAAATAAATACAATAAAAATAAACTTATGAAAAATGTAAATAATGATGTGTTCTTAAATAAAATTGGACAAAGAATTAAAAATGGGGATTTTGATACTTATTTAACTCTGCCGTTAATGACAAGAGAATTGTTATATATCAGTATTAAAGGAAGAATAAATAAAAAGATAGATACAGGAGGAACTCCTATATTAAGTGATATAGAAATAAAAGACTGTATAGATGAAGTTAAAGAAACTTCTGCTACTATGATAGCTCTTTATTTAAAATTGGGATTTATTGTAAGAGGCGATGAAGGATTTGAGTTTACATCTAGATTTAACAAGGCTCTTAAAATATTATATAATAAATAAAAATGAATCATCAAAAAGTTTATGATTCTATAATTCAGAAAACAAAATCTGAAAATAGAATTAAATTAAAAAAAGATAATGCAAATTATGTTTATTACGAAAAACATCATATATTACCTAAATGTTTAGGTGGAAGTAATGACGAAGAAAATTTAGTTTTATTAACTGCTAGAGAACATTATCTATGTCATAAATTGTTAACATATATTTATAAAAGAAATAGAAAAATAGCAAATGCATTTTGTAGAATGACTTGGGATAAATCTGGAAAACATAATATATCATCAAAAGATTATGCATATGCTAGAGAATTAAAATCATTAATTCCAGTGTCAGAAGAAACAAGAAAAAAAATAAGTATAATTAATTTAGGTAGAAAACATTCTTTAGAAACAGTTGAAAAAAATAGAAAATCCCATAAAGGAAAAATTCATTCAGAAGAACAAAATAAAAAACATAGTGAATACATGAAAGGAAGAAAACGAAGTGAAGAACATCAAAAAAAATTAAACGATTCACACAGAGGTAAAAAACGCACACTAGAACAAATAGAAAGAATAAAAGAAGGCACTAAAATAGGAATGCAAAGATATAAAATTAAAGAAGAACAAAAATTAAAGTATAAAGCGCTTAAAGTTGCATATAAATCATAAAATAATTTATTAAAATGTGGAATAATTTAAAACCAATTGACCTTGGAAAAATAGAAACTGTACAATTCGATGAAAGCCATTATTTTCAAGAAACTTTTGAAAAAAAGCAAATTGTATTACATCATACAGTTTCTGGAGATGGCGTTAACGGAGATATTTCAACGTGGGAAGGAATGAAAGATCGAGTTGCAACTGCAATTATTATAGATAGAGCTGGAGTTCCTTGGCAACTTTTTTCATCTAAATATTGGGCATATCATTTAGCAGCAGGAAATCATAATTTAGATAGGCATTCAATAGGAATAGAAATTGATAATTGGGGTTGGCTTACACCTGGAAATAATGGAAAGTTTAAAACTTTTTATGGAAATGAAGTATATGTTACTACACAATATTATCCTGATGGATTTAGAGGATATAAATATTATGAAAAATATACAAATGCTCAAATTCAAACAGCGGGAGAATTAATATTGTATTGGCACATGATATATAATATTCCATTAACATATAATGAAGATATGTGGGATGTATCTCCAAGAGCATTAAAAGGAGAACCTGGAGTATGGACACATGTATCATATAGACCCCCAAACGCTAAGACAGATTGTCACTCACAACCAGAATTAATAGATATGTTAAAAACTTTATCAAAAATTTAACATAGAATATTTAAATACATTAATTATGAAAATAGAAGTATGTCCTATAACTAGTAGTGCCGATAAATTTGCGTTTCTTGATTTGGGAATGATTCCCATTGAAGGAAATTTAAGTTCAACTCGCGAAGAATCATTAAAGATTAAAAAGTATCCTATGGTTCTTCAATTTTTTCCTGATAGTAAACTAGTATCTCTTACTGAAACTGTAAATTCTGATGACATATATCTTAATTATCTATATCACTCAAGTATAAGTAAACCATATCTTGAACACTGTAGTAAAATGGCAGATTTTGTTACAGATTATGTTAATCTTGTAAGAGGATCGTTAATAGCAGATATAGGAGGTAATGATGGTAGTTTACTTTTGCAATTTAGAAAAAAATATTCCGATTTAGAATATGTTAATGTAGAATGCAGTAAAAGTTTTGTAGATATAAATCAAAAAAATAATATAACATATATCAACAAATATTTTAATGAAGCTACAATTTTGCCAAAAACTGCAAAGTTAATAACTTCTACAAATGTATTTCAGCATACTCCCCCTTTAAGATCTTTTGTAAAAGGAATTTATAATAATTTAGATGAAGAAGGAATATGGTGCTTAGAATTTCCTTATCTTATGTCTACTTTTATTAACAATTTCTATGATCAAGCATATCATGAGCATGTATATTATTATTGTTTAACTGCAGTAAAAAAATTAGTTGAACAAGAAGGCCTTTATGTTATAAATGTTTCTTATCATGATATACATACAGGAACATTAAGATTAATAATTTCAAAAAATAAAGATCTTGTTGATAATACAATCGAATCATTTTTAAATCTTGAAAAGTTTATAGATAAAGAATATTGTATCAATTGGGGCATGAGCATTGATTTAAAAATAGAATATTTTAGATCATTCTTTGAAGGATTAAAAGAACAAAACGTTAAAATTGCAGGATTTGGTGCTGCAATTAAAGGCTGTGTATTTTTAAATACCTGTAAATTAGATTATAATACAATTGATTTTATTATAGATGATACTCTTGAAAAACAAGGAAAATTCGTGCCTGGAACAGGAATAGAAGTTTTTAGCAGAGATATTCTTAAAACAAAATTTCCTGATTATATTTTGATATTGGCTCATAATTTTAAAGATTATATTATAGAATCATTAAGAAACGATGGATATAAAGGAAAGATTATAGTAATGTTTCCAGAAATTCAAATTATATAATAATAACACAAGGAGATAAAATAAATTATCTCCTTTTTTCTTAAATATATAAAATAAAATCGCTTTGAACATAGTCCGAGAACATATCAACGAAAAATTTTCAGAAGAATCAGATCCTATACAAGATATGGGTATAGGAATAATACACAAAATTGAAAAATGGATAGGAATGATAAATAGAATATCTAATAATAATCAGTGTGATGGAATTAGAAATTACACTATAAATAACGATGGCACTATAGATTGCCAAGGATTTACTGCGCTTCCAGATAATTGCGGAAATTTTCCAGAGTATATAAATTTTAATAAAATAGATGGAGAATTTATAATATGTAATTGTAATATGACAACTCTTAGGGGATGTCCTAAAATAGTAACTGGCGATTTTGATTGCAGATTTAATAAATTAACTTCATTAGAATATTGTCCAGAAATTATTGGCAAAAAATTTATGTGTGGTGGTAATAAAAAAAGATTTACAAGAGAATACGTACAGAAATATTGTAAAATAGCAAAAGATAAGATAAGAACTACATGAATATAGTACGAGAATATATTAATGAAGTATTTGTTGAAGATAGCGATCCTATTTATGATTTAGGAATTGGTATATTTCATAAACTAAAGCGCGGTGATATTATTAGATGTAAAAAAAGTATAAAACCTAGAGTTCCTCAATATCCTGTTTCTAATTTTCATATTACTCCTGATTCTTATTGTGTAATTAAAGAAATAAATTTTACACCTAAAGGAAAAATTAAATTAAATTTAGTTACATATGAGAAATTTCCAAAATGGTTCAGGTTCCCAGATTTTGTGTTTGTCGGAGATGAATATTTAACATTATCAGGAAAAAAGTTTTTAGAACATTTTGAGATTCCTAAACCAGAAGAAATAGACAAATTAAAAGAATCTGTAAATGAAAAATTTATAGAAGATTCTGATCCTGTACAAGACTTAGGTATTGGTGTAATTCCTAAAATTAAGAAATGGTTAAAAGAACATGAGATAAAAAGATATAAAATAAGACAAGACGGAACTATTGACCTTTATGATGAAATTTATACTATAGGCAAAAATTTTCAAGATTTTCCAGATTATATTCAATTTAATAAAACAAAATTAGGATTCGTAATAATTTTAGGAGAAATAACAACATTAAAAGGTTTTCCTAGACACGTTGGTGGAAATTTTGCAGTTTATACATGTCGTTTGAAATCTTTAGAAGGAATGCCAAAATATATTGGTGGAAATTATGTAATAGTTGGTAACGATGTAGAATTTACAGAAGAAGAGATTAGAAGCCGTTGTGAAGTAAAAGGCGATGTAATTACATCAATGAAATTAAATGCTCCACTACAAAAATGAAATTAGTAAGAGAATATATTAACGAAGTATTTAAAGAAGAATCTGATCCTATCCATGATATGGGTATAGGAATATACAGTATCGCACCAAAAATTGAAAAACATGGTGTTAACAGATCATTAGTTTTAAGTCCACATGAAAAGAAATTAATACATAATTTTTTTGAACTTCCTTTATCAGATGTGTATTATATAGGTGATGAAGGTGAATTTGAAGGATTTATGAAAGAAGAAATAAAACAATTTACTGTAAATAATAAAAAACAATTAAAAATAAGAAAATTATATAATAATAAAAAAGAATTATTTAAAGGATTTATTACAGAATTTGGAAAAATTGCTACACTAACAGAAGCGTCACGCAGTGATTATATTTATTATTTAGGTGATATTCAAATGGCGTATCATACAAAATTACATGAGAGAAAATTTTAATGAAAGTAGTTAGAGAACATATTAACGAGAAATTTGTAGAAGATTCTGATCCTATAAGAGATATGGGCATAGGATTATATATGAAAAGAGATTTTAATAATTATCTAGATCTTCATAAATGGTTATATAAAAATGCGGCAATATTATTACATCTTGAAAAAATAGAAGATATTTTAAAAGATCCGGGTGAATGTGTTATAAATCATGATTATTATGTGCAAATAATGGCATTTATACGCAAATATGTAACAATACGAGGTATGCGAGTTGATACATTATGGGTTGATGAATTTAAACAACTTGTTAAAGATAAATTATATAAAAAAGTTAACGAAAAATTTGAAGAAGAATTTGATCCTGTTAGTAGTATGGGAATAGGAGTAGATGTTGTAAATTTTTATGAACTTTCTGAAAACACTATTAGAAGTATTATAAATGCAGATGATGGTTATGAAGAGTGGTTATATTTTATAAAAGGTTTGCCGGGAAAAACAATAACTGGAGTTTTTGAAGGAAGTAAAAAATCTCTAACATTTAAAATAGCAGATTCAGCTAGTTACGGAATGGGAACAGAAGTAATCTTGATAGATACTATTGGAATTAAACATACTATAAAAAAATACGAAAAATATTATATAACTAAATGAAATTTTCATCATATATAAGTTGGTTAAACGAAAATATAAACGAAGGAATAACCGTGTTATTACCTGGAAGTTTTAAACCTATGCACATAGGTCATGTAAATATGATTAGGCGCTATGTAGAAAATCCGAAAGTTAAAGAAGTTAGAATTTTTATAGGTTCAGGCGTTCGTAATGGAATAACTCCAGTAGAGGCTGTACAGATCGCTTTATTACTTTTAGAAGATTTACATAATGTTAGTGTAGAAGAAGTTAAAGTTCCTGTGTTGGCAGCGTATAAGTTTATAGAAGCAGCGCAACCGGGAGTTTATGCGATGGGTGGTTCAGAAAAAGATACTGATTATGGCAGAGTTACTAAATTCGTTAAAGATCATCTTGAAACCGGAAAATATTATCATCTAAAACACCCAGATGTTAAAGTTATAGAACTTCCGATAGATATATCTCCAATTAGATATGAAGGTCGTACAGATGAAAATGAAGGAGAAATAATATCTGGAACTATATTACGTCAAGATATTTTAAACGATGATTATGGAAACTTTAAAACCAATTATCCCGGAATAAGAGAATCGATAGTAGAAACTATTTGGGATATGACTAAAAACGTTATTACAGAATCAGTAAACGAGAAATTTACACAAGAATCAGATCCTATTCATGATTTAGGTATAGGAAATCCTCTACACGCAGCTCTATATAAACTTAAACAAAAATTTGGAGGTAAAATTTATATTCCAAAAAAGGAAGAATTTTCTATACATAAAAAGAGCGCTTATTATAAAGTAAAGGGAGTAAAATATAACATAGAAAATATAGTAGGAGAATATGATGATTCATCATTTAGAAGATTTAAATATGAAATTCGTGAAGATAGTAGTTATTGGGCGTATTATTGTGAAAATGAAAAATGCGTATATAATAAAATTTCTCGCGCAATTAAAGAAAATACACAAAATATTAAAGAATCTTTTACTCCTCGATTATTTGAAGGGGGTAATATTTTTGATGGTACAGGACCTATTAAACGAGAAGATATTCCACCAACTATGGATAGATTCACAAAGAAACTTAATTTTATTTTTCCAAACGTTGATTTCGAATTTAAATTACTCGGATCTGCGGGAAAGAAAGATATTTCAGGAGATATAGATTTAGCGCTTAGTGAAGATACTATATTTGAGAATAACGAAGTTAAATTAGATGATTGGGGAATAAGTCCTGAAGAATTCACAGAAGTATACGAACTTAAGAAGAAACGCGCTCGCTCAGCGTCTGAAAAACAACTTAAGTTAGGTTCAATGGTGAAAATAATTGTAGATAAACTAATCGCTAAAGGGTTACTCGCTGATCCTAAGAACTCTGGCGCTGGAACTATATTCTGTTGTTTTCCACAATATAATGAACAAGGACAGAAAGTTGGTAAAGATGTTCAGATAGATGTGAATATTGGAAACATGGATTGGTTAACTTTTAGTTATCACTCAGAATCTTATGAGGGTAATGTGAAAGGATTACATAGAACTCAGTTAATAGTAGCGCTATTCGCAAATAAGAAAAGAACTTTCCGTCATGGTTCTGGAGTATATAATTCAGAAACTACAGAATATGATGCGACTAATCCTACTGAAGTAATAGAATTATTAAATAAGTTATATAATTTTAGAGATACTTTAACTCGAGAAACACTTAATAACTTTTATAAACTTCGAGAGTTTCTTGTTAAAAACCTTTCGCAATCTGAGTTATATAAGATTTACGATATTTACTTAAAGATATTAGATTCGACAAGAACAGATATTCCAACTATGTTACAGGAGTATTGGATTAAAAATCAAGATAGATTAGGATTACAAGGTAAATTTTTACCAGAAGATTCAAACTTATATAAATTCAGAAAATGAGCGGGAGCGCCGGCGGAAATAGAATTTCAAGAGAAGATGTAGAATCTACAATTCAACATTATCAAGATAATGTGTTATCTGAATATAGAAATTATAAAACTTCAGTGATATCTGGGTCATATAACACTTCCAATAAAACTGATTTTGGAGATATAGATTTAATAGTTGAATTAAAATCTAACGATAAGATTAGAGTTAAAAAAGATTTTGGAGAATTTGTATCATCTCTTCCTGATGATTTAATAGTTCCTTTTAAGAGTGTTAAATATAATGGAAAAAAATTCTTAAGTTCTGGAGAAATTATTACGATATTATATCCTATAGAAAATGGAAACGGATTTGTTCAGATTGATAATATAATCTCTTTATCTTCAGATGAAACTAATTTTAAATTAGAATTTTTAAATCTCCCGGCAATTAAACAAGGACTTATGTTAGGTTTAATAAAAACTGTAGTATTAGAAAATCCAAGAGTTTTGAATAAATTTCCAAATCTCCCTAAACCTGCGAAGAATCAAGAATATGAATTTAATCTAAGTTCCTCAGCGTTAACTCTTCGTAGAGTAGATTTAACACCAGATTTTAAGACATTAGATAGTGTAGATATTTGGAAGACAACTAAATGGAGTATAGTAGAATCTCTTTTAAGTGATTATTATTTTAATAAATCCTTTGAATCTCTTGTTTCTGATATTAAAAATAACCTTCAAAATCCTCGTTCTCTTAATAGAGTTAAGGGTGTATTTAGATCTATGGTGTCTGTAAAATCAGGAGAAGTAGATACACCAAAAGGTTCAGAAAAGGATTACGCGTTACGCATTATCGCACAACTATAAAATCCTCTCGATTATACTCCGTATCATCAAAAAATTAACAATTTATTAACATTAACTAATAAAACTTAATATATTTTCATTAATATATAATACAAGTAAGAGTACTAAAGCGCTTTAAATTCTCATTACTAAAATTACTAATTAACTAAAATTCTTAAAAACTATGGAAAACAAGTATGACTTAAATTCTCTCTTTCATCCGAATGTAGAGATGGGCAAAGACCTAAAAAACACAGGCGAATATCAGCCCGATGCCGCAAAAGGCCAAAATGGTATTTATAAATCAATTATTCGTTTCGTAACATGGTGGCAAGATCCACAACACTCAATTAGTGACAAATGGGTATGCTGGTTGGTAGACCCAGTAACTAATAGAGGAAGACTTGTAGATTGTCCATCTTCAGTTGGAAAACCTTCTGTTCTTCAGGATATGTTTTTCAAGCTTCGTAAATCTGAATCAATTCAGGAACAAAAGAAATCTGAAATTTTTAGTCGTAAGCATTTATACACAGCAGTTGTACAGATCGTTAAAGACGATCAAAATAAAGAAGCTGAAGGAAAACTTATGATTTGGAAATTTGGAAAGAAAATTTTTGAAAAAATTGAAGCTGAAAAGAAACCTGTAATAGGTGAACCACATGAACCATTTGATCTTTTAGATGGAAAAGCTTTTGCACTCGTTATAACAAAAGCTGCAGGATTTAATAACTATGATCAATCAAGATTTCTTGATAAGAAAATTCCTCTTTTACTTCCTGATGAGAAAACTGGAAAATTACTTCCAATTAATGATAAAACTTCAAGAGAGGTTGTATTCAATTTCTTAAAGGAACAAAGTCCAGATCTTACAAAATATGCATTTAAAGAGTGGGATCAAGAAATGCATGATTATGTTAATCAAGTTATTCTTGCAGTAACTGGACAAATTCCATCAGCAGCTTATGCAGATATAAGAAATAATCCTTCACAATCTGCACCAGCAGGTACTCCTGGAAAACAAACTCCACCAACAGGAACAGGAATAACTGCATCAGATTTGAATCTTGATGATTTAAACCTTGGAAGTGGACTTAATTCTCTTCCTAATCTCGATCTTCCAAATTTAAATAATAATGATGATGGGGGATTTGGAGATTTAAGCGACGCACTTAACAGCATCTAACATGCAAACAAACATTGATATAACGAAAGGGATTAGTTTCGACTCTTCCCTTTCTAATATTGATGATGTCGTATCTGAATCAGAATATAGACAGCATCTTATATCATTATTAAAACCTATTTTAGAACAAAGATTTCCGGGAAATTTTGGTAAGCAACAAATACGTCCTTATGTTGATCGTATTTCGTTTGCGTGTCCAATTTGCGGTGATAGTATGAAAAGTAATTATAAGAAAAGAGGCAACTTTATCTTAAGGGGCAAATATGCTCATTTTTTTAAATGCCACAATTGTGGAGAAGCAAAAAGAATTGATCAGTTTTTTACTGATTATAAAATTAATTTAGATTTAAGTGTTATAAACTATATAGCAAAAGGTATTGAAGATTTTTCTTCCCATTCTAATATAAAGTATGACATGTCACTTTTTTTAGATATGGATGCAATAGACAAATACGCCATAGATAAAAATTATTTATGTAAACAATTAAATTTAAGTAATATAGATAACACAAATATACAAAGATGGTTAAACAATAGATTACAATTTAATAAAGAAAAATTTTTATATAATATGCAAGAAAACAATTTATTTATATTAAATTTGACCCAATCTGGAAAAATACTTGGTATGCAAAAAAGATTATTTTATGGAAACACAAAATATTTAACATATAAATTAAGTAAAATATATGAAATGCTTAATATGAATTCTTCTTTGATACCCGAAGAAATTGATACGATTTCTTCTATATTTAATATATGTTTATTAGATTATTCTAAATCGATAATACTTTTAGAAGGACCATTTGACTCATTTTTAATTCCAAATTCAATAGCAAATACTGGTGCTAATAAAACATTTCCGTTAGACATACAATTAAAATATTTATATGATAAAGATGATACAGGTATTAATAGATCAATAGAACATATTAATGATGGCGATGAAGTATTTTTATGGGAAAAATTTCTTAGAGATATAAATGCCCCTTATAGAAAAAAATGGGATATTAATGATATATTAATATGGTCAAAACAAAATAATATTAAACTTCCTAATTTTGAAAATTATTTTTCAAATGATCCATTAGATATGTTAGATATTTAATAAAATTAATATTAATGATATGAATTATCAAAGAGCATACAATAGTATAATTCAAAAAGCAAAATCAGAAAACAGAGAAAAATTAAAAAAAGATAATGCTAATTATGTATATTATGAAAATCATCATATACTTCCAAAGTGTTTAGGCGGATCAAACGAACAAGATAATCTTGTTCTATTAACAGCAAGAGAACATTTTGTGTGTCATAAATTATTAACATATATTTATAAAGGAAATAGAAATATTGCTTGTGCATTTCATTATATGGCATGTAGTAAAAAAGATGGAAAATTTGTTTCTTCAAAAGATTATGAATATGCAGTATATTTACGAAAAAATACGCCAATATCTGAAGAAACAAGAAAAAAATATAAGAATATTAATAAAGGAAAAAAATTTTCTAAAGAATGGAAAGAACATATGAAAGGAAACTCTCCATGGAATAAAGGAAAATGTAATGTTTATACTAATGAAACTATTCATATGATGAAATTTTCGCACATTGGATTATTTCATACAGAAAAAACAAAAAAACAAATTGGAAAATCTATTAGCGGAAATAAAAATGGAATGTATAAAAAAGATGGGTGGGCACCCATACGAAATATGAAAAAAATATGTGAATATTGTAAAAAAGAATTTGACCCGGGTAATTATAAAAAATGGCACGGAGAAAAATGTAAATTAAAAAAGATCGATATATAAATAAAACGATCTATCAATGAAGATAAAACAAATAGCCAATGACTATAATCTTAATTTGATAAATATAACTGAGCATAACATAATAAGATATTCTAAGAAATATGATATAAATAAAACTGATTTAGTGAATAATGCGTATGTTATTGGAGATGAAGATGTTATTTTAGGATTATATGAAGATAAAGAATTAAAGACAGCAGCATTTTTTCATGAAATTGGGCATACTTTAATTTCTGATGCATTTGAAATAATGGTAAATCATGATCAAATGCTTATTGAATATCAAGCGTGGGTAGAAGGATTAAAAGTAGCAAAAAAATATAAATATCATTTTTCAAGCAAAACGTTTAGATATATTCTAAAATCTATAAACAGTTATTACAAAGACGCATTAAACGCCTACAATATAAAAAAATGAAACCTAAATTAACCACAAAACTTTCATTTACTTTTGATGATCAGGAAGATATTCCTATATTCAATGTTGATATGAAATTGAAAACAAATAAGAAGCCTAAGAGTATAAAGATAATAGAACATAAAAAGAAAATTACTGACGTATCAACTAAATTATTTTAAATGTCTGATTTTTTTAATATAAACCCCAATATAAAGCCAGAAGAATCTTTAGAAGATAGATTTGCTAGTGAACGCTTAGAATGGTCTGAGAAGATTGCAACTATGTCTGCACAAATGAAAAAAATCTTTGAAATTCCTGAACTTATGACTACACTCTATACAGAACGTCAAAGAGCAGTTGAATATTATCATTATCTTGTATCTTTAATGATAGGGATAAATAAAACATATAATAAATCATATGCAGAAAAACATGATTATTATACAAATAAATCACAAGTAAGATATCCTACAGAATCTACAAAGCATAATAGAATACAAGTAGATTTAGCAGATTTAGTAGAAAAAAGAGCAATGCTAGATAATCATTCAAAATTTATAGATCGTACTATTGCAACGTTAGATAACATAATATTTGCCATCCCGAAACGCGTTGAAATTGAAAATATAGCTCGTGGTAAATGATAACAATAGGAATAGTTGGTTCAAGATTATATACAGATAAATTATCTGTTGAAACTGCTGTTGACAAATGTATAGAAAAATATGGAAATGATATATGTATCATAAGTGGTGGTGCTAAGGGTGCAGATTACTTAGGAAAGATAGTTGCTTTAGAAAAAGGATTGAAATATGTAGAATATAATCCAGCTCATACAGAGTGGAATATATACTCAGGAAAACCTAAAGAGTTTTATGGACAACCTTATCATGTCAGTCAATTTTTTCAACGTAATAGTTTTATTGCTGAAGAATGTAATTTATTATTAGCATTCATTCCAGCAGGACATATCTCAAATGGAACTAATGATACTATAGGTAAAGCTAAAAAATTAAATAAACCAGTCATAATAATAAATTGAATCATAAAAAAATATACGATAATATAATTAAAACGGCTAAATCCGAAAATAGAATTAAGCATAATGGAATTTATTATGAATCACATCATATAAAGCCTAAATGTTTAGGAGGGCCAGATAATGATATGAATAAAGTATTGTTGACAGCTAAAGAACACTATTTATGTCATAAATTATTAACATTTATTTATCCTAAAAATGATAAAATAGTTGAAGCATTTTTTAGAATGACATTTAGTAAAGTAAATGGTTATGTTGTTTCTTCAAGGGATTATAAATTTGCTAAAGAACTAATGTCCATTACTCCTAAATCAGAAGAAACAAAAAAGAAAATTAAAGACAATCATTCACATTATTGGAAAGATAAAAATCATACAATTGAACAAAAGAAAAATGTAAGTGATATTATGTTAGGAAAAGAAAAAAGCGAATTACATAAACAACATATATCAGAAGGACGTAAGGGAATGAAATTTTCTGAACAACATAAAGAAAATATAAGATTATCAAAATTGGGAAAAAATAATCCTAATTTTGGAAAAAAGAAAATAAAACATAATCATGAGACTTAAAGTTGATGATTCACATAAATTTTTAGTAGTAGTTGATAGTACACAATTAGAGTATGAGCAAATTGAGTCAAGCTTTACAAAACGTGTTATGAATTGGGGCGCGATACGTTCAAAATCTAATCAACCTAAAAGTTTTGAAACAAAATTTGTTGATAGATATGGAAGAATTCCTATTGGTTTATGGAATGAAGTTCAAAAACTTGCTAAACAGTATTATTTTAATCTTGAAATAGAGGGCATAGAACATCTTTATGATAAAGATTATGATGAATCTTTATTTGTAGAATGGGTTAATACGTATTTTGAAGAATCTGAAAAACAACCTCGTGATTATCAAATTGAAGGTGTATCTCGTGTATTGAAATATAAATTCTGTACTGAAGAAATATCCACATCAGGCGGCAAAACTCTTATGGCATTTTTACTCTTTCGTTATCTATTTGATAAAGGTTATGCTAAGCGAATGTTATATGTCGTGCCTAATATAAGTCTTGTAACTCAAACAGAAGAAGAGTTTTATGAATACGAAGAAGATTGTGGTAAGAAGCCAATCTGGAAGTCACAGAGTGTATTTGGAGGAGCTAAGAAAGATAGCAAAGACGATGCTAATATAGTATTTGGTACTTTTCAATCTTTGTCTAAGAAGGACTTAGAATACTTTTCTAAATTTGATGTGGTATTTATAGATGAAACTCATCATGCACGTGCATCTTCAATTAAAGAAATTCTTGTCAAATCATTTAATGCTAAATATTGTGTGGGTATGACAGGAACACTTCCTCAAGAAGGATCTCTTGATTCATTTACAGTTCAATCATATTTAGGACCGTGTGTTTATCTTGTTAAATCAGCAGACCTTATAGCTGCAAATTTTGCCACACCGGTAAAAGTAGTAGGTATTGAAATGGATTACCTTGAAGAAGAAATGAAAAAGAAATTATATAATCTTCGTAATGTAGCTGCAGATGAAAAGGATGGAGTAAAACTTCTTAATCTTGAAAAGGATATAATACGATCTAATCATAAAAGATTAAGATACATTTGTGATACGATTTCTAAAACAACAAAAAATTCATTAGTATTGTTCTCCGATATTAAAAATGAATACGGAAGAAATATATTTAATTGGTTAAAGGAAAATACAGATAAAATTGTTTATTATATTGACGGTGGAACCAAAGCAGAAAATAGAGAATATTTCAAAAAACAAATGGAAGAAACTGAAAATATTATAATAGTTGCAAGTATCGGAGTTTTTTCAGAAGGAATATCTATACATAATGTTCATAATATTTTTATTGTAGAATCAAATAAATCAGAATATATTGTAAGACAAATTCTTGGACGAGGAATGCGATTACTAGAAGGAAAAGAAATTATTACTGTCATAGATTTTTGTGACAATTTTGAATATGGAACTCATAAATTTCAAAAAGTAAACTACTTGATGCGTCACGCTCGTGAGCGTGAACGTATATATAAAGATAAAGGATTTCCATATAAAAGATTTAAAGTAACATTTTAGGAGAAGATAACTTCTCCTTTTTGTTTTAGAATATATAAAATAAATTATATTTTTATATGAAAGATCATTATACTCATTTGATACACATAATTATACATATGTTAAAACAGGGTATAAGATTAAGACATGTGCCTGAAATTCTTGAAAAAAGAGTATCTGGTGAAGAATATGAGTATTTTATAAAAAATAAAGATAAAGTAATGCGTGAAATATTTCATCGTGTTAGTGAAAATCAAAATATAAATATTGATATGAAAGACGAATTATATGAAATGAATTCAATTTTTGAAAGTTATAGCAAATATGAAATAAAAGATATTGCTAAAGCTGCATTTAATAATTTAGAAGTATGGATTAATACACGTGAATTTTCACAGGTGGTTAATGAATTAAAACTTAAAGGTGATTCAGAAGAAGGATTAGATTTTGAAGAACAAGCTGATATTTTACATGATTTCTTTGATGCGAATATAGATAAATTTTTCACTGCATTAAGAAAATATCATGGTATTGAAAAAGAATACTTAGAAGAAAATAGAGATAATATAATTTATGCAATTATAGAATTAACTATTCCTGAAGTAGAAGATAGAAATGCTGTAAGTGATCAAAAACTGGGTGGAGAACAAGAAATGGAAGAAGATCCTAAACTTGCAGCAGCAATGAGACAAAGTAGAGAATTACAAAAAGTTCCTAAACCAAAAAATTATGCAGAAATGGGTAAAAATCAACTTAGAGATGAAGTTGATAAAGCTATAGAAGCAGGAGATTTTGAAACACTTAAAAAGATACAGCCTTATATTAAAGAAAATACATTTTTAGCATATCATATTGAAGATGCATTAAATGAAGAGTATTTAATAAAACCTTTATTAAATGAAGGCTGTAACTGTGGCGGAAAAAAAAAGTTTACACTAACGCGCCGCCCGACCCCAGTTCGAAAACCAACAATTAGACCAAGTTCAAGACCAAGGCCTGGAGCCTCTAAAACATAAAAAAGGGAGTATTTAACCCCCTTTTAATTTATCTTTTTCCATGACTTCCACCACTTGATCCTGAAGATCTTGATGATGAACTTCCTCCTCCACTAAAAGACGATCCACTACTGTAACTTCTTGGTGCTGAATAAGAAGGTGATGAACTTCTTGACGGTGCAGAATAATTTGAACTTCTACTATTTGAAAAATTTCTTGATCCAGAACTCGATGAACTTTTAGGCGTTGAATATGATCTTGATGATTGTGTAGGATAAGAATTCTTCATAGTTCTTTGTTGAGTAGTTGCTCTACTATTATTATATTGCGGACGTGTACGAGTGCTAGGTTGTGTGTAACTCGGTGTATATGATCTATTAGATTTATTATACACTGGTTTATTTTCAGGCTGTGTAGCAGTTCTTGATCTATTAGCGTAACTATTTTTACTGAATGCAAAATTAGAAGCTCTTCTAGTAGATTGTTGTGTAGATTGCTGTGTAGTTCTTGTGCTAGATTTACTTGAAAATGTGTTATTAGACATTCCAGACGAATAAACTTTTCCACTACTATAATTTTTATAGTTTGTAGATCCACTACTAGAGTGTCCAGGATAACTACCATAACTATGATATCCTAACATACCTGAACCATGATTAGCATGTCCATAATGTCCATAATCATAGCCATAATAAGGATAGCCATAATATGGATAATAAGGATATCCATAACCATAATAGGGATAGCCATAACCATAATAAGGATACCCCCATCCAAAACCGAAATAGAAATTATCATATCCCCACCCAAATCCTACATAAGGACTCATATACCAATAATAAGGATCTGCATACATATAATAATTAAATCCACCATGATAAAACATTCCTATATTATGACTATAATAAAAGGGGTCATCATCATAGTAATTAACAACAATGGGTTGTTCTTCTGATTTTACATATACAGTATCATGCACAATCTGTACCGATTCTACTGGTCTTACAGTATCTTTCATTGCACGTATTTCTGCTTTTTCTTTTTCTATTACATATCTTTCATAATCAGACATATCTTGTCCTATTAGAATAATTGAGAAAAAGAACATTACGAAAACAATAAATAATTTTTTCATTTTTTATTATATTTATTTAAGTTTATAAAAGACTCTATATACTGTCTACTATCTAAAAGTATGCCAAACTATCACTCAAGAATTAAATTATTGTTAATGTTTTAAATTAAATAGACTTTTAAGTTATATAGATATATAAATAAAATATATCTTATCATTTATTTTTGCACAATGGCACAAAAAGAGATGAATATATAAAATAAATTATTGACATATGAAGAAATTTTCTGAAAAATATAAAGAGAAAGTTAATGAAGCTGAAATACTTCAGGAAAACAAGGTATTAGACGGTTTTAAGAAAGTTTATAGCGCAATGCTTGAGCACTATGGTCTTAATTCTGTTCACGAACTTAATGAAGAGTCTCAGATGTCTTTCTTAACAGAGCTCAACTATTATTGGAATGACGAAGAAGGTATTAGTGAAAAAGGAGAAAAATTCCTTACTAAGCGTTCAATGACTTTAAATGAGAATTCTACTGCAGTTCAAAAGAAAAATTTCTTAAAAGAAAAATCTTATGCAGTTATTAACGAAACTATAAGACAATCAGACCTTAAATATAAATTGTATGATGTTATAGACGAAATGTATAAACAACTTAATGCATCAAGTTTACGAGATATCTTAACACCTGATATGATCACATCTATAATTAGTGAAGCTTTTGTAAAATCTCTTAATGAATTTAATGAAACTATTAATAAAGAACTAAGAGAAAGTATTGAACCTAAAAAGAAATATATTATTAAAGTTAAAAAGTAAATAAAATGGATCAACTTCTACAAATTTTTCAAAAACCTGGGCTTATTCCCGTATATCTATTTGTTTTCTTTATGTTAGGACTTATTGGATGGGAAGCAATAAAACTTATAGCACTTGCTTTAGGATTTAAACGTGATACTAAACCACCTAAACAAACTAAAAAATAATATTAAATTCTAAAATTCTAACAAGGAGCTCAACGGCTCCTTTTGTTTTGAATATATAAAATAAATTGTAATAATACGTGAAAAAAGTTAGGGAATATTTAGGGGAGAAATTTTTAGAAGATCCCGATCCTATACAAACAATGGGTATTGGTGTTTTTCACGTGCGTGATTTTAAATCTATCGAGGATCTTGTTAAATGGCTATATGATATTATTCCAATAGTATGTAAAGTTGATAATAGAATGTTATTAATATCTACTGATTCTACTCATTTTATTACTACTGATTATGCAAAAATGTTACAAGAATATTGTGAACAATATATAACTATTAATAGAGAAAAAGCTTCTCCTCAGTACCATTCTTTACGACAATATATTATTGATCACCAAAGAAAAAAAGAACACCCAATTACTAAAAAAATATAAATTAAAATCTAAAATTATGTTAAACACGTTATCAAAAGTCTTAGAACGAAAAGGACAAAAATACGTAGATTCTTTATTAAATGAAGATGTCGTTATTACCGAAAAAATTGACACTTATCGTTTAATCTTTGAAAAAAAGGGAGATGAAATTCTCTTTTATAAAAAAGATAATAGTCCAATTACTTTAATAGATAGAACTCTCACCGATATTTATGAGAGCGCTATGCTTGAAATTCCTATCATAACTAAAGATGCACAAATTCCTGAAGGATTATTCTTTGGTTTATATTATACTCCAGTTGAAAGACCTTTAAGAATTCCATATTCAAAACTTCCAAAGTATATTCTTACAGATGTAACTCGTAGAAATGGTGATAAAGTATCAGAATCTTTTGATTATAATACAGTTAAAGAATGGGCTTCTGTATTGTGTATGGGAAGACCTCCTGTATTATTTGAAGGAAAATTGAATGAAGAACAAAAGAAACTTCTTATTGCATATGATACAAAACAATATGAAGGAGAAACCATGACATTTGCAAAAATGATTGAAAAAACTCTTCATAATGTATATTCAAGAGAAGATATCATAGAAGGAATCGTCATTAAATCTAAAGATAAATTAGCTCAAATTATATCATATGAATTTGAACTTCTTAATGAAGCATATGAAAAAGAAAATGAATCACGAGATGTATATGATATAATAATTACAGACTTAAATACATTTATGAGTGGATATAATTTTCCAATATTAGAAGCAGATTCTAAAGATGAAAGGTATATAAATATTGTTTGTGATATATTTAATAAGTATTGTGATATTAAAACTGTAAACGAAACAATAGATTCAAAATATTTAATGCCTCCTCAGTTTGGACATAATGGAAAATTAAATAAAAAATTTATTACTAATGAAGAAACATTAAAATGGATTGAAAAAGCTCCAATATATGAAGCACTATTTAAAGTTATATTATCTTCATTTAGAAAGTATAAAAAGTCTTATGGATTATTAACAGAAATGATTGTTGAAAAATTCAATTCATATGTTACATTAATAAATAATTACACTAATAAATTTCAAGAAGGCGAAGGCTATTATATGTTGAATGAAGCTCGTTCAGAAAATATAGTAGTTGATGCATTTAAGAAAAGAAACCCTACTGATGTAGATAACATGAGAGTTATAGCATCAATTCAGAAAGCATTTGAACCTAAAATACGAGATGTTGCAAAAGGTCAAAAACCATGTGCAGTTTATATTACAACATTTGAGCCTTTTACAGTTGCTCAGATGACAAATGTTATCAGAATAAATCAAATGTGGAAAGCTCCTGTTATTTTATTTTGTATAAGTAATAAATTTAGAATAGAAGGAAAAGATTTTCATGCTTCAGATGAAACTGTAAAAGCGCAAATGCAAGCTCTAATGAATGATAATAATGCTCTTATTCCAGGATTTGGATTACTTGATTCTTGGAATATAACAGAAGTATTTCAATATTGTCGTCCAGATTTTGAACCCATTGTGATTATTACAGATGCAGGTAAGAAATCTGAAATAACTATTCAACTGTTCTTTGAAGAAGAAATCATGGGTGGAAGATTAAATGTTGAAGATAAATTCAATGTTGGTGAACTTGAAAATGAAGATAGACTTCCAGCTTTTCGCTCAATTGAAGATAATAATCCATCATTATTTTTGGAACTTACACCCAGCTCTATTCATAATTTATATGATACTATTTTTTCAGAGTATAGATATTGGAGCGGTCAATTATTAAAAGCAATTAACGACTAATGATTGTAAAAGAACATATAAACGAAAAATTTGCTGAAGAATCAGATCCCATTCGTGATCTTGGTATAGGAATGTTAGCTAAAATTGAAGACTATATAATAAAAAAAGGCAGACGTGAGTTAGTAAATGGTAAACATTACGATTCTATGTTTGAAATATGCTTAAGTAATAATGAATATATTTTTGCAAAATTTTTATTAGATTCTAAATTAGTAGATATAAACGCATCACATTCTAAATCTTATGGATATTTTTTAGGTAATTGTGCATACGATCATAATTGGAAAGGATGCAAATTTTTAATAGACAATGGCGCTGATGTTAAACAGACGCTTAAAGAACTTAGAAAAAGAGGATTAGATGAAACGTGTAATGATCTTTTGATGGGTATACGAAAATTAAAAGAAAAAAATATATTAGCTGAAAAATTTGTTGAGGAATCAGATCCTATTTATGATTTGGGTATAGGATTGCCAAGACAAATTAATGATTGGATAAAAGAATTTACAAAACGAAAAGTAGTTGAAGGCGGAGATTTTATAATAAATAATGATTTAACGTTAGATTCAAAGGACGATATAGATATATCTTATGAAGATTTAAGTAGGCTTCCCAGTTATATAAAATTTAATTATATACGTGGAAGATTTGCTTGTTGTTTTGATAATTTAAGAACTATTAAAATAAATGGACCAAAAATAGTGGATGGTGATTATGTAATTTTTTATAACGCAGCACACGGTAAACCCACTTTTCGTACGTCAGTTAGAAAATATTGTCAAATAAAAGGAAAATTAAGATTTAGCGCATATTAATGAAAAAAGTAAGAGAACATATAAACGAAAAATTTAAAGAAGAATCGGATCCGATTCAAGATTTAAATATAGGAAAAAAGAATCAAATTCTTGCTGATCTTAAGAAAATAGGATTAACTGAAGAAGATGTTGATTTCCGTGATGATTATACATTCTTCAAAAAAGGATGGAAAAGTAAATCTAAAGAAGACTTTATTGATGTTCAAATAAAACATTTTCCTAAAGAAAAGGCACAAGTTTTAAAAGATGTGCATTATACAAAAAAAGATATAAAAGATATTATAGATGAAGCTGTTGCTAACAATGTAGATAAAGATGAAATATTGGAAATTATTAAAATGGATTAGATGATATTAATTGGAATAATCCTTGCCATCAAACAGGATCTCATGATTTATCTACTGCACAAATATACATTAAAAAATTAGGAAGAACAAGAAAACAAATAAAAGAAGAAAGTGAAAATAATATTTATGTTTTTATAGGATTTATGGATAAAATTCCTGTTACAGTTGGTGGTAAAAAATACTATAAAGATGGATTCAATACAGAAACTCTTGTAAAATTTGATAAATATGATGTTGGACAATTAGGAAGCATTACTATGATGAAACATAGATGTAATGCGCAATATGGGGGAGTTACAGAAGCCGGAGTTTATATGATGACAATTCCTAAAGATATGATGGATGAAGATCGTTACTATAGTATACCTGAACAATATTACGATTTATTTGTAAAATATAAAGTGAGAATATGAAATTAGTCAGGGAACATATAAATGAAAAGTTTAAAGAAGAATCAGATCCTATTGAAGATATGAATATAGGAATGAAAAACCAACTTATAAAATTAGCTAAAGAACGATTTCACTTATCAGATAAAGCAATAAGTGCACTTACAGACGAAACTTTTTTATGGATGGCAGTTTCTGCCAATAATTTTAAACTTGTTAAATATTTAATAGATGATAAAAAAGCTAAAATAGAAGAGGGCGTGTTAAAAATGGCGATTGATGGTAAAAAAGATAACGATATAATTTTATATCTAATAACAGGTGGACATCAACACTCATTTGACTATGTAAAAAAACATATGAGGAAAAAATAGAAATATATAAAATAAAGTCTTTAATGAATATTGTTAGAGAATATATTAATGAAAAATTTATAGAAGAAAGCGATCCTATATGGGATTTAAATGTGGGATTACCAACATTAATTAAAAAGTGGTTTGCAAAATTTAAAGTAGATGAAATTACATTTAATAAACATATTAAAATTAATTCAGATTACACATTAATATTAAACGACGATGTAAAATTTGGAAGAGTAAAAATGAATGGAAACTTTCCAGATTATATTAATTTTAAAGAAAGTAAATCATTTGATTGTTCTGAAACAAAAATGACAACATTACGAGGATGTCCTGAGATCGTTAAAGGATATTTTGATTGTAGCGGAAATAGATTAAAATCTTTAGATTATTGTCCAAAAGAAGTATCAGGAGATTTTTTATGTCAAGATAATAAAACAATATTTACAGAAGAAACGGTGCGTGAAAAATGTAACGTAGGCGGAAAAGTAACAACTTAAATAAATTATATAAAATGAAAAATTTATATCATCTTAACGAAGACGAAATTACTACAGGTGATGATGTTTTAGCAAAAGAACTTTTAGGTATACAAACATGGTATAATCAAGAAGATTTGAAACTAAAAAATCTATTAGCTAAAAAAAGAAATGATGCTCTTGTTAAATATCAACAACGTGCTAAGATACAACAACAAACGCAGAAAGCACAGGCTCAGACTACTGGCGCTAAACCACAGCCCAACACAATTGCAGCAAATACTGGAGCTGTTGATACAACTGGTCGTCCTGTAAATGCTCAAGGCAATCCACCAACAGTCGAATCATATTCTGATATATTAAGAATTAAAAATATAAACGAAGAAACATTTAATACTGAAAATGCAGATCCTGAAGAAGTTCAAGAACTTAAAAATTATATGGACTCAGAGAATTTATCTTATGTTGAAGATGAAGATGGAGATACATTAGGTATTAATAAAAATGAATTAGATCCTGAATGGGCAGATAGATTAGAAGATATGGGATTAGAACCATCAGATAAAAATATTGAAACTGATGATATTCTTGATTACACAGATGAAGAAGATGAAGACGAAGAAGAACACGAAGAAATTGAGGATGAAAATGATGAAGATGTTACAGATGTTCATGATGATATAAAAGAAGATAAAGTATTTTATGTTGAAATAAAAGATGCAGATGGAGATTTTACAGGAAAAATATACAAACTATTTGATAAAGGAGATTGGAGAGCAAAAGTAACTGATGGTGAATCAGGAACATTTGAGAAGCTTAATTACGATCCTGATTGGGATGAATTTGATATTGTTGCTTTCTTAAGAGAAAATTATGACGAAGCAGAATTAATAAATAAAGAAGAATTTAATGATCATGTTGAAGAACCTGAAGAAGAAGTAAAAGAATCTTTACACAAAATACCAACGTTTGAAGATTATATTAATAATAATGAAATATTGTAATAAAAATAATATATAAGAAAATGGAAAAAAATGTTAATAAAAAAGAAAATTTCATAGCAGAATCTCTTGATGAATTTCTTAATGAAAATGAGGCACAGTTAACTAAAGTATATAATTATTATGCTAAAGTAGATCCAGAAAAATTGGATAAAAGTAAAACTATAAATAAAATGTTTTTATCTGGATTAGCAGGAAAAACGATTTCACATAGTATAAATGTGGGAACACCATTGCATAAAGCATGGAAAGCTGGCCATGATCGTTATGCAAAAACTCATGAAGATAATTAAAGAACATATAAACGAAAAATTTTCTGAGGAGACAGATCCTGTCCATGATTTAGGTATTGGAAAAGAATATCTATTAAAATCATGGAGAACTGCCTATTATGATATGGGCAGAAAGGGTGTCGGAACATTATCAAAAGAGTATTATGGAACAGATAAATACGGCGAAGAAATTTATGTAGTATATTTAGTATTAGAAGGTGTTATACAACAAGGTTCTATTGAATCAAAAGATCTTCAATATCAATATGAAAAAGCTATAAACAGATATTATAGATATAGTAGTGATGAATATATAGATCTTAAAAAAATAGCTGAGTGTTTAGATAAATATTTTCATATAATTATAAATCCTGTTAAGCCAAAAAGACGAAAAGTATACGAAAAATTCGAAGAAGAATCAGATCCAATCGCTGATTTAGGAATAGGCATAAAAAAATTCTGGGAAAAGGAACTTAAAAGAGAAGGTGGAATAAATTCAATTGAGTCTGCTATACATTATTATGGAAATGAAAAATTTACAAATGAAGCATTTGCCGTTTTTAAAGTTTTAAAACATATTGTAAATAAAGATATTGATAATCAAGAAGATATACAAAAAATATTTGAAGATACAATAAATGATTTAATCATTAGAAGGGGCGATAAGATAGAACTTGATAAAGTTATTTATGCGCTAAAGAAATTTTTTTATATAGAAGTAAAACCATTTAAGCCCAAAAAGCCATATTTACAAGAGAAATTTTCTGAAGAATCGGATCCAATTACTGATTTGGGAATTGGTATTGAACATGTTATACAAAATAAATTAGGAAAATTATGGCAGGTAAATAAAAATCATTTTGGATCATATCAATATGCGTTTGATATACAACGACATCTTATTTTGTTTGGAAAAGAAATGCCGCATAAAGATGCTTTGCAACATATAACTGATATATTAAAAGAAATGGGATTATTAGAGTATCTTATTTTTCAACCGGGTTTAACTAAAAAGGTGTATGGGTATAAAAACACAATAGATAATATTATATATTATTGGAAGATTAAAGATGAATATTTTAAATATTTTAATTTAAAATAGATGTTACAAAAAATGTTCAAAGTGTTATTTTGTATATGAATATATAAACTATAAAAATAAAATTAATGTTAATAATATGAAAAAAATGTATGTTCCCAAAACACTTAGTGAGTATTTAGGCGAATCAAATTCTATAACGTTGAAACGTAAATATGGCATGAGACCTACAATAACAGCAGGCACAAATGCTCCTTTACGTAATCAGGTATTATCATTTGTAGCTGAAAACGCATCAGTAAGTAAAATAGATCTTAAAAGATTTATCGTAGGTCTTAAAGAAGGCGGTTCAACTCCAGCTGCTGCAAATATGTTTATTAAAAGAAACGCCAAATACTTTGTTACTGAAAGTAGAAATGGCGTTACGTATTTTAAGCTATCTAATATCGGACAAAGATTAGTTAATAAATTTGTATCTGTAAATGATACTGTTGTTAATGAAGCTAAAAAAGATAATAGATTCAAAGCAGAAAGAGGAAAAGCTGCTAATGTTGAATCTGAAGAAGTAGAAGAAGAATATTCAGAAGATGAATATGCAGATATTCCTAATAAAATGAAGAATGAAAGTTTAAGAGGAAGATTTGTTAAAGAATCTATGGACGATGATGATAAAGATAATGATGATCTAGACGAAGTAGAAGATGAAGATATGGAAGCTAGCGATTATGAAGGAAATGAAGATCTTGATGATGAAGATATGGATGATGAAGGTCCTGCAGATGAAGTAGAATTTGATGAAAATCGATTCAATGGTGCTGAAGAAGCAGGAGATCATGCTGAAACAGATCAATTTGAATATGAAGAAGATGACGAAAAAATCGTTTTAACATATTGGAAAACTCCGCAAGGAGAAGATGAAGAACTTGAAGACGAAGAATTCGAAGATGAAGAACTTGAAGATGATGAAGATATTGAAGATATAGGAGAAGATCTTCCAGAAGATGAAGATTATCCAGAAGATGATGAAGATCTTGATGACGAAGATCTTGATGATGAAGACATGGACGATGAAGACATGGACGATGAAGACATGGACGATGAAGATGAAGAAGAACTTAATGAATATAGTGAAGATGAAGATGATTTAGATAATGATGCTAATCGTCCAGAAGAAGATCCTCGTAAATATGATTTTAAAGATAAAGGACGCCCGGGTCTTAATGATGAATCAAATGAATCTTTAGCTATTAAAGATAAAATGAAAAAATTAATTGAAAATCTTAAAGCTAAAAATACTGCTTCATATGATTTATTTGAAGCTGAAAAAGAAGCTGATGAAGAAGATGAATTAAAAGATGAAGATCTTGAAAATGTTGAAGGTGAAGAAGAAACACCAGAAGGTGAAGTACCAGAAGAAAATCCTGAAGAAGATAATGTTGAAAAAGTTGAAATAACTGAATTTATTATTACAGTAGACGATGTTGATTCAGCAATTGATGAACTTTCAGAACTTGGTGTTCAAGCAGAAAGAGTTCCAGTAGAAGCTCCAGAAACTGAAGTTCCTGCAGAAGTTGAAGAACCGGAAATGCCAGAAGAAACTCCAGAAGAAGTTCCAGCAGAAGAACCTGTAGAAGGTGCAGAAGTTCCTGCCGCTCCAGAAGGAAATGTTAAAGAATCGATGAATGAGGCAGATGATGAACAACCAGAAGAAGATTTAGGAGCAAGTGATGATCTTAGTTTAGGTGATCAAGGAGAAGAAGCTCCAGAATTAACAGATCAACCTACAGAAGAGGTTCCTGCAGAAGGAGAAGAACCCGTAGAAGCAACAACTGAATTTGAAGAAAATAAGATAAAAGTTTCTGCAGAATCATGGCCTACTCTTAAAACTTGGTTAGAAGAAAAGGGCGTAGATGTAGCTGAAATGTTTGGTGGAGAAATTGAAATGGAAGAAGTTCCAGAAGAAGGTGAAGCAGGACCAGAAGAAACAACATCAGCAGCTCCAATAGAAGTAGATGATAGTGAAATTGATTTTTCAGGTATAGGTGAAGATGATGATACTAAAGTTGAAGATGAAGATGACGAAGAAGATGAAGACGAAGACGACGAAAAGAAAGAAAAAGAATAATTTTCAAACTTAATTACGATAGCGAGGGAGCCTTAGTGCTCCCTTTGTTTTGAATATATAAAATAAAATACATGTAATGAGAGCACATGGTATATTTGAGAAATTTGACGAAGAATCAGATCCTGTTCATGACATGGGAATTGGGGGAGTAAGTCCTAGAAAAGTACACCATGATATTTTAGGAGTTGCTTATGTAGAATGGAGAGATTGGATATCACAATTCAAAGGAAAAAAAGTATCAGGAAAATTTCATAAAGGTGGATGGAATAGTCCAGAAAAAAATTATACATTTCCTGTAAAATCTGTTAGATTTCATTTTACAGATGATACTACAAATAAATCTATTGAAACCTCTTCAAATTTTGCGTTTATTAGTGAAGAAGATAATGAATATTTTTCTACAGGAGATGAAAAAATTTTTATAGAAGAATGAAAGCTCAATATATATACGAAAAGTTTAGAGAAGAATCAGATCCAGTTCATGATATGGGTATAGGATTAAAAAAACTAAGAGAACAGGTAAAAAGTGCAGAATTATTTAATGGTAAAATGGGCGGCATGGATAATGATTGGGTGCAAAGAGTATTAAAAGCGTTTAACTTGCCTTTAGGTCATGTATATTTTCTTGCTGATACACAAAATAATAGAGTTGCTAATATAAGTGAAATTAGAAATGTTATAAGAAAAGGAAGATTAATACATAATAGCAAATTTAGAACATCGGGAGCACATGAAGAAATATGTATATTTAAATTATATAATACAAGTGCTGGAAAAATAGGAACATTTCAATATGAATATAATGAAGATGAATATAAATCTGAAGATAATATGAAACAATTTATAGGAACGATAGAAGCTGTCATTCAATTTAACACAAAACAATTTTTATTACGTTATTAATTATGAGAGCACAGACAATATATAAGAAAGCGTACATTTTTGATTTTGATGAGACTCTTGTCAAAACAGATGCAAAAATTCATATTTACAATAGGGGAGCATTTGTCACTTCTATAACACCTAAAGAATATAATTTTTATATTAAGAAACCCGGTGATAAATTAGATTTTTCTGATTTCGTGAATGGTGATTTAATACTTAATGCTAAGAAACATAATGCATGGCCTATATTAAGAAATATAAGTAATGCAATTAGAGAAGATAGAACCACATCAGATATTTACATACTTACAGCAAGAAGTAAAGCAGTTAAATCTTATATCTATGAATTTCTAAAGAAACACGGAATTGAGATTGAATTGGAACATATTATTACAATAGGTGATGATAAAGGAGATATAAACATTGCAGAAGAAAAGCGTAAAATTCTTCGTAAACTTATGACTAAATACGATGAAATTACTTTCTTTGATGATGATCCTGCTAATATTAGACTAGCGCAATCTATAAGAGGCATAAAAACAAGATTGATTGAAAATGCAAAAGCTTAAAATAAATGAAAAGTTTGTTGAAGATACTGATCCTGTTCATGATATGGGTATTGGAATGAAACGGGCTTTAGACAAATATAGAGGATATCATGGGTTAAAAAATGATGAAAATGCAGGAGGATACTATACATTACGATATCTTTTAGTTCATAATAGATATGATTTTGCAGATTACTTTATGTCTACTAATCAATTTGATAAAGAAGAACAAGGAAGACATCTTTTTATAAATTTAATTTGGAAAAAATATTTTGATCAGGCATTCTTTTTATTAGATAGAATTGACTTAGATTTAAAACAAATTAGCAAACAAATAATATCTGAAAAACTATTAGCTCCTAATACTTATAATAGTTTTAAAGAATTTTTAAAAATCTTAAAGAAAAAACAAAACTCAAGTGTAAATGAAAAATTTACAGAACATTCAGATCCTATTAAAGATTTAGGAATAGGCGTATATGCTAAAAGAACTTTTGATACTTGGGAGGATTTTGCTGAATGGCTTTATGAAGTTGCTCCTCATATATTGAAAGTAGATGATTTAAATGAAATTATAGCAGATAAGGAAGATAAGAGTTCTATTTTAAAGGAAGAATATTGGCAAATATTAAATAGATATTATAGAAGATATATTACGATTAGAAAAGGAGATAAAGATGAACTTTTTCAATCAAGATTTTTAAGAAATGTAATAGTTCAAAAAAATGAAAATAAAAATTCAAATATGAAAGCACGAACAGTAAGTGAAATGATGGGAGCCGGAGCTACACCAGGAATGGGTACAGGAGCACCAGCTTCTATGGCAGCTACAACTGGAGCTCAAATGACAGGTACATCATCAACAGGCTCTGGAGATAATTGGGGTAATTCTATAAATAAGAAACCATATACACAATCACCAAATCCTAAGAAAAAAAGGAAAACTGTTGCTAAAAAACGTCCTAAAAAGATAGAAGAAGAGAACACTAATCCACACAATGATAATACTACAATAGGTAAAATGTTAAAAGGTGGAAAAACATCTCCGTTTAAAACGAAAAAAGAAAAGGGAAATCAAAACGCTATAACTACAAAAAAGTTTGAACATGAAATTATTACATTTGATGAGTTTTCACAACAAATGAATGAAAATAAATAAATTAAAACACTATGAAAAATTTAGTTAATCAAAATTTAGACGAGTTTCTTAATGAAGCTAAAAAAGAAAAGAAAACTAAAGGTGACAAAAAATTTGAAAAAGTAATGCATCACTGGAAAGAAGGTGAACAACATATAGGTAAATCAAAGAAAAAAGTTCCAAGAACAAAGGCTGGCCAGAAACAAGCTCTCGCAATAGCATTTAGTGAAAAAGAAAAAACAGAAAACAAATAAAAGGGTGCATATTTAATACACCCTCTAAATTCTTTATTTAAGTTTTAAGTTTTAATAAGAGCATGAAAATATGCTGCTATTAATCTTGTATTGTCTAATTCTGAGTTTCCACCAGAAGTTATAATTCTTTGATGATAATATTCTTCTTTATTTAAAGAATTATCAGAAGTTTCATATCCATCATCTTTCATATTAAGTTTTTCTACTCCAAAATACTTTTTATTACAAACGTATTTAACACATAATTTTTGTGAAAGAACAATAAAGTTTTTACATTTTTTTTCTTGTTTAATAGCAACAGTGATTTCTAAAGGAGAATTTTGATAACTTATAACATATGCTTTAAGTTCTTCTCCATTAACAATGGCAGGTGCATCAGCCATTTCAATCTTATAGTCTCCAACTGCTGAATATGTTTTACCTTCAGCAATAAATTCTTTGTCCTTTGCAAAAGATGCAATACTAATAGCTACTAAAAGTAATGCCATAAAGATAAATTTTTTCATAATTTTTAATAATTTTAGTTAGTATTTATAATATTTATAACAAATATAATCATTTTTTGTGAATCTGGATTACCTATTTAACACATGACATAGCTGAATATACAAATAGTATAATTTTGAAAATACTTATCGAATATTAAAAACTTTTTAAAGACTTATAATATAATATTTAAAAGATAATATATGATAGAAAGAATTAAATTTTTAAAGACTAGAGAAGTTAAATCTCCAAGTAGAGCAAATAAATATGATGCAGGAATAGATTTTTATGTTCCAGAATTTACGCCAGAATTTGTCAATGTTCTTAAAGAAAAAAATTCCGATGTAAATATTAGTAAATTTAGTATAATTCTTGAACCTGGACAAAGAGTATTAATACCGTCGGGTATTCATTGCCAATTAGCTTCTCCTGATAGAGCACTTGTTGCTGCAAATAAATCAGGAGTTGCAACAAAACTAGGATTAATATTTGGGGCTCAAGTCGTAGACTATGAATATCAAGGAGAAATTCATTTAAGTCTTATATACACTGGACATGGATCTTGTGAAATACTTCCAGGACAAAAAATATTACAATTCTTAGAATTACCTATTTATACATCAACTATACATATTGATGAAAATAAAACTCCAAAAGAATTTTATGAAATGGAAACAACTCGTGGAGCAGATGGATTTGGTTCAACAGATAAAAATTAAAAATTAAAAAATATGAGAATAGATTTAAAAAAATTAGCAAAAGTAGAAAAGGAATATCGTTATGATAATCCAGTATGTCAGAATTCACTTCAATCAATGTTAGATATAATTTTAGCTAACACGGGCAATAAACCAGAAAGTTTACCCCTCAATTATATAATAGCGTATGAAACTCTTACCGGTCTTGGCGTATTAGTTGATGAAAAAGTAAAAGAAAAACCTCAACAATTAAATTCATAATTACATGGTAAAAGTATACATAGCTTCTCCATATACAAATGGAGACAAAGATGAAAATGTAAATTTACAGATGGACATAGCAGAAGAACTTATAACTCGAGGATATGCTCCATATACTCCATTACTTACTCATTTTCAACATATGAGACATCCCCGTCCTGAAAAGGATTGGTTAACACTTGATTTTGAATTTCTGTCTTGTTGTGATGTTATGATCAGAATTAAACCAATTAAAAATGAAAAAGAAATAACGAGTATGGGTGCTGATAAAGAAGAAATTCACGCAAAAAATCTAAAAATTCCTGTATTTACATTTCATACAATAGAAGAAATGATTCAATATTTAGAAACACATCCTTTTGAAAATTAAATCAATTAACAAAAGTTTAATCAAGTCGATTAAACTTTTTTTATGTCAATACATATAATACAAAATACAAAAGAAATGATTATAAATATAGAACAGAGACCTCAAAAATTTATCATATCATATGTAAAAAAAGATGGAATGATTGGGTTTACACAATTAAACATTCCGGCTAATCAACAGTATATGTATATGTATGCTCAAAGAGGCGGAGCAGTTCAAGGATTGCAATCTTGGGATTTTAAGCCAGTAAGAAAAGTTCCGACACAATTTCTTAATAGATATAGAACTCAAGAATTCTTTATAGATGCTGGTGAAGAACTTACATCACATTTATTTGAACCTAATATGCCTAAGCTTTCAGTAGCAGATATTGAAGTAGAGGTAACAGATGAAGGATTTGCAGATCCTGAAACTGCACAAAATAAAGTAACTACAGTAGCTTTTTCTCAATATCCTGATATAACAGTCTTCGGAAGTAAGATATTAAGTGGAGAAGATTGTAAAACAATTGAAAAAAATATAAATGATCATGTTAAGAAATTTGGAAAAAAATATCGCTTTATTTATAAATACCATGCAAATGAAGCAGATATGCTTTATGATTTTCTTTATAATTATGTTAGAGTTTCTCCACTTATAACAGGCTGGAACTTTTGGGGATATGATTGGAGATATTTAATGAATAGATGCAAAAAACTTAATTTAGATGTATCTTGGTTATCTCCAACAGGACAATGGTATGAACATAAAATTAAAGATAAAAATGCTGATGTGGTTATAATGTTGCCTCAACATAAACTTATTGTTGATTATATGTCAATATATCAAAAATGGGATAGAACTATTGAAGTAAAAGAAAATGATACATTAGATTTTGTATCAGAAGAAGCATTAGAAGTTAGAAAAGTAAAATATCCTGGCACACTTCAAGAACAATATCAAAAAGATTTTCCTCAATACGTATTTTATAATGCCATAGACAGTGTTCTTGTAGAACTTTTAGATACAAAGTTAAAAACTATGGGAACATTCTTAGGATTAGCAAATATCACAAGAGTTGAGGCAATGGATGCATTTTCACCTATCTTTACTTTAGAAGCAACTTTAGTAAGATATGCATATAAAAGAGGCCAAATTTTTCCAAAAAGAGAAGATAAAAAAGATAGAGAATCTTATGAAGGAGCTTTTGTTTTTCAACCAATTCCTAATCTTTATCCTTGGGTTGCATCTTTTGACTTTGCGTCTCTTTATCCCTCAATAATGAGACAGTTTAAGTTATCCATTGAAAATTTCATAAAGAAAGATAAATCATATATTCCAAAGAACACAGAAATCAAAACATCAAGCGGCGCAGTCTTTGATGCATCTTATGAACCTTTACTTCCAGAAATTTTAACTGAATATTATACTCAAAGAAGACAGTCTAAAAAACTATCATTTATAGCAGAAAAAGAAGCAGAAGCATTGAAAGAAATTCTAAATAAAAGGAAGTCAACTGCTAGCACTTTTATTGCATAATGTCTGTTAAGGAATGTTAATGACTTATATATATTCTATACCAAACTAAAATAAACTTTCTAATATAAAATGAGTACTGAATATACTGAAAAACAGTTAGTAGAGGCGGGAATGTCTTATTTTGAAAATGACTCTCTCGCCTCCGACGTGTGGGCAAAGAAGTACGCCCTTAAAAACAATGGCAAATGGGAAGAAGGCCACCCAACAGAAACAATAACAAGAATGATAGACGAATTTCATAGAATGGAAATGAACTATCCTAACGCTCTAACAAGAGAAACAATAAAAGAACATTTAGAACACTTTAAGTATTGCATTCCTGGAGGTTCAATACTTTTTGGATTAGGAAATAAACACCAGATTTCATCTTTAGGAAATTGCTTTTTTATAGATAATGGAGCAGATTCTTATGGAGGAATTTTTAATATAGACGAATCTATGGTTCAGTTAATGAAACGTAGAGGAGGAGTTGGAATAACACTTGAAGGCTTAAGACCTTCACAAGCTAAAGTTAATAACGCTGCTCAAACATCGACAGGTTCAATATCATTTATGGATAGATATTCTCATTCTACTCGTGAAGTTGCACAAGATGGAAGACGTGGAGCACTTATGATTTCTATGCATATCGCTCATCCAGATAGTCCTAAATTTATTACAAAAAAGGATGATCTTACAAAAGTAACAGGAGCAAATGTGTCTGTGAAAATAACTGATGAATTTATGCATGCAGTTGAAGCAGATGCAGATTATATTTTAAGATGGCCTATAACTGATGACCAACCAGTATTCTTAGAACAAATGGTTTACAATAAATTATATAAAAGAGATGACGGTTCTTATATAATGAAAGTTAAGGCAAAGGAACTGTGGGATTTAATAATTAAACAAGCTCATAAAAATGCCGAGCCGGGTATTCTCTTTTGGGATAACATTATTAAAGAATCTCCAGCAGATTGTTATGCTGATGAAGGCTTTACAACTAAAGGAACGAATCCTTGTATTGTAGGAAATACTTTAATTGCAACTGCTGATGGAAGAAACGCGGTATCAATAAAACAATTAACTGATGAAAGACTAGATGTGCCAGTATATTCTACAAATCCAATAACTGGAAAAACTGAAATTAAATGGGCAAGAAATCCTCGTTTAACAAAGAAAAAAGCAGAAGTATGGAAATTAAAATTGGATGATGGTTCAGAACTTATTGCAACACCCGATCATAAAATTTTAACATCAAAATTAGATTATAAACAATTAAAAGATTTATCTTTAGGAGAATCTTTAATACCTTTCTATTCATTTGACGCTAATGGTTATAGACAAGTATCAAGAACTGGAGTCAAAATGTCAGGAGGAAATTTTAGAAATAGAAGACAATATCATCTAATTTATGAATTTTTTAATCAAGATGAACAAACTGATCATAAACTTTATTCTATACATCATTATGATTTTAATAATAAAAATGATCGTCCAGAAAATTTAGTAAAAATGTTACGTGATGAACATATAGAATTTCATGCAGCAAGAATGAGAGGAGATAAAAATCCTTATCATAAAATGTCAGATGAATTCAAACAATCATTTGCTTCTCATCCCGGTGAAAAAAATGGAAGATATATCCCGTATACAAATGACGATTTAATTGCAGCAGGAAAAACATTATTTAAAAAAGAAGGAAAGCTTACTAGAAATGGATGGAGAAAATATGCTAAAGAAAATGGCTATCCTCAAAAAATTGAAAACGAATTTAGATTTACTACATTTGATAATTTTAGAAATCAAGTTGCTAATAATCATAAAGTTGAATCGATTGAATTTTATGGATATGAAGATGTTTATAATATAACAGTTGATGATAATCATAATTATCACGTTATAACTAATTATGAAGATTCTTTATTTGTAACATCATCGGGTATATGTGTAAAAAATTGCGGAGAAGTACCTCTGTCACCATTTGATTCATGCAGGTTATTATCTATAAATCTTAATAATGTAGTATCCAATCCTTATAAATCAAATGCAAAAGTTGATTTTAATGTATTAGCAAAAGCGGCTCGAGTCTCACAGAGACTCATGGATGATCTCGTGTCATTGGAAGAAGAGAAGATATTGGCTATTATATCCAAAATAAATAGTGACCCAGAAGAACTCTATTTAAAACAAACAGAATTAAGAGTATGGACAACAGTTCTTGAAGTTTTAAGAAAAGGAAGAAGAACAGGCATTGGAGTTCTTGGCCTTGGTGATATGCTCGCTAAACTTGGAATTAAATATGGAACTAAAGAAGCTACAACACTTATTGATAAAGTATTTGAAACTATTGCAGTAAACTCATATAAAGAATCGGTTCAACTTGCCAAAGAAAGAGGTTGTTTTCCAATATGGAATGCAGATAAAGAAGCTCAAAACCCTTTCATTATTCGTGTAATCAGTAATCACTTTGATAATGCAGAGTATAAAGATTATATGAAATACGGTCGAAGAAATATAGCGACACTGTCTATTGCACCCACAGGCTCCCTTGCTATACTTGCAAGAACAACCTCTGGCATTGAACCTGTTTTTAAGATTTATTACAAGAGAAGAAGAAAAATAAATCCTAACGAATCAGGAGTCAAAGTAGATTATAAAGATGAAAACGGAGATTCATGGCAAGAATACAATGTATTTCATCCTGAATTTATTAAGTGGTATACAACTGCTACAGATAATACATTTACTCAAGACGGAGCTCTTAAATTTTTACAAAGTTTAACTGATGCAGAAGTAGAAAGTTTTGTTAAAGATTCACCTTGGTATGGTTCAGAATCTCATACAATAGATTATATTGAAAAAGTTACAATGCAAGGAGTAATTCAGAAATGGATTGACCATAGTATTTCAGTAACACATAATCTTCCAGAAAATATATCTTTGGAAGAAGTAAATAAAATTTATTTTCACGCATGGAAATCAGGATGTAAAGGGTGTACGATTTATAGAGAGGGTTCAAGACAAGGAGTATTGATAACCAAAAAAGAAGAAAACGATTTTTCAGAAGTTCATGCACCAAAACGTCCTAAAGAATTAAAAGCAGATTATTATGTTGTAACTGCAAGTGGAATTAAGTTTGCTGTAATTGTAGGTTTATATAAAGGAAAGCCTTATGAGATATTTGCATTTGAAAATCCACCAATGGATAAAAATACACACGGAAGAACTGTTAAAGTTAAAAAGGGCCATTACAAATTTATTAACGGTGAGTTTGAAATAGATAATCTTCAATTAGCAGAAGAACGAGTACAACAAAGAACTTTAACTTTAACAGCATCAATGTTATTAAGACAAAGAGCACCAATACAATATGTTATAAAAGTTATTCGAAAAATTGATGATAATATAACATCCTTTAGTTCTGCTACAACAAGAATACTTTCAAAATATATAATTGAAAAACTTGAAGAAAAATGTCCAGAATGTGGTGGCAATTTAGTTCGAGAAGAAGGATGTGTGCATTGCGATTCCTGCGAATATTCCAAGTGCTAAAATTAAAGCTCCAAGAAATTGGAGCTTTTGTTTTTTAGATAAATAGAATATATGAAAATAGTAAAAGAATACATAAACGAGAAATTTACTGAAGAAAGTGATCCTATTCATGATTTAGGAATAGGATTAAAATGGGCTTATATCAAACCGAGTGATATTATACATAATAAAACTGATGTATACATGATATATACACATGTTAAAGCAGATGAGGGCGATAAATATAGGTTAGAATTTGAAAAAACTCAACGTGATGTTAGATATACTCTTACAGCTAATGATTTTTATTATATAGTTATGACTGTTAAAAAATATAAAAATGGCAATATCTATATTGAAGCAGTTCCATTTGGAGACCCAGATGATTGTAAAAATGCTTGGGATACCTCTGCTTCTCGTTCTTATGATTACAATTTTTGGAAAAAACACTGGACATGGTGGGCTAAAAAGGCCAATATTTTAATTTGGAATAAACATTTTGAGGTCGTATGAGAGCACTATATATAAATGAAAAATTTGCAGAAGAATCTGATCCTGTTCATGATATGGGCATTGGCTCTAAAAAAATGATAATTGAGTGGTTAGATAAAATGGGAATACCTTCAAATAAATACACAATAAATAATGATTTGACTATAGATGTTGAAGAATGCCATGTTTTTTTATCACAAGGAAAACTTGGGCCTTATTCAGAATTACCTCCATACATTCAATTTGGAACAGTTATAGGAGCATTTAATATTCAATCAAATAAATTAACAACATTAAGAGGATGTCCAAAATATGTATTAGAATCGAATGATTATTGGGGAACTTTTTCTTGCGCAAACAATAGATTACGTTCTTTAAAATACGCGCCGCTAGAAGTTCAACATCATTTTATATGTTCTGGTAATCCTGGAAAATTTACAACAGAAGATGTTTTAGCAGTTTGCAAAACACCAATACATGGAATAACGATATGATAGTAAGAGAACATATAAACGAAAAATTTAAAGAAGAATCAGATCCTGTTCATGATTTGAATATAGGAGCAAAACGTGTTTATTATTATTTTTATGTAAGCCAACCAGTTATAAATCGTTTAATAGATTTTTCTAATCCTGATCATGTTGACTTACTTAAGTGGCTGCAGAAATATTATAAGCAGTTTCTTACTGAAGCAGAGGTAAAAAGAGGAAGAAGATTAATGGAAAAAGTAGGTCTTTATATAAAAGGTTCAGGAACTGGAATTATGTATGGTCCACGTATATCAAGAAGAAACGGCACTGATCTCTATATTCGTAGAGGAGAATTTCCAGATTATGAAACGGCAGGAATACATGGAGATTCAAGGTGGGTATCTGATCCAGGCGTAATAGATACCTCTAAAAAAGAACACTATGTACGTATAAATGAAGCTTTTACAGAAGACAGCGATCCTATTGCTGATATGGGTATAGGATATACTCAAGAGATTAAAGATAAATTAAAAAAATTCAGAGCGTATAGACATAATCAATTTTTTGTTAAATCGCTTTATATATCAAACAATAAATTTATTATAGCTATAATAGAATCATATTATAAATGGCATTTAAAAGCACGTATGAATGGAGCATTAAAAAATGTAGGATTAAGTTCTTATTTAATATTTCCTGGAAAAGAAAGAGATTATGGATATGATAATAAGACCATAGAATATGATATTAAACCAGAATATCAAGATTTATTTAAAAGTATTAAAAATGTAAATGAAAAATTTACAGAAGAAGGTGATCCAATTCATGATTTAGGAATTGGACTGCCAGTATCTATTAAAAATTCTATTAAAAAATTAATTAAAAGATGCTTAGATGATTGTACTAATAAAAAGATTTATGTATACGATTCTGACATTCGTAAAGAAAATCTTAGATTAATATCAGGGCCATCAAGTCTAAGACATTTACGTATATTTAATAGATTAAATACATCTAACGAAGAAAAGTTAATTTTAGATATAGGCTTATTTAGTAATATCTATAGAGATGTTAATGGCATTGAAATAAACAAAATAAAATATATAAAAGATTTATTAAAGGAATCAAATTTGGACGCCTTTTTAGAACCAAATTTTCAAATGGCGCCAGAAGTTAATAAGTACACAAATAAAAATTCTGAGTTTTCTGTATGGGATTTTGAATTTACAATAAAACCTGAATATGAAAAATATTTTGAAATTTGTAAATATAATTGTAGATAAATTATTAGAATCAGTAAATGAGAAATTTACTGAAGAATCAGATCCTGTTCATGATTTAGGAATAGGAATTTCTAATATAATTAAAAAGTCTAGAAAGATAATATATGATTTAATAAGTAACACACGGATTTATATATACACAGATTCAAATCGTCCTGATAAAGGAGTTAGACCAATATCTCCAAGTAATTGTTTACAGTATATGAGAGTATATGAAGATTTAGGAAAGCATATATTTCATTTTCAGTATTATTCAGATAGGTATTTTAACAAAGATAAAAATCCAGTAAATAAAATAGAATTATCAAAATACTTATTAAAAAAAGCAAATATTTTAGATTGTATGACTGAAGAAATAACTACACATCCTTCTGAACCATTTGAAGATGAATATGATTTTTTTGGTGTAAGTTTTGTTATAAAATCTGAATACGTAAAATATTTTAGTGATACTGAGTTTTAAGATATATAAATAAAGATAATTATAATGACAGAATTATTGATAAAAAATATAATGACCGAGATACTCTTTGGAAATCGAGTATGTGAATCTTTTGAGGATAGAGTCATTGTAAATTATCTTTATGAAGAATTATTATTAGATCGCTTACTTTACGGAGAACCAATCACAGTTCCCGAGCTACGTAAGTTACTTCATAATAAAATCGTTAACTTTGAATTCATAAAACTTGATGGTGAAGTTCGTCCTGCAAAGGGGACTACGATGATGAAATATATACCAGGAGAACAACATCCTAAAGGAATTCGTCCATCATCTCCTAAAGTTGCTACGTTTTATGATCTTGAAAAAAGAGATTGGAGAAGTGTATCTCAAAGAAGCAAAGAAATAGTTCTTCAAAAGGATGAAGATACTGGAAAACCTGTTATTATGGTTAAAGATAAGCCTGATGGCGGAGATGTTGCAGTTAAGCCAGAAGAACCAATAGAAGAACCTATAGAAGAACCAGAAGTAACTGTAGATGGAAAACCTATAGAAGAACCATTTGAAGAACCAGAAGAAAAAGAACCAGAAATATCAAAAGTTAAGCCTGTAGATAAAACAGATATTACTAAAAAATTCTATTTTATAAATCCTGTAACGGGTGCGTCAAAAATAATGGATATAACAGCAAAAGATACTATAAAAGAACTTAAAAAATTAGGAAAAGATTGGGAATTAACCACTCAGGAAGAATATGAAGATCGCGAAGAAGAAATAGAACAAAAATCAGAAGAAGAACCAGAAATATTATCTAAACCAAAAACACCGGAAAAAGAAACTAAACCGATCTTGCGAAATATAATAAATAAACCCGGTAAAGATTTAGAAAATGTGGAAGCTGAAGATATTCAATAATCATAAGTCCTTAATTTCTAAGGACTTTTAATATGTAAAAATATGAGAGAATTAAAATTCGATTTAAATGATATCGTCTTGTATCCTGCTGAAGAAAGCGAAATATCAAGTAGAAGTGAATGCGAAATAAAATATACTGAAAATAATAAACTACCTTTAATGGCAAGTCCTATGGATACTGTTGTATCTGAAGAAAATTATGGCAAATATATTGAACAAGGCATTATTCCATGTATTCCTCGTGGAAATTCTGATAAACATCTTATAGCTACATCTTCTTATTTTCAATCATTTGGATTATGTGAAATAGAAACACAACTAAAACATTATGAAAAAGAATGTAATAGACCAGATATTTGGGTTCCTTTAAATAATGATGCATTTTATAATTATCCTAATGTTCTTATAGATATTGCTAATGGCCATATGAGTAAGTTAATTCCTTTAGTTGGAAAAATAAAGAAAAACTGGCCTCACCTTATTTTAATGGTTGGTAATGTGGCAAATCCAGAAACCTTTGTTAATCTTGGAAATGCTGGAGCTGATTATGTGAGAATTTCAATAGGCACCGGCTGTTTTATTCCTGGACAAAATATTAAATTAAAAAAAGAAGAAAAAAATATTGAAAATATTGATATTGGTGATGAAGTATTAACACACTCAAATGAATATAAAAAAGTAATTAATAAATTTGAATATGAAACTAATGAAGAAATTTATGAAATTAATGATATAAAATGCACAAAAAATCACGAATTTTTTATAATAGAAAAGGAATATGAAAATATTGTTAATGATGAAAATTTATTAGAATATGCTAAATGGATATCTGCGAAAGATTTAGACATAAATAAACATTTACTTATTCAGTATTAGTATCAATATACATACATACATAATTTGTATGAATATATAAATTAAAAACTATGGAACAAAAAATTATACCTACTATAATTTATAAGAATGAAAAATTTATAATTTATAAAATTATAAATAAAAATAAACACATTTTAATATCTGAAAATGGTGTTGAAATACCAAGAAAAGATTTTTTTAACAACCAATTTATAGTTATATGTGATGAGTGCGGGAAAAAAATTATTTTACAAAATTTGCCCAATATAAATAAAAAATTCTATTGTAGACATTGTCGTAGATTAGGCGAAAAAAACCCTATGTATCATAAAATTGTATCTAATGAAACCCGAAAAAAACAAAGTGATTCCCAAACTGGAAAAATTGTTAAACCCGAAACTCGTATCAAGTTACATAATAGTCTATTAGGAAAAAATAAAGGAAAATATATTGGTGAAAAAAATCCAATGTATGCAAAAACTGTATATGATATTTGGGTTAAAAAATATGGAAAAGAAGAAGCAGATAAAAGAAAAGAATTAAAAAGAGAAAAAGTATCACAATCATTAAGCGGAAGTAATAACCCTATGTATGGAAAATCAGTTTATGATGTATGGATAGAAAAATTAGGAAAAGAAAAAGCAGATAAAAAATATAAAGAATACAAACAAACGTTATCTGATACATCATTTTGGCATAAATTTAATAAAATTAATAAACAAAATTGGTCTAAAATATCGCAACAGATATTTTGGAAAATTTATGAACAGATATGTGATAAATATGAAAGTATATATTTTGGAGAATTAAATCACGAATTTGCATGTGGAACTAATAAAAATTTTGATTTTGTAGTAAAAGATAATAAAAAAATTATAGAATTTAATGGTGATAAATTTCATGCAAATCCCGAATTATATAAAGCACATGATATACCTTTATCATTTTTAAAATTACATGCAAGCGAAATATGGGAAAATGAAAAAATTAAATTAGATAAAGCTCGAAAAAATGGATATGATATAAAAATAATATGGGAATCTGAATATTTAAAAAATAAAGAAACTATAATATTAGATTGTATAAATTTTATAAATCAATAAATAATGAACACATTTAAATTAGTAAAAATTAACGCTATTAAAAAATCATTATATGAAGGAAAAATATATGATTTAGAAGTAGAAGATAATCACTCATATAATATAAATGGAGTAATTGTACATAATAGTGGATGTACAACTGCTGCAAACGTAGCTATTAACTATCCTTTAGGATCTCTTATATCTGAATGTTATGAATTGAGAAAACAATATGGACTTACAACTAAAATCGTTGCAGACGGCGGAATGAGGAATTATTCAGATATAATTAAATCGCTCGCGCTCGGCGCAGACTACGTAATGATAGGTTCAATCTTTAATAAATCAATCGAATCCGCAGGGTTTAATTATCTGTGGGGAATACGAATAAATAATAAAATAGCAGAAACACTTTGGAGATACGGATTTCCTGTTAAAAAGAAATATAGAGGAATGAGTACCAAAGCAGTACAAAGAAGTTGGGGAAAAACAAAGTTAGTTACTGCTGAAGGAATAACAAAATATCAAAAAGTTGAATACACATTACAACAATGGACAGAAGATTTTACAGATTATTTTAAGTCAGCAATGAGTTATTGTAATGCAAAAACATTAGACGAATTTATAGGAAAAGCACATTATATACACATAACAGATGCAGCCCGACAAAGGTTTGAAAAATAATGATATTATATGGCACTTATATTATACGCAAACGGAATTATTGAAGAGTTTAAACCAAAAAATTTAGTGTTTACTGAAAAGGAAATAATAGATATATTCGCTGAATTTCCAGAAATTAAAACAGTTCGTTTACTTAAAATATTAAATGCATGGTGTGTATACGGTTATGCTTCTAAATTAACAGATGCATCAGATTTTAATAGAATTGCTTCAGATATTTTAAGAAACGGAATATATTCTCATATATTATTTCTTCATGATTCTGAATTAAATCCAGATTGGAATACAACAGATACAATATTGTATAAGAATTATACAGAATTCATATATGAAATAAAAACTCTTATAGAAGAAGCTGCATCAAATATCGTTTCTGAATTTCAATCATCAGAAAGTTATGAAAAAAAGGCGATGTTTATGCCTCAATTAATATCAATAGGATCAACTGATGATAAAAGAGTTTTATTTGGATTTAATCCTGAAGAACAGACTAAAGAATTTTATGAAAATGATGAATTTTATAAATTTTCTCAAAAAGTATATGAGTATTTATTACATAATAAACAAGAAAAATCTCCATTTACTATATATGCAGATAAAAATGCTATAATTATCGTTGAGGATAAACACGTAAAAACTCTTTTACATTCTATACTTAATAAATTTATAAGTAGAGAAGAATACGAGATGTGCCCAAATATTTTAAAAATGATAAAACAATGGCCCCCTAAACCTAAAAAAATCAGAAAAAAATCTTCTGCAGAAAATAACTCATGATAAATAAAGGAAACATAATTTTAAATCAAATAATATTTGACAATTCTTTGTTTTCATTGAAAGAAATTGTTCCAGAATATTCATATACTGATACATATCAATATCTTACACAAGATAAAAAGAATAATATTTTTTGGTCAGAATTAGATTTAAGCCTTAATATTATAGTCAATAATAAATTTAAGGATACAGATATATATTATGCAGATGGTAGAATTGGCATAAATCGTTATCCATTATTCAATTATAAGATTGATGTGGCTATTCCGAAAGATACGATTATAACGGCTCTTCATATAGGCGATGGTTCTTTTGGATTTTCATTTGGAAATGGCACATCTCAAGGATTTATTCCAGAGATAATAGGAATCGGAAGTGATGAAAATGATACAGGGTTATATTTTGTAGGTATAGCTGGTAATGATAAGTCATCCAACATTCCTCTTATTGTTTTAGATGGTAGAAATACTTATAATGATAAGTTAACTAATCGTCCAATACTTGGAATAACTTCTGCAAATTATAATGAATACTCTGTAGTAGTTGATACTTCACACAATTTAAACGTAAAAGGTAATATATCAGCAACAGATATAATGATTAATAACTTATCTCTTTTAGAAATTATAAGAGATTTACAAAAACAGATTAACGAATTAAAACTAAAATAACATGAAAATAAAAAAATTACAAAAACATAATGTTATTAAATCTTATTTTATTGTCACTGGTAATTATTGCAATTATTATACTTTTTCAATATTTAAAACATAATAATATTGAAAAACAGGTTATTCCTGAGTGTAAATTTTCAATAACTGATCCAAAATTTAATATACATGATACTGTAAAAATTGCTAAATATAGTGTATTAACAAAAAACAAAGATAGATATTTTCGTGATTTTCCATTAGGATTTAAATTTTATTCAGATCACAAATTTAGAACCAAAATTAAAATAACATATACTGTATCAGGAGATGATGAAGTTGAAATTATTTATGATAGAATAGTAGAATTTGAAGATAATGCAAAAGAACATATCTATTATATAAATGATGTAATTATAGGTTCAATAGATATAGAAATTTATACAGATACAGATTACGGAAACCCTACTATTCAATTTGAAATTCTTCAAAGTAGTATGTGTCATATGTCTAAAGAACATAAAATTGAAATCGTATTCCCTGAATAAATTGTTAATGTTTTGTTAAATAAGTCACCAAATATTTTTTTATATCAAGAATTTGTATTATATTTACAACAAATAAATTTATATGAATATTCAAAATCTTGAAACTCAGTATCTTAAAGCTAAAATAGCATATTACGAAGGAACTCCAATAATGACAGACTCGGCATTTGATGTCCTTGAAAAAGAACTTAAAGAAGCTGGATCTAAAGTCATTGAACAGGTAGGATCAAAACGTAAAGACTTTGATTTTCCGCATCCACATCCCATGCGTTCTCTTTCAAAAATTCAAACTGAAAGCAAAGATGGCGTAACCAATTATATGGAAAAGGAATTCTTTGATTGGTTTAATAAAAGAGAATCCAGAGTTAAAGCTGCAGGTGGAGAAAGTGCTTACATTCATTATTCTCCTAAATTTGATGGCAGCGCGATTAATATAATATATCGTGGTCCAAAACTTGAAGCAGTTCTTACTCGTGGAGATGGAAAAACAGGAAAAGATGTTACTGATAGATTTAGGAAATATCTTCCAGAACTTTTTTATGATGAAGAACTTTCAGAATACAACACTACACCTCTTACAGAAATTAGATGTGAGGCAGTAATAAGTAAAAAGATTTTTAATGAAAAATATGCTGCAGATTTCGCAAATGCTCGTAATTATGTTGCAGGAGTTATAGGAAAAGATGATTTTGATGTTCAAAAGGTAAGCGAAATAACTCTTGTTCCTCTTCATTTTTTAATTGATGGATATCATGAAGATATAACACATTTTACAAAACTTGTAAAAGAATATCCTATATTTTCAACTTCATATTCTGCTATAATACCTCCAAGAGAACAACTCTATATTACTGTAATGAAAAATAATGAAAGACTTCGTGAACAATTTGATTTAGGTCTTGACGGAGTTGTATTTTCATTTGATTATGCATATAGAGAACTTCTTGGAGAAAATGAACATGACCCGAATTGGGCAGTTGCGATAAAGTTCGTGCCAGAAGAAGCTGTTACAACTGTAATAGGTATTGAATGGAATTTAGGTAAAACCGGAGAATTATGTCCAGTTGTTTTAGTAAAACCTGTTCAGTTAGCCGGTACAACTGTTAAAAGAGCATCGGGCTATAATGCAGGATATATTATCAAAAATCATATACAACCCGGAACTATAGTTAGTTTATGTAAACGAGGTGATATCATACCCGCTATTCAAGAAGTTATTTTTTCGCCTGAATAGTTTGGACATTAGTTATAAAATTTCTTTGAATATATAAAATAAAAACATGTTTGAAGAACTTAAAAAAATTTACGATTACGGAAAACCCAGTAAATTAATTTGTAAAAAATATAAAAAGGAATATCTTTATCTTTTATCTAATACTAAATTTTTAGATGATCAAATAATTGATAATTATAAAATAAAAATAGTACAGAGACTTTATCATCTTATTAATAATATTAAAGATATACCTAAATGTAAATATTGCGGGCATTTAGTAGAATTTAACAGTTATAGAGAATATAGAATATATTGTTCTAATAAATGCAAAATTTTTGACGCTAATTATGCTAAAAGAATAGAAAAGGCAAAAATTACTAAATTATTTAAATATGGTAATGAAAAATATAATAATAATGAAAAAGCAAAACAAACATGTTTAGAAAAATATGGAACAGAATACACTTTTCAAAATAAACAAATAAAGGAAAAAACAAAACAAACAAAATTAAAATTATATGGTGATGAATATTTTTCTAATTGGGAAAAAGGAAAAAAAACATGTAAAGAAAGATATGATGTAAATAGTAATTTATGGATTAAAGAAATAAGAGATAAAATTAAAATAAATAGTATTGAGAAATGTGGATACGATCATCATACTAAATCTCCAGAGTATGTACAAGGATTTAATAATAAAATATATAATTTTTCTTCTAAACAAGTATCTATTCAAGGATATGAAGATTGGGCGATAGATTTATTACTATTAAAATACAATGAAGATGATATAATAGTTGGCAAACATCAAATATTTACTCATCTTGGAAAAATAGAATATGAACATGACAATAAAATACACAGTTATTATCCAGATATTTTTATTAAATCTAAAAATTTAATAATAGAAGTTAAATCTTGGTGGACATTTAAGAAAAAAAATGAAATAATTTTAGTAAAACGCAAAATATGTTTAGACAAAGGGTTCAATTTTAATTTTTGGATTTTTGATTCAAACAAAAATCTTACTATATTGTAAATAATCTATTAAATATTTTTCTATTTCATAAAAAATGATTATATTTGTATATAAAAAATAAATAATTATGATAAATAAAGAATTACAAAAATACATGCCAATATATTGTCCTGCATGTGGAGAGCCTCTTACTTTTGATGATATTCATTTAATGTGTAATAATCCCGATTGTGGAGGAGTAATAGCTCGTAAACTTGGAGCTGCAGTTAATATGCTTGATCTTAAAAATATAGGTGGAAAAACTATAGAACCTTTTGCAGAAGATTTCAATAACATGTATGAATTAGTTCGTAATATGTTACAGTTAATAAGAACTAGGTGTTCATTTTCAATGGAAAAATATGGAATTAAAGATAATTCTCGTTCTTTTGAAATTTTTGTTGAAGCATTTGAAAATATAAAATCTCTTACATATGCTCAGGTAATACTTATGATGGGATATGATGGTGTTGGAAGAAAACTTTCTGAACAAGTTGCAAGAGAATATTGTGGTTTAGTTCCAGATTATACAAGTATGGAGAGAGCACTTGTTTCTATGCTTCAAGAACCGTCTAAGGTATCCTATATAAAGAAAGCAGTAAGTGAACTCGAAGCATTGGGTGTTATCATCGATAAACCAAAAGATGGTGATGATCCTAATGGAACGATAAAAGTTTGTATGACAGGAAGTCCTTCGCCAATTTCAAAAACAAAAGAAGAATTTATTTTACAATTTTCAAATGTTATAGAAGTATCACTAACAGATAAAAACTGCAATTATCTTATAACTGATTCTCTTTCATCAACAAGTAGTAAAATGAAAAATGCAAAAAAGAAAAATATTGATATTATCACTTACGAAGATTTTAAAAATAAATTTATTTCTGAATAATCTTTATCTATAATCATAATATAGTTAAAGCCGTTGGAAATAGCAGCTGCTTTCTTTACGTTACATTTATCTTTAAATTTATTATAAAAATATGATGATTTTATTTCAATAATAAGATTTAAAGATGGAATAAAGAAGTCTGGGAAATAATAATGTTCTTTTTCTTCAAAATTATATTTAATTGATATAGAATTTATGATATCTGGAAATAATGACGAAAAATTTTCTAAAAAATCAAATTCGTAAGTGCCTCTATAAAAAATATTGTTATACTTATATGTTTTAGCATTAAACCCCGCTTGCTGTTGTTTTTCATAAATTTCTTTATTATACATATTATGTTCTACGCCATATTTTTTTAACCATGTTTCTTTTATTTTGTTATAATTACGATAATTTTCATCACCATAACGTTCTTTGATAGTTTGTTTTATTTTTTGTTTTATATCTTTACGCTGATAAGGATTTTTTACTCCATATAATTTTTCATTTCCTAAACACGTTTGTATATATCTACCTTTATCTACACACTCTTTACAACAATAAGTTTTATATCCATTATCTCTTGATAATCCTATAAATTCAGTTTTATCACCACAGATTTTACAAACACTTTCATTTTCTTCTTTTAGCCATTTATCATAATAATTTTGTAACTTGTGATATTTATTTATATGCATAGATAAACCAATTTTTCCAGCGCATATTTTTTCGCATTCTTCACATATGAAAAACCCATCTTCTGTTTTTTTAAATTCTTTCATGATTTTTTACCTTTTATTTTAATTGAATAAATATTTAAAGATGGGACAGTGGTTATTTACCTTTCCATTGCTTGTTTCAGCAAGCTAACCATCTTTTATTATATATTCGTTAAATAGTTGTTATATTTGTCTTATACTAAATATTAAAAAATGGATAATTTACTTGCATTACAAAATTTAGTCCTTGCTCCTTATATAATGAAAGCAATGGCATTAATAGGTGTAAGTCGTAAAGTTGGTGGAAATCAATTTAGACATCAATTTGCCACACTTGGAATTTTATTGGATTATAAATATTTTAATGACTCAGTTCTTCTTAAAGCATCTGTATTACATGATCTTGTAGAAGATTATAATGATAATAATATTAATGAAATTCGTTTCATAGATGGTGATGGTGATAAAGTGGCAACTTTAGTTTTAGAAGTTACAAAAACTAAAGATGAAACAAAAGAAGAATATCTTCAAAGATTGTTAGAAAAAGGTTCAAAGAATGCAAAAATTCTTAAGTGTGCAGATAGAATAAGTAACCTTACTGATTTACATTTAGATACACATACTGCTGGTAAAATATTAGAGTATCTTGAACAAACAGAGAAATATGTTTTGCCAATGGCAAGAGAAGTAAATACAAATTTTGAAAAAGAACTTTCAGATTTAATTATAAAACGAAAAAACTTATGCGTATAAATATAATATAAAGATTAGATGTTTATGTTATCCAAATTAAGATACGATCCTGTAACTAAGAAAAAGTTAAAGCCTATCATTAAATTCAATGGTGGGCGTGGTGCTATCTTATGTCATAAGTGTAGAGTGATTGTAAAGGAAAATCTTACATGGGACGAAATAAGAGGAAAGACAAAGGTATTATTTTGTAACAATTGCGCTATGGAAATGTTAAAAGAATTATTTAGTACTCACAAATAAACATAAAATGTCAACATACGGAAGCACTGCAGATCAACAGCTTGGAATTTATAATCAGCCATTAGTTGCTAAAAGAGCTATTGAACTTTTAAGAAAAAGAGGTTATATAGTTCATAGCGAAGAAGCAACTTTGCAAGAAGATATGAATGATAAAATAGATTATTATTTTATATTTGATGAATTAACACCGTTTTTAGGCAAATTAATACTTCCTGTAGATGTAAAATATGGAAGTACATATACTGTAATAGATAATAATAAAAACGATTCTTTAGAACAAAGTAAAGCAAAGTATTTAATAATAAATAATTCTAAAAATCCAGAAGAGTTATGGTGGATAAGTGTAAAAATGTTGAAAAAATGTAGAGAAAAATATGAGTTTGAATTAGAGGATTCATATAAACCTAATAATAAAAGTAAATTTTTAAGAATACTTGATTACGTGAAAGAACATTCAGATTTCTTTGGAGATTCTGTAAAAATGTATATTATAGAATAAAAATTAAGAAATTGTTAAAATAATCCGATAAATATTTTTATTTGTCGGATTTTTGTTTTATATTTACATTGTAATTAAAAATAAGATTATGTATAAAGATAAAAAATTAAATCGAAACATGCCGGACCTTACTAGAACAGTAACGGCATCGAAAAGTGTAGGAGCTCAGCTTGAAACACTTATTAAAAACATTACTAAGTATAATCTTATTCAGTTAAAAGCTGAAGTGACTCGAATTCTTGATGACCCTGCTACTCATGTAAGTCCTATGGCAGCAAATAGATATAAGGATGATATGGCAAGAATTTACAATCTTAATATGATGCAGAAATTCGTAACAAACACGTATTTGGCAGCTGCAAAGATGTCATTGAGACTTAAATAAAGAAAAAAATTAAGAAATTGTTAAAATATATCCGAAATAATTTTTTTGTTTCGGATATTTTGTTTATATTTACATTACAGAATAAGTTAAAAACATAAACAATGGAAACCTTAATTCATCCTTTTTTATTTAATTCACATGATATAAATGGATTACTAGTAAATGTAAAAAAGCTTTCAACTTTTTGTACTCGTCTTGAACAACAATCATTATTATTTCCTAATAGATATGAGCCTGAAAAATATAAAGGAGATGGATTTGAATTATTTGTAGAAGCATTAATTAAATTATCTCCTGCAGATAATCGCATAGCTATAGGAAAATATATTCCCATTACAAGTGATGATACTGGAGTAGATGGAAAAGGTATAGGAATAGACGGAAAACCCGCTACAGTACAAGTTAAATATCGTTCAAATAATAGAGTGTTATTAACAGCTAACCAAGATCATTTAAGTAATTTTACTTCAGCATCTGTATTAAGATATGATGTAGATCCTAAAAGTAAAAATAATATGCTTATTATTACGACAGCAGAAGGCTTACATTATTTTACAGAAGATGAAATGTTTACAAAAAAAGTAAGATGTTTAGGATATGAAAATCTTAGAGAATTAGTTGATAATAATATTCTTTTTTGGAATTCATTTAGAGATTTAGTTAAAAAAAGTTTAAATACCATAAAAATATGAAACTTAGACAACATCAAATAGAAGCACTTAATGCTATTGAAAATAGTAATGAAGGCATTATTCATCTTCCAACAGGATCAGGAAAAACATATATAGAATCATATGCTATTTCTAATAATATTGATGCTGGATTTAAACATCAAGAAATTCCAGTTTTTGTTATTTTGGCACCAAGAATTATTTTATGTAATCAACTTTATAATGTTATAAAAGAAACATTATTATTACAAAAAAAGGATTGCCATTATCTTATAGTACATTCAGGAAAAACAGTTGATGATACAAAAAGAATGTGGACAGTTGATTTGCCATTTAGACAATTAACATCAACGACTTCATATATAAAAATAGCTGAAGAATATGAAAAAGCAAGACTTGAAAACGTTCCTTTGATTATTTTTGGTACTTATGATTCTTCAGAAAGAATTATGGATGCACAAATTCCAGTTTATATGACTTTATGTGATGAAGCACAATACTTAGTTTCAAAGGAATTTAGTTGGATATGTTTAGAAAATGAAGTAAACGCAGTGAAACAATTCAACTCATTACGTAAATATTATTTCACTGCAACATTGAAAGAAACTTTTTCAGATAAAGGATTAGGAATGAATAACAGCGATCTATTTGGTCCTATCATTTATGAAAAAACTCCATTAGAAATGATTATCGCTGGTGAAATATTACGTCCGAGATTACAATTTACAGACCTTGAAAACAAAAATGATGAAGACGTATACGATAAGATAGATATAGATGTGAATGCTATTAAAGATGCTTTCATTAAACATAAAATGAATTGTAATAATGGAGCAAAATTACTTGTTGTTACTGGCGGTTCAGAAGATCTGAATAAGTACGTGACACATCCGAAGATGCAGAAATTTTTAGCATTAAGAGACAATTTAAAAATATTTGATATATCTTCAGCATTTAGCCCACGTATTAATGGAGAAGTTGTTAGACGTGAAAAATTTCTTGAAGAATTACAAGGTATGGATGATAAAGATGACGCAATCATTTTTCACATAAATATATTATCTGAAGGCATAGATGTTCCAGGTATAACAGGAATTATGCCAATGAACACTATGACAACGGGTAAATTTTTACAAACATTAGGAAGAGCAAGTAGATTACAAAAAGATGACAGGAAAAACTTGTATTCAGGAGTTATAAAATATGATGATCTTGAAGACTTTAAGAAACCATATGCTTGGATAATAGTTCCTTGTTATGGCATAATAGGAGAAGATTTAACTGAAAAAATTCAATCAATTATAGAAGCTTTGCGAGAAACTGGATTTGATGCCAGTGAAGATGTTGAAATAACATACAATAATGGGCATACAGTTAAAATACCATTGGCAGGAACAAATGTTGCTGATATTAAAGTAAAAGCATTATTTGACGTTTTTGTTAGTATACAGCATAATATAGAAGAAAAAGAAATTGCAGATAAAATAGCGATAGAAGACTTTAGATTAGAGGAAAAAATAAAAAATATGAGTGATGAAGAAGTTATTAAATTTTCTTAAATTTTTTTGGTTACCCATTATATATGTAATTTGGACTATAATTTGGTTAATTTTATTTACATAAACATGGAAAGAAAAGAAGTTATATTAAGAATTAAAGAAATTCTAAAAAGAAGTACAGATACTCATAATGTGTATACTCCTTTTGAACTTTGTGAAGAAATGATAAATAAACTTCCAGAATTAAATAGTGATATGAATATTATGGTTATGTTCAATTTAGAATTTATATGGACAATTAAAGAAAAAATAAGAGATTTAAAAAATGTTTGGTTTATGACACCGTGTGAATTAAAGAAAAAAGCAGCAATTGGAATGGGTATAGATCAAAACAAAGTAGTTATATATTCATATAATACTAAACAAATAGAAGGAGAAGAAAAGATGCCAAAATTTGATGTTGTAATTTTAAACCCTCCATACAAAGGAAAACTTTATATAGATTTTTTAAATATTGCATATAATATATCAAAAAAATATGTTATTGCTGTGCATCCCGCTACAATATACTTAAATCAACGAGCAGTAAATAAAAGAACAAATGAATTGTTTTATTATAGCATATTTAGTAAAATAATTAAAATAGACTTATTTAATTCTATTAAATATTTTAAAGATATAAATTTACAGGCTCCTATGTCAATATCCTTTTTTGATAAAGAAAAAAATAATACTGAAGTAATATTATATAACGACATTTTTAAAACTACTCATAAAATTAATGATATAAAAGATGTGCACATGCATGATGTAACATCAGATTTTATATCATTACGAAATAAAATTTTGTTATATTGTAAAACTAATAATTTAAGCCAACATATAAGAGAAAACGGGAAATATTATGTTAATATTCCTAGATTTCGTGGAAATACTTCTAAAACTACAAATAAATGGGTTGCTGATGATTTTTATACTTTTTTCGATCAAAATACAATAGTAACAAGAAAAAAAGAAAAAGTATATTTTGGATTTAAAACAAAAAAAGAAGCAGAAAATCTTTTGAATTATATGAAAACTAATTTTGCAAGATTTTCATTATCAATATATAAGATAGCAATGTCTCAAGAAGGAAGTGAATTGTCTTCTATTCCTTGGTTAGATTTTTCTCAAGAATGGACAGATGAAAAACTATATAACAGCTTTGAGCTAAAAAAAGAAGAAATAGAATTTATAGAAAAAAATATACCTAAATATTATTAAAAATTTTAATATGGAAAACTCAGTTACTATTAAAGAAGAAAAACATTATTATGTATATGATGTTAATAACGGAAATACAGTTTATTATATAAAAATAAAAAATGGTATACTATACATATATGATAAAGATAATCACAATGAATTGTTTTATGTTGACGTAAATGATGTAAAATAATAATGACAGATCTTGAATTAAAACGAAAACAAAGAAAAAAATCAACAGCAGAAGAATTTACGTGTCCTGAACTTATAAACGAAATGCTTGATAAAATCCCACAGGAAATTTGGGATAATCCGTTGAAAACTTTTATAGATCCAGCAGGTGGCAACGGAAATTTTTTAGTGCAGATTTTATCTCGAAAATTAGAAAAAGGTCATGATTCTTTACAAGCCTTATCTACTATTTTTGCAGTTGAATTGCAAGAAGATAATGTGAAGGAAATGAGGCAACGTCTTCTAGAGCTCCTCCCGTCTCTTTCAGATGAGGATATTATTACTGCTAAAGATATATTAAATCATAATATTGTGTGTCATGATGCACTCACATGGGATTATGAAAATTGGAAATCTACAAAATGTAAAGCTAAAGCTCTTTTCTAATAAAAGGAAAAGCCCTATTCGGGCTTTTCAATAAATGTGAATTTAATCTGTGCAAGATCTTCATAATCTTCACCGATGTCCTTCATATCATCATCGCCTTCTTCATACGTCCATGTAATATCAATCTTAAATCCTTGTTCTTCTAAAGGTTTGACAGTATAAAGTAGCTGCATTAATAACTTACTAGTTTTTGTATTAAAGTATTCGAAATCAAAACTGATTTTCATATCCATTGGTTTCTTTTCAATACAATCCTTTAAGTAAGGTAAAAAATCAGAAAAATAATCTTCAACTTCAGGAGAAATTGATCTTCCTTTAATTGATATAGTTCCATCCATTTCTTCATATACAATTTGTGGAAGGGTGTTTTCTTCATTGCCAGGTAGTATCATAGCTCTTTTATTTTATATATTTTAAAAAATAATTTGAAAATAATCCGTAAAAGATTTTTTTCTGTCAAAAATTATGATTAAATTTACATTACAGATTAACTTAAAATTATTGATATGAAAAAATTAAATTTATTTGTCATCAGTTTATTAACAATAGTTTTTATTTTGTTAATTAGCTGTACGAAAATAGAAATTGTATATGTTAAACCAATTGATTCGTCAATAGTTGATATTGATGGTAATAACTATACTAAAAAAACAATAGGCTATCAAATATGGATGGTAGAAAATTTGAAAACAACAACTTTCAATGATGGAACGCCTATTCCTTTTGTCAACAATGCGGAAATCTGGAGTACTTCTATTACTCCTGCATATACTGAATGTAATGGAAACATTATCAATTCAGAAACATATGGAAAATTATATAATTGGCATGCAGTTAATACTGGAAAATTATGTCCGACAGGTTGGCATGTTCCTTCATATAATGAATGGATGCAATTAGCAGATTATTTGGGTGGTGACAGTATTGCAGGCGGTAAGTTAAAAGAGGCGGGATTTGAGCATTGGGAAGAACCAAACGTTGGAGCAACTAATGAAAGTGGGTTTACTGCGCTTCCTGGAGGTTTTATAGATTATACAGGAGAATTTCTTAATTTTGAACGTATTGGTTTTTGGTGGACATCAACGGAATATGTAACACAAAATGGATTTGCACCAGTAGAAAATAAAGGATGGAATATCATATTGCATAAATATTTTAAAAATTTATATGGATCCTTTGAAACAGATTATCCATATCCTAAAGAAGCAGGTATGTCAGTTCGTTGTGTAAAAGATTATTAAAATAATTTGAAAATAATCTGTAAATAATTTTTTTCTGTCAAATTAAAGTATTATATTTACACTATAGAAGTTAAAACATTAATACATAAAGTCATGGCACACATTGAAAATCCCTTAACATCGATTGGTTACAAAGCAACAAGTATTGACGAATTAAAAATTCGTGTTCCCGCAGCTTTTTCTACTCATGAAAGTCCTAAACTTTCAACTCGATATTCATTTGTTCCAACAGATGAACTTATTGCCGCTTTTGAAAAAACTGGTTGGCTTCCTGCATTTGCCAAACAGAATGGTGTAAGCCCATATGCCCGTCATATGATACGTTTCTTCAACCCCGATCTTGGCTTTGATTTTATGAATCTTAAAGGAGATAACGTTAAACCACAGTTTATCCTTGACAACTCTCATAATGGAGGATCTCCTGCAATGGGGCATATGGGTATTTTCCGTTTAGTTTGCACCAATGGACTTATAGTGGCGATGCCTGGAATGTTCACCTCAGTTAAACTTCGTCACGTTGGAATAGACGTTGAAGAACTTAAACAACTTATGTCTGTGGTAGCAGAACAGTATTCTATAATAGGTAAGCATATAAGTGATATGCAACAAGTAGTTCTTAATAACGATCAGAGAGAAGAATTCGTTATAAAGGCTATAGCTAATCGTGAACCTCATGTTTTTATACAGCCTGATGGAACTGTAGATTTTAAGAAAGTTACTGCAATAATGAATCCAACACAGATAGTTGAGCCTTTAAGAGGAGAAGATAAAAAAGAAGATCTTTGGACAGTATTTAATATAGTTCAGGAAAGATTGGTTAAAGGTGAATTCGAAAGACATACTGTAAATGGTCGTAGAACAAGACCTCGTGGAATAACAAATGCCACTCGTAATATAGAATTTAATAAGACTCTTTGGACAATAGCTGAAAGTTATTTTTCTTCAATTTAACAAAATTCTTTGGAATATAGCAGAATATCTTAGTTTTCTATAATATATATAATAAACTATTTATGGAAAACTTTAAATGTAAAGAATGTAATAAAATTTTATATTCATGGAGATCTTTTAGTCATCATATTAGAAAATGCCATAATGGAAAACATTATTATGATAAGTATATAAAAAATAATAGTGATGGTATATGTAAAATTTGTGGAAAAGAAACAGTATTTATATCTATTCAAAAAGGTTATCAATTAACATGTAAAAACAAAAGATGTTTAAAAATATTAAAAGAAAAAACAAAAAAGGAAACGAATTTAAAAATTTATGGAGTAGAAAACGTATTTCAGAATGATTTAATAAAAAATAAATGCAAAGAAACAAAAAACAAAAAATACGGCGATGAAAATTATAGTAATAGAGAAAAATCAAAACAAACTTGTATAAAAAAATTTGGAGTTGATACCCCATTTAAATCAAAAGAAATAAGAAATAAAACAGAAGAAACAAATAAAAAAAGATATGGCAAAAATCATCCTTGGAAAAATAAAGAAGTTAGAGAAAAAGGAGAAAATACATCGTTAATACGTTATGGTAATAAACATCATATACAGTCTAAAAGTGTTAAAGAAAAATCAAGACAAACTTGTTTAAAACATTATGGAACAGATACACCCTTTAAATCAAAAGATGTAAGAAATAAAATAAAACAAACATGTTTAGAAAGATACGGAGTAGAAAATGTATTTCAAAGTGATGAAATACGCTTAAAATGGTTCAAATCAGGATTACAAATTAACCAATATAAAGATACTAGTTTAAATTATCAAGGTACATATGAATTAGATTTTTTAGAAAATTATTATGAAAAAGTTAATATATTAAATGGGCCAAAAATAAATTATGTATATGAAAATAATAATCACGTTTATTTTCCCGATTTTTTTATTTCCGATTTAAACTTAATAATAGAAATAAAAAGCAACTATTTTTTTAAAAAAGATGAAAAAATTAAAGAGAAAGAATACGCAGTAAAAAAAGAAGGATATAACTATATTTTAATTTTAGATAAACAGTATGCACAATTTAATAAACTTCTAAATATATGAAAACAAAACTTTTAATAATTTATGAAAAATAATTAATTAATTTCTAACTTAAAATTTAAAAAAATGACACAGTTTATAACTATTTTAATAATTCTTTTTATATTCATAGGTATAGGAATTCTTAATAGACTTCATAAAAATTGGTTTCCTAAATCAGAAGAATTTAGAATAAGAGAAAAAATCAAAGGTGAAATTATATTTTATCGTTCAGAAGTTTATCGTAAATATTTTGGATGGACTCCTTTTTTCGCAAGTTCTTATAATGGAAATATTTATAGAGATGATAGTTGGAGTTCATATAAAGATGGGTGTGAAAGAAATATCGAAACTTATAAGAAACTTAAACCTATAAAATAATGGAAACTATTGACACTTTTTTAATGGCAATGATGATAACAGCAATAGGATTATGTGTGGGATTTATAATTTTATTAGTTAAACATAAAAAAGAACATAAACATGAAAGAACGAATTAAAAATAGAATTATATAATAATTATTGAAACAAAGTAATATGTCATTAACAAGAACTCTTTATCTAATAGTCGTAATAGCTTTAATAATTATGACTATACTTTTCTTTAAAAACGATATGAATTTTATAGGTTGGGCAACAGGATTTAGTGCCTTTGTAGGAATACTCAATTATTTTAGTATAATTGAAAATGGTAAAGAATCTATTACTCAAACTAAACCAAGAAAAAGAAGAAGAATAGTTTATTATGAACAAAAAGAACCAGATTTAAGTAAAATAAGCAAACATTTAAAAAAATAAAGCTATGTGGATAACTAAAGAAAATTGTGCTAGCATTAATTTAAATCAAGTAGATTATTTTAACAAAACATTATATGAAGGAGTTAAAGGTACTCAAGTATTTCAGTATGGAATAGATTTTACATTTAATCATGGAAATATATGCTATTGGTTTGATACAGAAGAAGAACGAGATGAATACTATGATTGGTTATCAATAATAGCAGGCATGAATCGTTTCATAAAACTTTAATTATAAACCTTATATAATATACAAAAAACATATGGCGATAGAACAGAAGAACTCTAAATATAACAAAAACTTTTGGCACTCATAGATATATAAATTAAAAATATATTTATGAAAAAATTTAAACAAGAAAATGATTTTTATATTTGTGAAGAATGCCAAAAAATATGTAAAAATTTAATGTCTTTAAGTAAACATATTCAACGAAAGCACGATAACACTAAAATATATTTTGATAAATGGTTAAAAGAAGATAACGAAGAATTATGTAAAATATGTAATAAACAAACTAAGTTTAAAAGTTTAGCTTATGGATATATTAAAGGTTGTTGTAATAATCATAGTATAAAAATTGCAAATGAAACTCGAAAAGAAACATTATTACACACTTATGGAGTAGAAAACAATTTTCAAAGAGAAGATTGTAAAAATAAAATGAAAGAAACGTGGAAAGAAAATTATGGAGTAGATAATCCAAATAAATCAAAAATAGTTAGAGATAAACTTGAAAATACTAATATAAAAAAATATGGAACTGCATGTACATTAGCTAATAAAGATGTTAAATTAAAAGCAGAAAAAACATGTAAAAAAAATTATGGAACAAAAAATCCATATTCTAGCAAAATTATTCAAAATAATTTAAAACAACATTATTTAAAAAAATATGGAGTCGAAAATCCTTTACAAGATAAAGGAATATATGATAAAGCATTTAAAACTAGGATGCTATTACATCAATATAAAGATAGTAATTTAACGTATCAAGCGTCATATGAATTTGACTTTTTAGAAAATTTTTATACTTTATTTAATGATATGCAAAATGGGCCGTCTATAAAATATAACCTTGATGGAAAAAATAGAGTATATCATTCTGATTTTTATCTACCATCTGAAAATTTAGTAATAGAAATAAAAGGATCTTATACCTTAAAAATGAATGAAAATGAAATTTTTGAAAAAGAAAAAGCAACAAAAAAATTAGGATATAATTATATTCTTATCTTAAATAAAAACTATAAAGAATTTATAGAAAATTATGTTAAAAAATAATACAGGAAATTCAAAAGAAATAATAGCGTTAGATAATTTTACCGCTATACGATTAAGGCCTACTCTTTATGTTGGGCAAATATCTGAAATAGAAGATAGTAAATATCCGCTTGTTATTAATAATAAATTAATTTCATTAGAAAAAAAATATTCACCTGGATTTTATCAATTATTTTATGAAATTTTAGAAAATTCTTTAGATGAAGCTAAACGATGTAAGGGTAAAATGAAAAATGTTACAGTTAAAGTTAATCTTGATAATAATGAAATAATTGTGATAGATGAAGGTTTAGGATTTCATGATGCAGCTAAAAAACATAGTAAAACAAAGAAAAATGTAGTAAGAACTGCTCTTGAAGAACTTCACGCAGGTTCTAATTTTACTGATACATCAACTAATATACTTGGAACTTTTGGTTTAGGTGCTGCCGTAACTAATATTTTATCTGAGAAATTCGCAGTAACTACTGTTAATAAAACTCATTATGTAAAATTTACATGGGATGATTTCGTAGTAGTAAATGAAGAAATAAGAAAAAAAGAATCTTCAGATAAACTTGGAACTAAAATAACCTTTATTCCATCAAAGAAAATATTTCTAGATCTTAAATGGGATATAGATTTAATAACAACTTATCTTTCATTCAAATACTTCTTAATAAAGAACGATCCTATTATTAATAAATTAGATTTCAAAGGATATTTTATAAAAGAAGGAAAACAATTTGATATAGATATAACGACAGATTTTATTCCTAAAGATCATATAACTGTAACTAACAATATGGGGACAATATATCTTTGGGAAGCATATGAAAATTCTTGTTCTTTATCATTTGTTAATGGATCTAACTGTACAGGAATACATCAGAAAGTAGTTAATGATTGGGGTAATGAATATTTTAAGTATAATTTAGCTCACCATTTCTATGAAACTCTTATATCTCTTAATCTTCCGTCGCAATTAATGAGATTTGCAGACCAAAATAAAACAAAATTTGCAACAGGTCGTGGAGAAATAGAAGAATTGATGAAAGAATCTTTTCATAGTAAGTTAATAAGATTCTTGAGTAAATCTGATATAGCAAGAAGCATCGAAAAATCTATAGAAGATAGACTCCATAATGAAAATTTAGTTAAGATTAGAAAGGCTCAGAAGCAATCGAAAAGAAAGATATCTGATAAATTTAGTCCTGCTTCAAAATACAAGGGATGCATATATATTACTGAAGGACTTTCAGCAGCAGGTTCAGTAAAACAAGCAAGAGATTCTGAAACTGACGCAGTATATGCTCTTAAAGGAAAGGTTAAAAATGCAAGAAAATTATCAGATTTAACAGGAAATGCTGAATGGTTAGATATAATGAGCATTCTTGAAATAGAACCCGGCAAAGATAAATTACCAGTTTATGACAAAATAATAATTGCTACAGATGAAGATTGTCTTGATGAAGACCATTTAATTATTACAAAAGATGGATTTAAAAAAATTAAAGATTTAACCTATAATGATGAAATTTTAACACACACCAATGAATATAAAACTATCGAAAAAATAATAAAAACAAAAAAAGAAAAATATATTGAAATAGAAATTAATAATGAAAAATTAATTTGTTCAGAAAATCATATTTTAATAGTATGTAGAAATGAAAAATTACAAGAAATTTTTGCTAAAGATTTGAAAAAAACTGATTTTTTACTTCTTAAAAAAGAATAAACATGAAAACCGTCATGAATATATAAAATAAAGATGGAAAGCATATGGAAAAGATTAGATGTTTAATTTGCGGAAAAGAGGTTACTAATAATGGAACTTATATAGGATCCCATGTAAAACGCGTGCACGACTTATTACTTAATGAGTATGTTAAAAAATATTATAAAAATTTAACTCCAAATTTTAAATTAGAAATATGCGGATTTTGCAATAAATATGCTATTCCAACGTTTGAAATTGATCATAAAAATAAATTGTATAAAGTAAGTTATAACGATGGATATTTTTGTCATACATTACAATGTAAAGAAAATATTAGTCAAAAAATATTTAATGAACCGTATGATAAAAAAAGATTTGAACATATTGGCGCAAATTCTCTATACTTAAGTTTATTACATAAAAAAAATATTACTGATGTTAAACATGATAAAAGTAAAGGATTTAGGGAGCTTACATGGAGAGCTAATTTAGAAAATTATGTTAAAAAATATGGTAAAGAAGAAGGTATTAAAAAATATGAAAAACGAAATGCTAAAATATCTAAAGCTAATACATTATCATGGTATATTGAAAAATATGGAGAAATTGAAGGCCTAGAAAAATATGATATTTTTAGAAAAAAGAAACATTCCGCGTTTGGGCCTAATAAATCTATTAAATCTAAAATAGTTGGTGATATTCTTAATAAATGTAATATTTATTATGTAGAAGAATATAAATATGAAAATGAAATTGGAAAAAATGGAGCAATAGATTTTTATATACCGGATTTAAATATCATAATAGAATTTTATGGCGATTATTGGCACTGTAATTCTAAATATTATCCAAAAGATTATTTTCATAAAATAATGAAAAGATTTGCATATGAAATTTGGGAAAAAGATAAAAATAGAATTAATTATTTATTTAATCATGAATTCAAAAAAAATATTGCAATATTAATTATATGGGAATCAACAAAACTTACAGAAGAATATTTATTACAAATATTAGATGAAATTAAACACAGAAATATAATAATAGAAATATGAATATAGATTTAACAAAATATAAATTAGTGCAACCCGCGAATATTAAAAAATATAGAAAAAATTTAATAATGTATGATATAACAGTAAAAGATAGTCACACCTTTTATGTTTATTTAAATGAAAATACAAAAATATTAGCACATAATTGCGATGGACAGCATATTAGTTCTCTTATTATTAGTTTCTTTCATAAATGGTTTCCTCATATAATTGAAAAGAAGAAACTTTATAGAATAATAACGCCATTAGTAGTTTGCACAGTTGGAAAAGAAAGAAAGTATTTTTATACTTTAGAAGAATATTCAGAATTTATAGAAAAAACAAAAGTAACAAATGTAAATTATCTTAAAGGACTTGGTTCTCTTTCATTAGAAGATTGGGAAAATGTAATGAACAATAAGATATTATTCTCAGTTATTAATGATAGAAGCGCTGATAGATTTCTTGAAATAGCATTTGGGGATTCACCGGCAAAAAGAAAAAAATGGCTAGAAGGAAAATAAAAGTCTATGATCATGGACATTGGAATAAAGAATATTTTGATGAATTAAAACTAAAAGATTATAAACCTATAGATATGAATATAAATTACATAGATGACTCAGTATTTGAAGAATTCGGAGAAGAAATTGAACCTAAAGAAAATACTAGCGATTCTGTAGATATTGCAGTAGATTTTAATAAAATAAAAGCTATTAAATTTTCAGATAAGCCTAAACTTAATTTCTATCCTATTGGAGATTTTGTAAAAATGGCTGATGCTGATGAAGCATATCTTTCATATTGTTCTGAAACGAATCATTTTGGATATCGTTATCAACTTCTTAATGGGTTTTATCCAGCTATTTTTAGATTCGAAGATTATAATGTAAGTAATTTTATAAATAATCTTTTTAAGTATTATAATGTTCCTGATAATAGCTTTTTTAAGATATCATTTCAAGATAGTAATGAAGCTAAAATAAGTTCTCTTTTAATTGCCTTTGATAAAGATTTATTGTTATTTTTTGATGGAATTAATGAAGGCTCAATATATTATGATATAAGTGCAGAAAAGAATGAAAATTCTACTTTTCATACACTGTTAAGTTTATTAAAAAATCATAAAAAACCTAAAATCACAAAGAATAAAATCTATATTGTATATAAAAATCAACATGGATTTGAAAAAATAGGATTCGATGTAAAGAAAATAAAAGTAGACTTAAAAGAAAATTATAATGATGGATTTGAAGAAATATCGTCTGAAATAATTACAGGTCTCAATAGTAAAGATAAAACTAATCTCGTTATTCTTCCGGGTGAACCAGGAACAGGTAAGTGTGTTTGTTATAATACTAAAATAACTATACGTAATAAAAAAACAGGAAAAATAGAAGAAATAAATATTACAGATTTGATGTAGTTTTTGGTATTCCAGCTAATGAAAATCATGAATATATAAAATAAAAATATTTATGAAAAAAATAACTATTTACGATAAAGAATATTGGATAAAAAAAGGATACAATGAAAATGAAGCTGAAAATATTGCATTGCAAAAAAGAAAAGAAACTTCTAGATTTTGCATAGAATTTTGGATTAAACGCGGGTTTTCTAAAAATGAAGCCATTGAAAAAATTAAACAAATACAATCTGAAAATGCAAAAAAAAGATCAAAAGATTCTTATGAAAATATGCTTATGCCATGGGAAAAAGAATATTGGATAAAAAAGAATATAACTGATCCAGATGAAATAAAAAAAATGATAGATGGGGTTAGGGCTAAACTTTCTATAGATAATTTTTCTGAAGAGAAAAAAAATAATATTTTACAGAAAAGAAAAAATACATATTATTCAAAATCTGATAGTGAAAGAATTGAAATTAATAAAACTCGTGGAAAAACAAAAGATCAATTAACACAAAAATTTGGAGAGGAACGAGTAAAAATATTATCACATGAAAGAGGTAAAGGAAGAAGAAACAGTTTATTTAGAAGATATAGTAAATTATCCGAAAAATTTTTTAATGATTTACAAAATAATATAGATAAAAAACTTTATTTTGGAATAGAAGAAAAATGGATACGTTATAATAAAAATAAAGGATTTTATGTTGATCTTTTATATGAAAATAAAATAATAGAATTGAATGGCAATTTTTATCACGCAAATCCTAAATATTATTTTGAAAATTCTATAATTGCAATAAGTAAAACTAAAATATTAACTGCAAAAGAAATATGGCAAAAAGATAAATTTAAAATTGAAATGCTGCAATCTCTTGGATATAAAATTTTAATTATTTGGGAAGATGATTTAAATAAATTTAATTATCAAAATACTTTATTAAAATGTATAAACTTTATAAAATATGAATAAAAAATTTATAAAATCTAAAAAATTAGAAGATTATGAAGTATTAACTCCGGATGGATGGGTTAATATTGATGCTATTCATAAAACTATTAAATATGATGTGTATCTTTTAAAAACAGATAAATATCAATTAAGATGTGCAGATAATCACATTGTATTATTAAATAATAATGTTGAAATATATGTAAAAAACTTAAAAATAGGAGATATAATTTTAACAAAAACGGGATATGAAAATGTTCAACAAGTTATAAAATTAGATGAGCGTGAAAATATGTATGATTTAGAATTAGATGTTGATTCTAATAAATTATATTATACAAATAATATTATTAGTCATAATACTACTTATATTAGGTATCTTACATCTAAACTTAAGAAGAACATCATTTTCATATCTCCTGATATGGTTGATTCTATTACAGATCCAGCCTTTATTCCTTTTCTTATGAGAAATAATGATTCAGTTCTTATAATTGAAGATGCTGAACCCGCTCTTGAAAAAAGAAATAATGGGGGAAGAAGTTCTGCTGTAAGTAATGTTCTTAATCTTACTGATGGTTTACTTTCAGATTGTTTGAATATTTCTATAGTAGCAACCTTTAACACAGGAACTAAGAATATAGATGAAGCTCTTACAAGAAAAGGAAGACTTTTAATGAATTATAAATTTGAAAAACTTTCAATCGAAAAATCAAAAGCTCTTTTAGTTAAACTTGGTCATAAAGAAATTAATGTTACAGAGCCTATGACTCTTGCAGATATTTATTATTATGGAACAGATAATCACGCAAAACCCGTACCTAAAAAAGTAGGTTTTTTAACACAATAAGAAAATTAAAATCTTAACAAAAAATTAACACCACATTCATTACATTTTTGAATTAAGATGAATATATAAAATAAAAATGAAATCAAACATTAAATGTCAAATTTGTAATGAAGAGTTTTTAGCTTTAAGAAAATTTAATAATCATTTAAAACAACACCATCATATATCTTCTAAGAATTATCATATAGAATATGTATTAAATGGAATATCGCCAAAATGCAAATGCGGATATTGTGATGAAATGCCCGAATATCGAGATAATATTTTTCATGATTTTGCAGTAGGCCATAAAGGACCAGAATGGAGAAAGAAAAATTATATTAAAAAATACGGAACGCCAACGTGTAAAACTTGTGGAAAATCTGTAAATTTTACGAGAGGCGCGCCGAATAAATATTGTTCTTTAAAATGTGTGCCCAATGGATGGAATCAGGAAACCTGCAAAAAAACACTTAAAGAACGTTATGATGTAGAAAATTCATTTCAATTAGAAAAATCAAAAGAAAAATCAAAACAAACAAAAAAAGAAAGATATGGAAATGAATATTATTCAAATAGAGAAAAAGTAAAAAAAACTTGTAAAGAAAAATGGGGTGTAGATAATGTATTTCAATCTAAAAAAATAAAAGAAGATATCAAAAAAATATATGTAGAAAAATATGGTGTTGAATATCCTGGGCAAGTTAAAAATATATTTGAAAAACAACAAAAAAGCGCTTATTATTCTCATAAATATTTAAACATTGATATATATTATAGAGGTTCTTACGAATTAGATTTTCTTGAAAAATTTTTAAATATGTATCCAGATTTAAAAAACGGGCCCTCGATTAAATATCGATATAATAATAAAAATAAAATTTATTTCCCTGATTTTTATATTCCTTCATTAAATCTTATAATTGAAATTAAAAACTCATATCTTATAAAAAAAGATAAAAAAATTATAGAAGCAAAACAAAAAGCTACTATTTCTAAAGGTTTTAATTATATAATGATTGTCGATAAAGATTATACAAAATTTATACTTAATAGCTAAAAATATGGAAGCTGAATTAGAACGAAAACTTTTAGATAAATATCCTGAATTTTTCTCTCATGTAAAAAAGAAAATTTATATAAGTGAAAAATCTATAAAAGAAGAAGTAGCAGAACTTATTAATCAGAAAGAAATTGTTGACCCGATACAATTTGGAATTGAATGTAATCGAGGTTGGTTTATGCTTCTTGATGAACTTATGAGCGAAATAAAAAATCATATTGAAAATGAAAACAGAAATAGAGCTAATGAGTTCAAATATAAATGGATGAAAAATCTGAGTTATAAACTTAGAATAAGAACATCTGCAAAACAAAAAACTCTTAGAGCCATTGGCGAATGGATTTATAAAAATGCTCCTAGAGGAGGACGTCCACCTATAAGTATAGAAGTTACTCAAATAAAAGAAAAATTTGGAGGACTGCGATTTTATTATAATGGTGGAGATAATACTATCTATGGAATAACATCTTTTGCTGAAAGTCTATCTTATAAAATTTGTGAAACCTGTGGCTCTACTATTAATGTTGGACAAACTGAAGGATGGATTTATACTATTTGTAAATCATGTTGGGAAAAACATAAAAATTATGATATTATGAGATGGAAAGAAAATAAACGCTAATAATATGCATCATGAAATACATAAAAAGTTGTTTATTTATAATACTTATATTCTTATCCACATCTCTTAATGCGCAAGTTCCTATATCTTTAAATATTAATATTGGAGATTCAGAAATAAATGGATTATTCGGAGCAGAAATAAATGTTTCAAGATTTTCTTTAGGTGGAGGCTGGCGTCCTCAAGGCTCTTTGCCATATACGTCCGAGAAGATTAGTTCATGGAGTACAGTTTTTACTACATATAGTAATCTTCGTGAAAGTGGCATACAAGATATTAATTTACGTTTTTATATTTCAGGAGGATATGCTTCAACTGGATTTATAAAATTAGATGAATCTGAATTACCTTGGCATTATGAACCTATTCCTTCTGTTATATTTTTAATCGGCGTTCAATCTTATATGTTTCCACAATTTAAACGATTAACGTGGAAAGCAGGAATTGGTGCTAATTTCAATGAAGCTCATACTCAATTTGCTTTTGAAGTAATATTTAATTTTATATTAATTAATAATAATTCTTCAAAAGCATATTGTAATTAGTAATTAAAATTCAGTGCCAAAAAATATTGCATTAGTAGTTTCGCTTGAAGGTGAAAGCCCCCAAAAAGGTTGACCTAAATACACTGTATTTAAAGTATTCAAATCTGTAGTACTTTTTGTCGCTACTCGTATAAAAGGTTTTCCTAAATAATTAATATTTAGAGTATATTCATCATTAATCGTTGGGAGTGCCATAGCCTATTACTTTTCCTATTGTTCTTAAATCTGTTGCAACTATCCAATCTCGTAATTTTTGTAACACTTGAGCTTCTGTTAAATCTGTTAGCATTATGCCCTTCTTATCTGCTAGTTTAATAGCTAAGGTGTACACAAAATACTTGATGATCGCTATTTGATACCATTCTCTTGCATTGAGCCAGTTGTTATACTGTATAAGTGTAACATTTGGATTTTCTTTAATCTTATATATGAATTCTTTTAATAATTCTGCGTTATCGATTACATTAAATTGAAACGTTTCTATAGTGTTGTACATTTGCTGTGCTATAGTGTAATCAACAACTTCTTGAGCTCTAGATATTATTTCTTCATCTGATAAATGCTCAAAGAATTGCATTCTCATACCATTTCCATCGTCTAATTGTATAAGTGCATTATATCTTCCGTATTCTAATTTATTTTCAAGTACTATCATGCTTGTGATATTGTTAGTTTATCAAAGATTACATTTGCTGTAGCTCCGCCCCAGTATGCTTGTACTTCTATCTCAATAACTCCTGTTTCTGTGGGTTTATCAAGAGTAAGTGTAACTTGTTCTTCGTCTGTGTTATTAGCTTTTGTTGCTATGTTACGAGTTGTAAGTCCTGCAACTTGATTTTCCATGCACACAAGATTTGCAATAATATTTGTTGCATGAGATTTTTTCATCCAAAGTTTAATTGTTACTACTGAATTTGCAGCAACAGCAACTCTAGCTATAGGAAAACGAAGAGGGTATGCGCTAGTTCTAAAAATGTTAGTAACTTCTATTTTCCATTCTTTTCCAGAACCATTTGTTAATGTAGATGCTTGGCTAACTATAGTAGCATAATTTGTAAATATTTTTTCATATCCTGTTAATCTATAATTTTGACAATAAATCATAGAATTATCTTGTACACCCGGACTACCATTCAGGTAATCAATACTATCATTTAACATATAATTTTGTATATAATGCGTTCCGCCATATATACTAGTTATTGCAAGAGCATTATAAGTAGAATTAATTTCTCGAATAATACTTTCAGATGAATATTGATAATATATAGCTGAAGTTCCACTATTATTAATACTTGCAAAATTTATGATATTTGAAATAGAACTAACAAATATAATACCATAATTATAATTACTATTACAATGTGTTAATTTATTAAAAATATTACTATTACAATAACTAAGATATACAGAATAAATTCCATTATTATTGCTGTTAATTATTGTATTAACTAGATTATTATTACCATATTGAAAAAATATGCCATACGTATTACTGCAAAGATTTGTAATAGTAGAAAATATATTACTATTACCAGAATTAGAAAAGATACCTGTATAATATCTACAGAAAGATGCATAATTAATAGTAGTATATGATATAGAAGTAAAATTTATCCCATATCCATTGCCATTAAGCCCATCAAAGAAAGTCTCGCCTGTTTGCAAACCTGTAATTAGATTATAACCAAATTGATATTGTATATTTAATCCAACCAATCCAATATCATTAATAGTATTAACAGATGTAGTTTGTCCTGAAGCAAGAGAAGTTTTTATTGCCTCTCGCATATATGTTGTAAATAAACCTGATGTTCCTGTATATCCTGTTCCTCTTGTTGTAATGCTTAAATTTGCCATTGCATTTGTATCATTATCTATTTTTAATATTTTTCCGTCTTCACTGATACTTTGAATACAATGCCATCCTTCGTTTGCATAATTAATTGAAGTATCGTAACCTTGTGTTGAAGCATTTTTACTTATAAGACTCTGCAGATTCAGCCCAGCACTAACACATGCTACAAAATTATCAATATATATTCTACTACTATTTGCAGGAGCAGTGGCTCCAGAATACATAGCAATGCTTTGAATTTGAGTTGAAGTATTACCACCAAGATTGCCTCCGGCTACAAAAGAATTTGTAGAAGTATCACAACGTTGAATAGTTAATGGAACCCATCTATTTAATGAAGGAATAGCAGGTATAGGAAATGTGTCTATTGGCACTGCTCCAGATGAATCTGAGCACAATGCAACATACCACATAAAAGTAGTGGAATTGGCGCATGTTATTGCTGAATCATTTTTAAACCAAAATGAAAGTTTTTGATAATTGTTAAGAGTCACTCCAGCGATAGTAACAGGAAAATATGCCTGTAATTTATTTGTTTGAACTGCAGAATCTAATATTATTCTAGTACTATACATACCTTCTTTACGATCAAGATTATATGCATCTACAGTAGCAACTGCATCCCCTGATGCTCCAGCAGTCCATGCATTTTCGTTTCTTGTTATTGTTAACGTTTGAGCAGTAGTAAGTTTAACAGCCGAACGATTAACTAACGTTACTGTACCTTGAGTACCATTTGTAACATATGTTGCTCCATCAAGAGTAAAGTGACTTGCATCTACAGAAGTTATACTCCAACATCCATTTACAGTTGAAGATCCTAAATGGTCTTGTATGTATACAACATCGCCAGTAGTAAAACCATGAGTTGATACATTAACATTAATGTTGACTAGTCCGCCTGAATTCGTTGAAGTAGTTATTGTCTTACTTGCTGGTAAATTTGTAGATTGATCTGTCCAAACTGCTGTTCCCATACTAGATGAATCTGGAGATTGCGCTATACATATAATATCATTGGGAGCAATTCTTGCTGCCAATGCACCAGATGTAATTGTTTGCCAAGCAGCACTACTAGTATCTTTTGCAATTGAACAAGTGCTTCCTCCAGTTTGTCCTGTCAATGTTTCAGCAGTGAATGGCGCACTTTTACTTTTGAAATATAGTGTGCCGATACCAGTTGACCAATCAAAAGGACGTATGTACGAAACTTTCGCGCTGCTACCGCTCGTTCCTCCTAACATTATCTCATCTTCTATAGGGCAAACACCTGAAGCATCTGTATACTCTACTTTATGAAATCCATAAGCTGTATAAAAATTATCTGAGCCATTCACATAATCAATGTATGAATATCCTGGTGATGAACGTGATAAACCATAAGTAGAAGCATCAGCAATAACAACATCACAATTATTACGTAAATTCCATGTAGCGCCTCCTGTGAAAGTAGTAGTAGATGATGCAGCAACTTGATAAAGATTTACTGTTCCTGATGATTTAGATATTGATCCTGTAGTAAATTTTACCTGACCGGCAGTAGGTTGACAATATAAATTACCTGTTAAAGTAATAGTTTTACCTACTGTAATTGAAATTGTTTTTGTTGTAGTAGGATCAATTATAAAATTCTGAATTGTACAAGTATTATAAAAGGATATTGATCCTGCAGATCCCGTTATTTTTAAACTCAATCCATTAAAATTAGTACTATCAACAGTTGAAAATCCTGTACTAATCCCAGATAAAATAAATGTTGCTGAATTTATTGTAATGTTAAAATTTGAGCCTGTAATGGTGGGCTGAGAACTTGTACCCGTAAAAGTAATAATAGATGCACCTAAAGTTAAGGTACGAGAAGATGTACCAGTTGAAAGTAAATTTGCTCCAATAGTTGCTGATAATCCATTAAAATCAATTATGCCATTAGTGTGCGTTATACTCCCTGTTACTGTAATTGTATTTGTTACAAACTGATAAGACCCTGTATTATTAAATGTTATTGCCTGTATAGTCTTAGCTCCAGTATCAACTGTATGGACTCCTACTGCGCTTGATGTAAATACAATAGATGAACTTGCATTAGGAGAATAAGTACTAACTAATTTTAATGCTAAAAGTCCAGTAGGCGCAGTACCATCGCCGATTGTTAATGAAAATGCATTATGCGTAAGAGTACTAGTATAATTAGTTAAATTCATAGAACGACAAACGGCTGCTTCATTAATAGTTACATTACCACTTGTAGCTGTAGCTATGATCTCATCCGCTGCAGTAGGTTTAACGCCTGTAGACCAAGTAGCTGCATCGCTCCAGTTTCGTGTTCCTCCTGAATCTGTTATAGTAATAGTTGCCATATATTATGCAAAATTTAATGATGCCATACCGTAATAATTGGTGCCATCAAAGTAAAAACTTAAAATATCTATGTTTCCAGAACCTGTGCTTAAAGTAGGCGGAGTTGCTCCTGCCCATTTAATATCAGTATCCCAAGTTGTAACAGTTCTGCCTCCTCCATCATGAATGAATTTTAATAATAAATTACAGGCATAAGAAGGATTAGTAAAAGCAAATGTTCCTATATTTCCTGTTGCTGTAATCGAAGCTTTATTACCTAATTTCCAATCAACTGTAGTTGTAGTTACATCATAAGTGATAGTTTGTTGAGTAAATCCTATTGAATGGGCTTGTGCATCTAATTCTCCTCCTAATTGTGGAGTAGTGTCATCAACTATATTAAGAAGGCTTGTTCCTTGTATTCCTTGTATTCCCTGAATTCCTTGAATACTTTGAGCTCCTTGTGCACCATCAATTCCTTGAATACCTTGAGTTCCTTGAGTCCCTTGTATTCCTTGAATACCTTGAGTACCTTGAATTCCTTGAATACCTTGTGTTCCTTGAGTTCCATCTATTCCTTGAATTCCTTGAATACCTTGAGTACCTTGAATACCCGTTATTCCTTGAATTCCTTGAGTTCCCTGAATCCCTTGAGTTCCTTGAGTTCCATCTATTCCTTGAATTCCTTGTATACCTTGAGTTCCTTGAGCCCCATCTATTCCTTGAATACCTTGAGTTCCTTGTATTCCATTTATTCCTTGAATACCCTGAATTCCCTGAATTCCTTGAGTACCTTGAGTTCCTTGAGTACCATCAATTCCTTGTATGCCTTGAGTTCCTTGAATTCCAATTATTCCTTGAGTTCCCTGAATTCCTTGAGCTCCATCATTTCCCTGTATTCCCTGAATTCCTTGAATTCCCTGAATTCCTTGAATTCCACTTCCTATTGTAAGTAAATTACCAGCGCCATCATAATAATTATTATCGCTGGCATGCTGCACTAAATTAAGATAGGTGGAAGATACATATTTTCCTGTTAATTCTAAACTCATATGATTAGATGTTTAATATATTTTAATATATATTCTATATAAAATATACCGTATGTTTCAGTATTATAATTGGGAAGAAGTTCTTATTAATTGGGAAAATGTTAATATGAATTGGGAAGAAGTTGGATTTTTAATTAGCGAGGTTCTTCCTTTTGCTGCTACAGCGCCTTTAGGTGGAGGCGTACGAAAACATGATCTAGATAAACTCAATAAACTTTCAGAAGAAAAGAAACGTAGAATAATAAAAATAGTATGCAAAATTACAGGAGAAGATGAATATATATCATATAAATACAAAAACGAAGATATAAAGATCACAGCAGAACACATTGACATAATACTTAATGAAATGCTTAAAAATAAAATAGAAGTAAATGTACAAAATATTTCTTGATAAAAACAAAATTTTTCAATGCAATGTTAATATAGAAGGAGCATCTTTAACTGAAAGTGAAGCTCGTCTTATGTTAGAAACTGAAAATTTTACATTAACATTTACAGGAGAAATTAATCCCGATGGAACTGTTAAAATTCCTATAAACAAATTAAAGGGTATTCTTAAAGAAAATTATGTGGGTAAAATCTCTTTAGAAGTTATAGCAGAAGATACTGTATTTCATCCTTGGCAAAGTCAATATTCAACTGATATATCTAAAAAGGTTGAAGTTAAATTTGATAATAAATTAAGCGAATCATTAGAAGAGCCTAAAGAAATTAAACCTAAAATGTCATTTTCTATAATTCCTGATGAATTTGATACAAAACAACATTTAAGTGAAATTTTCAAAATACTTGATAAAAATCATGTAACAAGAAAAAATTTAATAGAAAACAAAAAAGTATTTAATAAATTAGTTGAAACTTATTGTTCATTAAATTATATAAATAATCCAGGAAATATAGAATCAATTAAAAAAGATCTAATAAACAATATTAAATAACATGAAAAAGAAACTTAATATTTGGGGACCCTGGGAAGATAATCCATCAAAAAGTGAATATATCTATGAAAATACTAAATTAGAACCAGATTTAGGAGGTGAAATAGAAGTTGATACTCACAAACTTTTAGCTAAAGATCAAGATAAAGATGAAAATGAACTTACAGGATTTGAAAAAGAAATAACTGAAGAAGTAAAAGAAATAGATCCTTACGCAAATATCTTAAAAGATCTTAAATAATCAAAAATTTTTATCATAATATTTTTTTCTGTCAAATATTTGTATTATATTTACATTATGGAAAAGAAAAAAATAATTAAAACCGTATTCAGCACTAAAAACTGGGACGGTCCAGTGTTATATAAAGAAATAACAATAGAACTTCAACCCGAAGACAGAATACGTGCAGGATTTGATGAAGGATTTTATTCTGAAAATGAATCTTGGGATGCTCATTGGTTTCTTGAAGTTGAAAGAGAATTCTTAGAAACTGATGAAGAATTTGAAAAAAGAAAAAAAGAGGAAAACTTTTTTAAAGAAAAAATGAAGAAAAGACGTTACGAAAGTTATCTTAAACTTAAGAAAGAATTTGATGAGTAAACGAGATCTAACAAAGCCTAAACAAAAAGAAAAAATAATACGTCTTCCAATTTCTAAATTTATAGATAGTAAGTTTAGAGATTATGCTGTGTATGTCTTAGAAGCTAGGGGCATTCCCAGTTTCTATGATGCACTTACTCCTGTACAAAGATTCATACTTAAAAATTCTCCAGGTGCATATCAGAAAACACTTACAGTTGTTGGTAAATCTATAGAAGATGGTTATCATCACGGTAATACATCTTTAGAAGGAGCTATCTCTAAATTAGCTCGACCTTTTGGTAATGCATTACAAATTCTTGAAGGATATGGATTTTTTGGATCTGAGGTATCTCCTTCTCCAGCAGCAGCAAGATACACATCTGTAAGACTTTCAGGTCCAGCTAATGGTATCCTTAATAAGTATAATTACCTTACTACAAGAGAACCTGAGGGCCCGTACGATCCGTTCTGGATGGATATACCCCTTGGTCTAGTTACACCTATAGTAGGTATTGCTGTTGGATATAAAACAACTATACTTCCTCGTAAATTGAAAGACATTCAAGATTTTTTAGCAGGAACTCGTAAAAGTGTTAAACCTTATTTTGAAGGATTTAATGGAAATATAGAAAAATATAAAGGCGTTGATAAAGCATGGTTAATTTCTTCAAACGTAACTATTGATAATAAAAAAATTACAGTTAAAGAAATTCCTCCAATTCTTAAATATGATACCGTTCTTAAAAAATTAGATTATCTTTTTAATAAATTTGAGGGTAATATAAGAATTAAAGATGATTCTAAACATAAAGTAAATATAGAAATTGCTTATATAGGAAGATCAAAGGAAGATTGGGAAGAAGTAATAAGATTTGTTCAAAAAGCATTTTCAGTAATTGTAACTGAAAATCCAGTATTCATTAAAGATGGACAAGTTCTTACATATGATTCGATTGAGCAATATCTTGAAGATTACAAATGGCAAGTAGTTAGATTAAAACTAAAGAATACTTTATACGAAAGAGATAAATTATCTTTTGAATTAAACTTTAGTTATGCTAAAGAACTATTTATAGGATTTATATTAGAAAAAACTAAAACTAATATTAGAACAAATAATGAAATCGATGAATGGTTTAAAGCTAAAAACTATGAAAAAGAAATAGTTGAACGATTAGAGAGAATGACATCAAGAAAGTTCACAACCGATGAACTTTTTGCAACTGCAGCAACAATAAGAGCGCTAATAAGAGATCTTAAAGAAAAAGAAAAAGAATTAAAAGAAGCAGAAAAAGCCTTTAACAAATATCCTGATCCTACATTGGCTCGTGGAATTGGACATAAAACAAATATAGTTAATCTGTTTGAAACAGGTGATATAACTGAAGATAAAGAGGGTATTATAATATGGGATGGTAATGATGTATTTGATAGTGATAATCAAGAAGATAATGAAGAAATTGAGTAAATATAATTATATGCTCTATAAATAGTATTTCTAGACACATTAAATTTAATAATTAAAATTTTTATTATATCTTCTATTGTTTGATTAGTATTACGATTTTTAATTGAATTAAAAATTTCTTGTTTTTGTTCAAAACTTAATTTTGATTTTGTTTTACTAATTTGTTCTTTTGTTTTTATTGAATGATTTTTTCCTTTCATCCATGTATTTTTACCTTTTTTAGAGTTACTTATTTTTTCTTTCGTTTTAGAAGATACTGGTTCATTATATCTTCCATTTTTTTCTTTAGAAATTAAATAACCTTTACCATACATGCCATTATTTTTTCCTTTTCTTTGTTTTTTCCATAAATTTTTTGTTTCTTCTGTATGGATTTTTCCTTTATTTGAATTACCTATTTTTAATTTTGTTTCTTCAGACAAATATCCGCCATAAGTTCCATGCCCACCAACGGGATCTATATTATATCCGTTTGGAACTAATGTATTATATTGTTTAATATATTTTTCTTGAGCATTAAAAGCTTTTTCACGTGTATCAAAACATTCAAGTATTTGTTTATTAAAATTTACTTTTCCGTATAGTTTTTCAGCGTTTTTATAATATGTACCACTACCTAAATATTTATCATTTTCTGGATTACAATTACAAGATCGATCACCAACATATTGATTACCATTAACAAGATTTGTTGTTAAATAAACATAATTAAATTTCTTTTCCATGAATCCCCCTATTATTTTAAGAATATATAATTTAGCAGGACAGCCGTTGATCCCTCTTCGGTTTCTTTATTATACAGATAAAGATTACTGCTTTTATTATATATTCATAAAAAATCATGAATAAATATAAAAAGTATGTATTTTGTAGATGATAACTAAAAAACAATTTGAAGAAGCATATAGAAAATTCTCTCCTAGTTCATGTGAATTATTTTTTATAAAATATATTTCAGTAGTAAGTTTATCTCGTAATATATGGCCAGTTATAATTTCTTGTTTTGGTTTATTTTTTCCATTTTTAATGGCTGCAAGTTCACATCTTTTAGGACTACCCATGTATTGTCTATACATAACTAGCATTTTTTATGCATTTTTATTAGCATTGATAGCAATCTACACATTTATAATTTGGTATAAAAAGCGAAAAAGAATTGGTAATATTTGTAAAGAATTACAAATAACGAAAAAACAATATGAAGAAACTGTTCATAGATATTATTACTTTAATTATTATCCAGATATAAAAGATTATTTAAATAACATTTTATTAGATAAAAAATATGATTAAAAAATTGTTAAATTAAAACTTTTATGTATTACAGTATAAAAATATAAATACTAAATACATAAAATTATGGCTTCGAAAAAGACACTTGAATTTACTGCAAAAAACGTTAAGGCATTCACAGCATGGCTTAAAAAATTCTCTATTATTGATAACTCTTTACTTTTAGAGATAGATGAAACCACTTCCACATTTATAGCAAAAACATATAACACAGAAAGATCTGTTGTTAAAATGAGCACTATTGCTTTTGATGAAGCGGGATTATTAACAAAAGGAACAAAAGAGCCTAAAAGAATTAAAGTTGGAATTTTTAATATTCCCCGTTTAATTAAAATAATTGATCAGTTTAGTGAGATGGAATTTACAATTATTGTAAATTATCAAGAACTTGTAGGCGATGATAAAATTACAAATTTTGCAGCTGAAACATTAGAATTTAAGAATAAAAGTTTGAAAATGAGTACTCAATGTACATCTCTTAAAGTTTTCAAATATATTCCTGATGATTTATTTATGAATACAATAGCTAAGATGGGTGTACTTGGTACATTTGAATTAGTGAAAGCAAATATAGAAAAGATCAATTCTTTATGTGCAATAGATAATGATCATAAGTTCATTGAATTTAAATTTAAAGATAACGAAGTAGTTGTATCTGGAAAAACATTTGAATTAACAATATGTGAAATAGGAAGAACTGCAACAACTTTAAGTGTATTTAAGAATCAATACGCAAATATTGATATCGAAAATTACAATGTAGATCTTGGCGAAGATCGATTAGTATTCAAATCAAAAGATAGTGATACTGTTTGCGTATTATCTATGACTACTGATACTGAATAAGCTGTCTTTTTCATTATCGATATTCCGAAAGGAAAATCCAATCCCGGCTAATCACCGGGATTTTTTATCTTGTAAATATCTAAATATATAAAATAAAACTAATGATGTCTTTTTATCCCAGATTATTAGAAAAAATAGACAAATTAAACACAGTGGGCTCTATAAGAAATAAAATTCTTGCAGAATTTCCTGAGAAATATAGCATTCATTCTAAAGATACTCGTTTAAAAAATAAAGGAGTTGTAACTATTGATGAATTAGTAAATGATTTTAAAGAAGTTATTAAAAAATATAATATTAATGTAGATCCGACTACTATTAAGATATTAGAGCCAAAAGAAGGTGAAGAAGGTTTAGACATATCATCAAAATTTAAATCTATTAGTTTTAATCTTAATGGAACAGAAAAAAATCTTGTATTTTCAGATAGCAATTATAGAGGAAAAACTACAAGAACTACTACAGAATTTAAAGAAGGGCTTGCTATTTTCTTTTTTGAAACAGATGATATTGATAATCAATATAAACCCTTTAATATTAAAGATAAAAACGAAGCAGAATATAAAAAGCTTTTAGGATTATTAATAAAAGATATAGGAACAAAAGGTATTAAAGGAGTAGAACAATCAGAAATTGATTCTATTGTAGCTGAACTTGCAAAAGATATTGCAAATTTTAATGAAAAAATTCTTCTTAGCATATTTAATGCTATGGCTGTTGGAAAAAAATTAAAAACTACAGAATATAAAGATTGGATTCCTTATAGAAATAATGCTCTTTTTAAGAAAATTAAAGAAGAAGCAGCAACAAGTTTAGGATTTACTAAGAAAGAAGTTGATAAATGGTGTCCTATGGATTTTATTTTAGTTAAGCCCGGTCAAGAATCAAAAGTATTAGAAACTTGGAATAAAGCTAAAGAAAAGCAAACAGAAGAATTTAAAATAGGAGATTATAATAGTATATTTGTTGAAGATCTAAAATCATATGATGATAGTAAAATCATATTAGGCATATCGTTAAAAGAAAGTAAATCTCAAGCGGGATGGGGAAAAGGATATTTACGTAAATCTGAAACAGTAAAAGATAAATATGATCTTACAAAAGAAGAATTAACTTGGGATAACAATAGATTTTTACAAGGAATTATAGACGAAAGAAAAAAAGTTGATATTAATATATCTCAAATAAAAGAAGCCCATTTATATAAATATGCAAAGGAAGATCCTATTGATGGATTTAAAAAAGTTAATTCTGCCAAAATAAAATATGCATCTCTTAAATTACTTAATTATTTATTAACTAAAGTATCTCAAGATAATTTATTCATTAACGGTTTATTATCATATTCTATGGGATTGGGAAAAAATCCAACATTTTTTATATTTACTGGAGATGACACGGGAAATCCAGAGAAAGTTGATATAACTAAACGTGAACAAAATGGCGGTGTATCAATTTATAATATATCTAATAAAAATATTGATGGACGAATTCTAATTAAAGACAGCAATTCAGCAACAGGAATTGAAATAACGTATTTTGCTAAAATTTGTGGAGAATTAAATAAAATAAGAGTTTATATTAGAAAACCCACAACAATGTCTTCTAATGTTAGTGTAGCTATTATGAAACCGGAAAAAATGGATACAATTACAGAATCTTATTATCCAAGAATAAATGAAAAATTTACAGAAGAATCTGATCCTATATATGATATGGGAATTGGCATAGTGAAAAAAATTGCAGAATGGTTTGATAAAAATATAGAAATAGAACAAAACGATGATCAAAATTATAAATCGCCATATGTAATTAGAAAAGATGGTACTATTGATGTACACGGAAATTTAGCAGGAAAAATAGATGTTCATATTGACCAATTACCATCATATATAACTTTTAATATTGTAGACGGGTGGTGTGATTTTGGACATCAGGGTTTAACTTCATTACGAGGATTTCCTAAGGAAGTTCATGGATATTTTAGATGTTCTGATAATAAATTAATGTCTTTAGAAGGTTGTCCTAAAATAGTAACCAGAGGACGCGGCAGAACTGGTAATTTTTATGCTGGAGGTAATCCAGGAAAATTTACTAATGCAAAAGTACGTAAATATTGTAAACAAATTGATGGAAGAATAGATTTAGAACCATGAAACTAGTAAGAGAACATATAAACGAGAAATTTACTGAGGAATCTGATCCTATACATGATATGGGTATTGGTGGAATGTCGTTTGAAACTCTTCGTCCTGGCGCTATTATACAAGCGAAAAAAGCAGTAGCAGTTACACATAATCGATCTGGTGCTTTTACTGCCTTTTATAGTGGATTTAAAATACTTCCTGATCATTATGTTCTTGTTACAAACGTTATTCGTCATAGCCCGACTGTAACAACAATAAATTTTATGAGATTCAGAGATAAAGATCTGTTAAATAGGGCTAAAGAAGAATTAAAAGAAACGGAAAAGATTGTTAAAAATTGGTATCCTGGTAATAATATGATAGTTTCTCGAATAATGTTCAATAATAGATTTATTATAATAGAACGTGGATTTTAAGTTAAATCTATGTTAATACAAAAACTCTATATTCAATTCTCTATATAAAAAGTAAAACATATGGAGTTTACTCTCACAAAAATAAATCCTAACACCTGTTCAATAGAAGAATTAGAAGCTGAAATTGAACGTCTAAAATTAGAAAAAGAAAAGTATTTCAATTTAGAGCAATCAATTAAAATTTGGTTGAACTCAGTTTATGGTGCATGTGCTTCTCAGTATTTTGTAGGATTTAATATTAATGTAGCAGAGGCAGTAACTCTTCAAGGACAAGATGTAGCAAAATTTGCAAGTCGTACTATTGATGAATACTTTATGAATGAATGGCATCTTGATAAAGAATTACATAAACAATTAGGAATTACATATGCAAATAAAATAAATGATCCTACAGTTACAATTTATATGGATACTGATAGTGTATATGTAACCTTTGATTCAATGTTAAAATCTTGTGATTATTCAGGAAGTCAAGTAGATTTTATAATAAAGATAAAAGAATTGAGATTAAATTTATATCTTAAAGAAAAATTTGAAGAATACGCTAAAAGATATAATACTAAAAATATACAAGACTTAGAATTGGAAAAAATTTCTTATTCCGCAACAATGGTTGCAAAGAAAAAATATATTTTGAATTTAGCATGGAAAGATCCTGGTGTTTTCTTTCCTCCTCAAGAAAAAATTAAACATGTTGGCATAGAAATTATGCAAGGATCAACTCCAAAATTTGCAAGAAAAGTTCTTAAAGAAATGATTAAACTGGTTTGTGAAAAAGAAAAAGGACTTTTATATTCAGATGTTGTAAAAAAATTAAAAGAATACAAGAAAGAATATGTTATGCAAAATCCAGAAGATGTTGCAAAAACACAATCTCTTGGTGATTATGAAAAATATTGTTTAGAAGATAAAAAACAAGTTAGATTAGCTCCAAAGTGTGGACAAAATGTTAGAGCTTCAGCAGTATATAATCATATTATATTAAATAGTAAATGGAAAACAAAGTATAATATAATTAAGACAGGAGATAAAGTTAAATTTTATTATACAAAAGACGAAAATGAAGTATTCGGTTTCCTACCGGGAAACTTTCCATATGAATTTGCGCCAGCAGTCGATTATGATTTACAATTTACTAAAACTATAGTAGAGCCTTTTAATAGAATATTAGAGGCAGTAGGATTTAATCCAGTGCCAGGAAATTTAATATACGCGCGTTCACTTTTTTAAAATTTTTCATGAATATATAAATAAACTATTATATCATGAAAAGGTTTCAACAAAATCAAAATAATTTTTTTATATGTGAAGAATGCGGGTTAACATCTATTTCTAAACATGGTATAATAAATCATATAGTAAGAAAACATAAAGCTAAAGAATATTTTGATAAATATATACGTGAAAATGAAGAGGGGTTATGCAAAATATGCAATAAAGAAACCGTATTTAATAATATAGCAGGAGGATATAAAACTTGTTGTAAAGGAGAATGCGAAAAAAAATGGAATCAGATTAGAACAGAAGAAGAAGTTTTTAAAAAATTTGGTGTTAAAAATGTATTTCAATCAAAAAAAATTAAAAATAAAATTAAAAAAATTAAAAAACAAAAATACAATGATGAATATTATACAAATAGAAAAAAATCAAAAGAAACAACATTTAAAAATTATGGCTGCGAATGGGGATTAAGTAATAAAAAAATTAGAGAAAAAGGAAACGAAATTATGATCAATTTATATGGTGAACATCCTTTAAAAAATAAAAAAATAAAGACCAAAAAGCAAGAAACGTCTTTAAAAAAATATGGTACAGTATCTCCAAATTCATCAAATGTTGTTAAAACTCATAAAATAAATAGTTGTTTAAAAAAATATGATGTCGAAAATCCAATGCAAAATAAAGAAATATTTGAAAAACAACAAAAAAGTGGGCTTAAAGCTAAAAATTTTAAAAATACAAATATTTATTATCGTGGATCATATGAATTGGATTTTTTAGAAAAATTTTATGATAAATATCCTGACATACAAAATGGATCAGCAATCAAATATAAATATGAAAATAAAAATAAAATATATTTTCCTGATTTTTATATTCCATCGTTAAATCTAATAATTGAATGTAAAAGTAAATATTATTATAATAGATTTGAAAAACAAAATAAGAAAAAAGAAAAATATACTAAAGCATTAGGCTATACATATTTAATTATCATTGATAAAGATTATACAAAAATAAAAAAATATGAGAACATTAAGATGTAAATGTGGAGAAGCAATAGCATGGACTACTGATAGTTTTCCAGATTGCAAAGGTTGTGAAAAATGTCAAACAACATATGCCGGACATCCAGATAATCATATGCCTTTACAGCCACATACTTGGAAAATTATGTATAATCAAAATACAGGAAAACCGTATAAGAGGTGTGAGAAGTGTTATGAAGCAGAAGAAGAATCTTACAAAGAATCGCAAAAAAAGGACTCCTGATTTTTTTATATCAGGATTTTTTATTATATTTGTATTATGAAAAAGAATAAGAAATTAAAAAAACCAATTATTTGGATTGATGAAAATGATAATCAAGCCAATTGGAAAAAATATCTTTGGAGAATAGTATGGAAAGATGTTTACATACCCAAAGATTTAAGAGATAAATTCAAAATTGTATTTGATGATAAGACGAATACAATAAAATTAAAAAGAAAAAAGAAAAAATGAATATACAAACAGAAATATTAGATAAATTAACGCCAGAGATAATTGCCGAAATGGAAAAAATCTGGTTTACTGCAGATTTACATCATGGACATCCAAAAATTGTAGATATATGCGGTCGCCCTGTATCTAAAGAAGAACATGATGAATGGCTTATTAAAGAAGTATTCAATAAATATGTTAAACCTAAACATGAAGTTTATATTATTGGTGATACTTCAATGGCAAAGCGTGTAGATGCTCAGAAATTTGTTGCAAGATTAAATGGTAATAAACATCTTATTACAGGAAATCATGATAAAAGTGTTGATCATCTTGGAAACTGGACTGAAATAACGCAGATTAAAGATTTTGTATTCTCAAGATTTGGGTTAAATATACACATAGTTTTATGTCATTATCCTCTAGCATCTTGGAATAGAAAAATTCATGGCGCATGGCATCTTTACGGGCATTGTCATGGAAGATTTCAGAACACGGGCTTATCATATGATGTAGGTATAGATAATAAACAATATCCTGCTTTTTGGCTTCGTCCAATAAATCTTTATGAAGTTATTCAAATAATGAATGATTTACAACTTTTAGGAAAAGATAAAGATTGGACAGAAAGCGCTGTGTAAATTAAATAAATAGAATATATAAAATAAATGTATATTCTATGAAAGCCTGGCGTGTTTTTGAAAAGTTTACTGAAGAATCAGATCCTATTCAGGATATGAAAATTGGTGTTAAGCACAGACTTGAACACTATCCTAAATGGATGCATCCAGAAGCAAAAGATATAATGAGAGTCAAAGATATCATTAAAAAAGCAAATGGCGACCATGCAAAAGAAGCAAGATTAGCAAGTACAATGTGCAAACTTATTCAAGATAAACAAAAAGCATATAGACGATATCTTGCAGCAAGAGATATAGGAGGCGAAGATTGGGAAGTAACTAACATATTCATGCAAAGAGCATTAGACTTTGTTCCGCCTTCTTTTAAATAAAAAGAAAATACTTAAAACTATTTGGCCATTCTTTAATAAAATATAAAATAAATTATTAAATTATGGCCAAAAAAGTATCTACAGAAAAGACTCCCTCAACTAAAGCAACATTTTCAGAACTTAACGACGCATTAACTAAAATATCGCCAGACGGTGCTATCATAGAAGATAGTATTTATGCTAAAATTGATGAATGGATTCCTACTGGTTCTTATATTCTTAATGCAGCAATGAGTGGTTCTTTATTTGGGGGAATGCCTAATAGAAGATCTCTTATGTTTGCAGGACAACAAGGAACGGGAAAAACATATCTTGCTATAAGTATTGTTAGAAGTGCCCAAGCGTTAGATTATTTTCCAATTTATTATGATTCTGAAGGATCAATTGATGTTGATTTTGTTAAAAAATTAGGTATTGATACAAGCAAATTTCGTCTTGAGAATGTTAATACAGTTGAAGAATTTGCAACATTAACTGCTAAGTTAAATGAAACCATTGCAGATATTAAAAAATCAGGAAAAACTCCGCCAAAAGTAATGGTCGTTCTCGATTCTCTTGGAAATTTATCATCAACAAAAGAAAAAGCTGATACAACATCAGGAGATAATAAACGAGATATGACAAAACAACAAGCTATTCGTAGAACTTTTAGAGTAATTGGTAGCGATTTCGCTAAAAATGGCATTCCATTCATTGTATGTAATCATGTATATGCTTCCATAGGATCATATATCCCTGGTGATACTGTATCAGGCGGAGGTGGCGGTTTATATAACACTTCTATTATATTTGTTCTTACAAAATCAAAACTTACTGATAAAGATTCAGAAGATCATGTAAAAAATCAAGGTATTGAAGCAACTAAAATTGGTATTGTAGTAACTGTTCACCCGTATAAACAAAGATTTGCTCGTCCAATTAAAGTTCAAATTCATATTCCATTCTATAAAAAACCCAATCCTTTTGTAGGTCTTGAAAAATTTGTAACATGGGAAACTTGTGGAATAATTAGAGGAAAATTGCTTTCTCCAAAGGATTATTCAAAATTAACACCAGCTGAACAAAAGAGATGTTATGAAATGGTATCAACTCTAGAAGATAAAAGTGGAGTTTCATTAGCATACGCTTATCCTAAAGATACTGCCAGAACTCTTGTTTGTAAACATTTAGGTGGAGAAGTTCCTATAGCAGAATTATATACTGAAAAAGTATTTACACAAGATGTTTTAACTCAACTTGATGAAAATATTATTAAAAAAACATTTATGCTTCCAAGTATAGAATCTCTTGAAGATCTTGCAGAAATAACTGTAGATTTAATAGATGATACGGAATTAGGAGAAGTTAATCTCGAGTCTGATGAACTTGATATAGAATTAGGTGATTTAGGTCTTCCACACCAAGACTAAAAACGCATTAACATAAACTTAAAGGTCTAGAGTGAAACTTTAGGCCTTTTTTTCTTTAAAAAAATAAACACTTTTTATATGAAGTCTATTGATGAAAAAAATGTTAAAATAAAAAACTTAATTGGAATTATTGAAAACCCTACATATGAAGATCTTTTATTTGAAATCGTAAATTTTATGAATGATGAACGGCGTTTCGATGGTGAATTCAAAACCCGAGACGCTTATTTCAAAACAAGAGTTAGAATAAATTCCGAATTATCTGATGATTTAGATAAATTAGTTGATATGGGATATTTAGAAAAACTTAAATATTCGAGTTACAGAGTTATTAAACATTTATGGGAAACCTCAATATAATACAAAAATAATATATGATTAACGCTTTTCAGGAACAAGTATTCTTTCATTACATTTTAGGTAACGCTTTATTTCTTAATACAACTAAACCTGATTTTTTTACAAATTCAAATGTAAGAGAATTATTTGAAATTGCAAAAGATCATGCATTAAAATATAAAGAAGCGCCTACTAAAGATCAAATGGTTCAATTAGTTCAAATTAAGGGATTGGGCGAAAAATTTAATGATGATATTATTACAGGTTTATATAACACTAAACAATTATTAGGAGAATATCAAGATGATTGGCTAGAAAATAATATAGGTCCCTGGATTCAAGTTAGAAATTTGGATAATGTAATGCGTAAAGCAATTGCATACATGAAAACTACTAAAGTAACTGCTGAAAATGCAAATGAAGTAGTTGAAAAAGTAAGACACATGTTATCTTCAGAAACTGTTGTTGATTTTACATTTAATATGGGTAAAAACTTCTTTGACCCATTATCTCACTTACAAACAAGATTAGCAAGAACTTCAACAGGTTATGATTATATAGATATATGCACAAAGGGCGGATATTGGAAGGGTTCTCTTATGGTTCTCTTTGGTATGCCTAAATCAGGAAAGTCAATGTGGTTGTGTAATATGGCGGCAAAATCGGCAATGATGGGATATAATACAGCTTATATAACATTAGAATTACAAGAAGAATTAGTTAATATGAGAATAGGAGCAAATATGTTAAATGTTCCATTAGATGATTATGAAATTTTTACACATGACCAACCACTTCTTAAACAAAAACTTACAAATTTAAGACAAAGATCTATAAAGCCATTAGGTGAATTACATGTAAAAGAATTTCCATCTTCAACTGCTTCTGCAAATGATATGGCAGCATATTTAAGAAAAGCGCAAGAAATGTTAGGATATAAATTTGATAACATTTTCATAGATTATATTAACATTATGAAAAATTGGAGAAATCCTAATAGTGAAAATACATATCTTAAAATAAAACAAATATCTGAAGATATAAGAGCAATGGGTCAGGAAAATAACTGGGCTATTATTTCGGTAACACAAACAAATAGAAGTGGATGGGACACAAATGATTTAAGTATTACATCAGTTGCAGAATCAGCAGGTTTATTACACACAGTTGATATTTTATTTGGTATTATTACAAATGCTGAAATGAAAGCAAGGGGAGAATATTTTCTTAAATGTTTAGCAAATAGAGTTGCTGGATTTGAAAATACAAGAAAAAGATTTTTAATAGATTGGAAATATGCCAGAATTGAAGAAGATAGAAATGCTCCAATTCAAGATATGGAATTTTTTATTAACTCTGTAACTGCGGGGCAAAGACAGCCAAGAGGCCAAAAAACAACTACAACAACTATAGAAGCAGCAATTAGTAAAAAGACTTCTCCATTAGAACCAGATGCACCAGCAAATGCAGATTTTGGAGATATTAAAATAACTGGAAATGAATTATTTAACATAACTTAATTATATGGAAAAAGAAAAAAAGAACGAACTTCGGGAAGATAAAATCATAAATAACTCTTACAATCAAGGAGAACAAGCGTATGAAGAGTTTGGAACTATGAAAGTTCATGATAGTGTATTTTCTCTTTACGAAGATCAATTGGGAGATAATATTGTAGAAAATCGAACACTAAAAATGTTAGATGATGAAATGTATGCAATATTTGAAAAATCTCCATATTTTGAAAAATATAAGAAACCTAAAAGAGCTGACGGAAATGATAGAATAAAAATGTATTATTATTTCAAACAAAAACTTTTAGAAGAAAAGAAATATTCAAACATGGAAATTTTTATTGCATTTGCAGAATTTTTTCAAGTAAACTATGATCAATTATATAGTGAAGTAGGAGTTCTTGATAAAGAAAGTTTATTAAAAGAATTAAATGAAAAATATGGACTAACTCATAAAATTAAAACTAAAAGATTGTTTTAAAATAAAATAATTAAACTGTATGATTGACTTAAAACAATTTAAAGTAGAGACGCAACATATTAATTACAATCATATATTTCTACTTAGTGACCTTCATTTTGGTGTTAGAGCGAATTCATTAGAATGGTTAACAAATCAAGAAAATTTCTTTAGAAATTTTTACATTCCGTATCTTAAACAGAACGTTCAGCCTGGTGATATACTCTTTATTTTAGGAGACTGGTTTGATAATAGACAATTATTGGATATTTATGTAATGAATACTTCAATAGATTTAGTTCTTGAACTTGCAGAAATTTTACCTGTTCATTTTCTTACAGGAAATCATGATATCTATAAAAAATATGATACTGACGTAAATTCTATAGTTGCGTTTAAATTTATTCCTAATGTATTTGTTTATGAAAAACCTATAATTATTACGAATAAACAATCTAGTATTCTTGTTCTTCCATGGATAGGTAATAAGGAAGCAGAAGAAAATTATGTTAGAGCAAATAAAGTTAATTACATATTTACTCATGCTGATATTGCTGGATTTAAATATGATAATGGAAGAGAAATAAAAGCCTCAGGAGCAAATTTTCTTAGTTTTAGAAATATCAAGAAATTATTTTCTGGACACATTCATAAGCGTCAAGAATTAAATAATTTTATTTATATAGGATCTCCTTATCATACAAAACGTTCAGATATTGGAAATACTAAAGGATTATATCTATTTGATCCTGCTACAGATTCTTATGTAGTTACACCCAATGATTATTCTCCTATATTCCAAAGAATATTATTAGAAGGAATTCTAGAACTTTCTTTACAAGATACCATAAAATTATTAAATAATAATTATACAGACATTATCGTTCCTGATAAATTTATACACTTATTTAATTTAACAAAGTTTATAGATATATTAAGAGACTGTAAATACAAAAAGATTGAAACTGTAGGAGAAAGAAAGAAACTAGAGGATGAACTTTCAGACGCGCTAAATGGAGTTGATATTAAAGATATTTTAACTTTATTAGAAATGAGTATTAAAGATTTAGGTTATCAAATGGAAATGCTTGTTAAATTAAAGCTAATGAATAGAAAATACTATGAAAAAGCATCAAAAGAAGATTTAGAATAATGGCAGAAAAAGATTTTTTTCCAGAAGATGAACAATTTCCATCTGAATTTAAACCAGATCCACATTGTTATGTAATTTTTGCAACTAATGGTCTTATACAAGGAAGGATTATAGCTTCATCTAAAAGTAGTTATTGTCAAGAACATCAAGGGGAATTAGTCATATTTAATGCAAATGTTCTTACAAAAACTCATCGTAAAATTTGGTATGGTGATTTAAATATAAATTTAGATTTTGATGCATTAAAAAATATAGCAGATAAAATAGAAGAAGATTTGTATATTTTAATGGAAGGTGATGCAAGATTTGGATATGAAAATAAACCTATTGATGAATTACTCGTTAAGGCTAAGGCAATTATTAAATGTAAAAAACTGTCAGAAGAAAAAATAAAAGGAAAAAAGGTATTCCCAAAATTACCTACACCACGAATAAAGAAAAAATAATGGCTCTAATAATTGAAGCACCTCATGAAATTTATTCTGTTGAAAATAACACAAATGTAAAAATGTTTTTAGCTGGCGGAATAACTAACTGTCCAGACTGGCAAAAATATGTTATAGATGAATTAAAAGATATTTCTAATCTTACAATTTATACACCACGTAGAAAAAACTTTTCTATTAATGATCCTAAAGCAACAGAAGAACAAATTACGTGGGAATTTCAAAAACTTAAAGATGCAAATCTTGTATTCTTTTGGTTTTCAAGAGGATCACTCAATCCTATAGTTCTTTATGAATTAGGAATGTGGTGTAATTCTATGGATAGACCTGCAATCGTAGGAACTGATCCAGAATATGAACGTAAACAAGATGTAATTATTCAAACAAAATTAGCAAGACCTGAAATACAAATTTATGATTCTATTCAAGATATGATAGATGAAGTAAAATATATTTTCAGTGAATATGACGTTAATAAAAATAATTATAATAATGAATTATGAAATTAAAGAAAATAGAATGGAGAAATATTGGTCCTTTTGGAAATAAATTACAAAGTCTTGAATTGCCCGATGAAGGCGGACTTTGGATGGTTCTTGGAAAAAATGGAAATGGAAAATCTTTTTTTGTTAATCTTCCTAAAGTTCTTTATTATGGAAAACTTGATAAATTTAAGAAAGATGAAATAGCAAATCGTCTGAATAAACATGGATGGATAAGAGGCACTGATGAAACAAACCCTGAAACATTTGTAACAATAGAAAGAAATTTTTCGCCATCAGATTTAAGAGTATTTAAGAATAATGATATTGATGACGATACAAATGATGATAATGATATTGGCAAAGCCGGAATTGTAAATTACCAAGATTATATAGATCTAGAGGTTACTGGACTACCCTATCATATCTTCTCGAACATTATTTCTTTATCTATTAATGATTTTAAATCCTTTATCTCAATGACTCCACATGATAAGAGAATTATCATTGATAAGTTATTTGCGATGGAAATTATTAATAAGATGAACGAACTTGTTAAAAAAGATTTAAGAGATGTTAAAACAAATATGGATCTTTTTGATAGAGAAATAATGACTCTTAAAAATAACATAGATATTGCAGTTAAAGAACTTCAAAAACTTCAAACACAAGTTACTCAAGATAATACAGAAAAAATTGCCAATTTAGCTAAACAATTAGAATTATATAAACCTAAACTCTTAGAAGGTTATAATAAGAAAACAATATACGAAGGAAAACGAGATGAAATAAATCGTTCATATAGTGTTTTTCAACAACAAAAAATGAAAATTCAACATGAGATTCAGCATGTTAATATTCAATTAGATTTATTTCGTCAAGAAAAATGTCCAACTTGTGCCACTCCATTTAATGATTCAAGATTTAATTTAATAAAAGAAGCTCTTCAAGGAGAGTTAAAACAGAAACAAGAAGAATTAATAGGCGTAAATTCTGATGAAGGAAAATATACATCAGCATTACAAAAAATTAATCAAGGACTTGTGACTATTAATAATTTTATTATTCAGGTTCAATCTACATATAATTCCATTCAATCAGAAATGGATAGATTAAAAATGGATAAGCCTCAAGAATTTACAAGTATTCAAAATATAATTTCTGATAATACTACTACTCTTACATCTAAAAGTGAAGATAAAGTTAAATTTGATGAAGAATATAAATATCTTGCAATTCTTGAACAATTATATTCAGATGCTGGCATTAAAAAGAAAATTCTTGAAAGTTATCTTCCTACACTTAATAGAGAAATATCATTTACATTACACGAATTACATTTTCCTTATAATTTATCTTTTAATTCAGATTTTGAACCTGAATTACATCATTTAGGAATTGAAATTGGAGTAGATACACTCTCAACGGGCGAGAAAAAATCTGTTGATCTTGCAGTGCTTATATCTATAATAAGAATGTTAAAACGTAAATATCCTGGATTAAACATATTTATGCTAGATGAAGTTTTGTCTTCATTAGACAATGATAAAATATATGATGTGTTAGGAGTATTAAAAAATACAACTAAGGAATTGAATATGAATATATTTATAATACATCATGCTGCATTACCAATAGAATACTTTGATTATAAAATTCAAATAGAAAAAAATGCAGGATTTTCTGATTTATCTATAGAAAAATTATTAAATTCAGAATAATCTTTATTTACAATTATAATATAATTATATCCGTTATTTATAATTGCCTTTTTCTTTTCTTTTAATATTTCTGTATCTCTTTTTAATAAATAAGAATTTTTACATTCCACTATTAAATTTAATGATGGAATTAAAAAATCTGGATAATAAATTTTTTGTTCGTTTTTATAAATATATTTTATTGATGGCCCTCTGATAATATCTGGAAATATATTATAATATTTTTCTAAAAAATCTAATTCATAGGATCCTTGATACCATATATCTGTATTTTTAAATGAGTTTACATTAATATTACTTTTAGATGCTTTTATAAAAATTTCGGTATTTTGTAAAGGATAAATATGACCATATTTTAATAACATAGTATTTTCAAATTTTTCTCTACAATTTTTATTTTGAAAAGCATATTCAGAGTTATATCGCGATAGCATAGTTTTTTTAACCTTTTCTTTGTTTGTTCCATGAGCAGGATTTTCGTGCCCATATCTTTCTTTACAAAGTTTTTTGTTTTTTTCTTTTACATCTACGCGTTGATAATTATTTTCTACTCCATAAAATTTTAAATTTGTTTTTTTATTCTGTTCATATCTATATGTGTCTACACATTTTTTAGAGCAACAATTATAATATCCTGACAATATTCCTTTAAATTTTGTTTCGTTTCCACATGTTTTACATTTTCCCTCAAAATCTTCTTTTAACCATTTATCATGATATATCTTAGTAGTATGAGAACGCTGAACATGTACTCTTAATCCATTGAGAGTTTCATATATTTTTCCGCATTCTTCGCAAATAAAAGAGCAATTTTCTGTTTTTCTAAATTCTTTCATGATTTCCAAATCTTATTTTAAGTAAAAATATATAAATAAAGAGGGACACCTGATTATCCAAATCGTCAGCTGACTTCTACTAAAGTCTTACCTCTTTATTTATATATTCATTGAAAAACTTAACGAAGGAGAATAACATTCTCCTTTTGCTTTGCTGAATATATAAAATAAACTAATTATTTTGAGAGCACATCTTATTAACGAAAAATTCGATGATCAAACTGATCCAATAGCAGATATGGGTATTGGTGGCGTAAATCTTGATTATGTGTTTGAAGAAATCATGGACAAAGCAGGAAAAAACTGGCTTCGTTATTTAGATAATAATTTAACTGGAAGAACTGTTACTGGAAAAATGCATAAATGGGGAAACCGTGGACATGAATGGAAAACACAAACTATAAAAGTAAAGGAAGTTAAAGGTAGAAAAAATCAACGCGAAGTAAATTTGTTAGATAATAATGGTGAAATGTACACAATAGGATCAGATGAAAAAATATACATAAGCGAATAAAAATAATGATATGAAATGAAAGCACAATATGTAAAAGAAAATTTAAATGAAGATCTAAATGCATTAGGTAATATAAGTGTAGCGTATTTATCTTCCTTTGCATTAAGTCAAATATTCCAATATATTAAAAAATGGGCCCGTAGAAAACATGAAGATCTTGAAGAATGGAGAGAAATGAAACAAACTATAAAAGATTTTATTGATTTAATAGGAGAAAAAGATTCTAAATTTAAAGTAATGGAATTTAACGATAGATATTTTTTAACAACAGATGATGAAGAATTACGTCAAGAAATAGGAGATATTAGACTTTTAAAAGCACATCCAATAATCATTGTATTGGATTATGAAATATGTTTAATGCCAGAAGAGTACGATAAATTGATAACTATGCTTAAATCAAAATTACAAGAAAATTTTCAAACCCCATTTTCTAATAAAGAAAGAAATCAACCTATATCTGGAAGTTATCCTTTAAGCAGAATACAATATGAAGATGCAGACAAAAATCATTTCATAAAATGTACAGAATGCGGAGAAGAAGTTCACCCATTAAAAATTAAAAACGGAAAATGCCGAGTTTGTAGAAGAAATAGTAGAAAAATTAAACCCTAATCATATGAAAAAACGAATATACATGATAGAAGAATCGCTCAGCGAATTTTCAAAAAGAGGCGCTCCTAAAAAAGTAGAAGCGATTGAAAAACCAAGAAACATCGAAGATGAAGACGAAGATGAAAAGGAAGATAATTGGTATAAAGCTGAAGATGATGAAGAAGAAGTAGAAGACATCGATGTTGACACATCTGATATGGCCGATACTGACACTATTGATGTAAAAGATGAAGATTATAGTGATGAATTACAAACTGCATTAACTAATGAGATTAAAATTCTTGAAATAAATAGAAGTGCTCTTACATTTCGTATTAAGTCTGATCCTGATAAATTACATCAAGGAATTCCTATGGCAAAATTGAGTGGTGGAGAAGCATTTTTATTTAAACTTGAAGATAAAACAATGAAAAAAGTAATGTTAAAAGACATTATTCTTGAAAATGAAAATAAGTGCAAGAAAAATAGAGCGCACACAATAGACCTATGAAACTTGTTAAAGAACATCTAAACGAAAAATTCTCAGAAGAAAGCGATCCTATACATGATATGGGAATTGGAGAATTAAATCAAATTCAAAAAGAACTTGATCATGTAGTAACTGGGAAAAATCTTAAACTAATGTCTGCAAATGAACAACTTGTTTTAGGCATTCAGTATGGAATTTCAAGATTATCTAATTACGCAATAAAAAATGGAGCTGATCAATTATGGTGGCAATATGGAGGTCCATTTGGAGGTTATCACGGACTAACTACAAACTTAGTTCAAGAACTTGTAAAAATTGTAAAAGTTTCTGGATCTAAAGTCTCATTTACAGATGTTGTTGTTTATTCTCATACAAAAGATAAATTCATAACACCTAATAATACTTACATCAGCACATCAGGAATTTTTACAAGTAAATTTAAACCTGTAGATCAATCTTTCATTAGAGATATAAAACATTTAAATAGTAAATCCTCTGAATTATTAAAAACTATACAAAAACTACAAAAGTGAAATTAGTTAAAGAAATATTATACGAGAGATTTGAAGAAGAATCTGATCCCATTGATGATTTAAGAATAGGAATTAATTGGAAAGAAAAACTTATTCGTCATTTTTTAAAAAGTGTAGCTGAAGATTATCAATTAGATCGCACAGATGATAGATATTTAGGATTTTTAAATGTTTACGAAGACGGTTTTATGGATCAAAAATCTCAAGAAGGATTTAAACTTTTCGTAAAAGAATGGCCGAAATATTTAACAATGGCAAATAAAGAATTTGGAATAACTGTAGAAGAAGAACCTAATTTAGATGAAACAGTATTTATATTATATGATGAAAATCGTTAAAGAACATTTATATGAAAAATTTGAAGAAGAGGCAGATCCTATTCATAAAATGGGTATTGGACATCAAGGAACTGTATATAAATGTCATAATTGCGGAGATTTAATAGATATAGAAGGTGAAAAACTTATAAAATCAGAAGAAATAGAAAGATCAAAAGCTATTATAGATACATTTGGTGAAAATAGTGACAGAGTTGTACATACAATGTGTGTTGATTGTTATGGTGAATTAATGCATCAACAGGAACAAGAAAATTTTGCAAGAGATCAAGAAAGATATTGGCAAGAACAACAAGAACAACAATGGGAAGATGAACGAGGTGGACGATGGTAAAAATTATTTAATACAATGAAATTAGTTAGAGAAGATATCAATGAAAGATTTACTGAGGAAGCCGATCCTATTCAGTCAATGGGCATTGGTTTAATTCATAAACTTAAAGAAGAATATGTTAAACTTCATACTTGGCGTCGTGTAACTATTGATCAAGTTACAATAGATGATTTATTAAGTATGTGTTTATCAGATCAAAAACATCCTCTTTCTACAGTAGAAGCACTTATTGATGCCGGCGCAAATATAACAGCGAAAGGCAATCCATATTTACGTATGGCAGTTAGAAAAGGGCTTCCATTCGTTAAATTACTTATAGAAAAGGGTGCTACACCTAAAATGGATAATTCTGAATGTTTTTCTTCTGCTATGTTTGCTAGAAATTATGAAATCGGTGAATATTTATTATCAAAAGGAGCAAACATAAACGCAGGCGGAAGTCAGGCATTAAAACGTGCAGTTAGCAGAAACGATACAACTGCAGCAAAGTGGTTATTGGAAAGAGGTGCAAATCCAAATAGTTATGGATTTTATTGCCTTAGAGAATCATTAAAACGTAAAAATTTAGAACTTTCTGATATATTTGCAAAAGAATATGTAAAAGCAAGAAATTTACAATGAAATTAGTTAAAGAAATATTATATGAAAAATTTGAAGAAGAATCAGATCCATTAGTAGATATGAGCATTGGATCTGTTCATAGGTTCAAAAATTTCGTGCAATTATTTTCGGATAAAGATATTAATCATTACATTTATACAATTGCGATTCTTAATAATGGAAGAGGTATGGATATTTGGTTTTATGCGCCAATAATTAGAAAACTAGATATAGAAAAAAGAAACACATTATTTAATTATATGTTTAAAATAATAGAAGAACTAGGATTTAGTTCGCTTTTATTAAATCCAGATCCTCACATGCAATATGAAAATGAAGATAAAAGAAAAGGAAGCATGCCCGGTGTAATAAGATATGAATTACATCCATCTATAAGATATAAATTAAAAGCTGGAGAATATAGAAGATGGAGAGATGCAGGACAAAATATAGAATATTTACAAGGTATTCCTGAAACATATGAAAAAGATTTAAAAAATAGCCGTGTTAGTTAGAGAACATATATATGAGAAATTTGAAGAAGATAGTGATCCTATTTCTGATATGGGCATAGGATTAGCTACTAGAATTGCTAAGTGGGTTGATTTTATTAATTCTAATAAAACAGGAACTAGACATGAAAATCGTATAGACAAATATACAATAAATTCAGATGGAACAATTGATGTAGGAGCTCCTATTACTAAAAAACAAGCATTAGATAGATCGGGCGGAGATTATCATAGTACTTATCCTGAACCTATAATTATTAGAGGCAACGTCATAAAAAAATTGCCAGATTTTATACGTTTTAATAAGTGTTATGGCGATTGTTTTTTTAATGTAAGTGAGATAGAATCTCTTAAAGGCTGTCCTCGAATAATATTCGGAGCTTTATGTTTAAATGCAGATCCTAATCTTCAAATAGACGATTTTCCAGATATGATTTATGGAAACGTGTTTGTCGATAGACATCATAAAGGAAACGAACTAATAGCGAAATGCAAAGTATCTGGAAACGTAAATTGGTGGTAAATATGTAGAGCTTAATAAAACTTAAGCTCTTTTTCTTTATAGAATATCCATATACATTTATTATGAACATAGACAAATATTTAGAGGAATTTGTTGAAACCTTCTTAGGTGCTGATTTTGTTTGGCGTAAAGGACAAAAGGAAGCTATTGTAGAAATAATTACAGCTTATCAAAACAAAGTTAAAACTGTTATATTAGATGCTCCTGTAGGATCAGGAAAATCTATTATAGGTATGGCTGTAGCTTGGATTCTTAATCAAGAAAAGAAAGAAGGTTACATATTAGCTTCTGATATAGCACTTCAAGAACAATATGAAAAAGACATTAAACATTTTAATATTGCTTGGGGTTCTATAAAAGGAATTGATAACTACATATGTGTAGATAATATGGAAAAGAATTCTTTAGGAACTTGTCGTATAAGAAATAAACCTGCTAAAAGAATGCATTGTTATTCGCAATGTCCTTATTTTGTTGCAAGAGATATTGCATCTCATTCTGAAACTTCTTTATTAAATTATGCATATTGGTTAATAATGATGAATTACGTTAATCAACATTTGGATGAAACTGCTTTTCCAGCTCGGGATTTCACAATATGTGATGAAGGACATAAACTATTAGATATTATTCAAAATCATTATTCACCAAGATTTGATCCTAAAACATTAGAAAAAGTAGAAAAACTTACAGAATTCTTTGCAAATTTTAAGGTTCGTAATCATATACAAGATTATTCAGATATTAAAAGAAATATTCAAAGGTTATTTGATAATGAAAATCAAGATACATTAAATGATATTTTAATAGAGATAGAAGAATCATTTGAATCATATAGAGCATCTTGGAATGTCTTAAAAGAAAAAGTTCAAAAAGAATATCCTCATGAAGATCCTCCAAAAGAATGGAGAGAAGCATTAAGACTTTGCGATTGGTTAAAAGATCTACATTGTAAAGTTGAAGATTTTAATGACATAATATCTAAAACATCAACACGAAATATAATCAAAAATCCTACAGGAAAAGATGAACTTACATTTAATTGTTTGGAAGAATCTTATATGATGCATAAATATTTTCATCAATGGACAGGATTTACTTTAATAATGAGTGCTACATTTGCTAATGCTTCAGATTATTTAAGAAGTATTGCTTTAGGAACTGCAAAATATATTAAAATGGATTCTCATTTTGACTTTGATAAATCTCCAATATATTTCTATAATAAAAGAAGAATGTCATATAATCAAATTGAAGCTAATCTTCCTTGGATGTATGAAACTATTGATAAAATACTTGAAACTCATAAACATGAAAGTGGAATTATTCATACAGCTTCGTATGATTTAGCAATGAAAATATATGAGAATATTCCTAAAAGACATAGAAGAAGAATCTTAGTATATAGCGGAACTGAAGAAAAACGTCAAGTTCTTCAAATGCTAAAAGTTAATAAAAATAAGGTTCTTATGGGTCCAAGTTTATTAGAGGGTTTAGACTTAAAAGATGAATGGAGCAGGTTTGCAATATTTGCAAAAGTTCCTTATTTATCTTTAAGTGATAAATTTGTAGCTACTAAATTAAAAATAAATCCTGAGTGGTATAGATGGAAAGCGATAATAAACATACTTCAAGGAACTGGTAGATCAGTAAGGTCTGAAACTGATTGGGCAGTTACATATATCTTAGATGGTTCTCTTGCAGATTTAATCCATAATAATCGAAAGGCATTTCCTATTGAGTTTATTCAGAGACTTAAAATAGTTAATGAATAAATAAAATAAAACTGCTTCTTGAGAATTGTCACAAAATATCTAAACGAAAAATTTAAAGAAGAATTTGATCCTATTTATCATTTAGGAATAGGAATGGACGCTCTAATTAGAAAATACATAATTAGTTTAGGAAAATATAATTTAGAATCTAATAATTATACTGATGATGATTTTTTGTGGATATGTGCTAGACATAATAAATTTGAGTATGTTAAACATTTAGTAGATAAGGGGGCAGATCTTCATAAATATGCAGATAGGGCTTTACGTTGGGCATCTAAAAATAGAAATTATGATATGGCTAAATATCTTTTGGAAAAAGGTGCAAATGTTCATGCTAATCATAATGGTGCTAGAAGTTTAGCACGAGATAATAATGATACAAATATGATAGAGCTTCTAAAAAAATATGAAGAACAAACTCCAAGAACTTTAGAAAATGTTTTAGATGAAAAATTTACAGAGGAATCTGATCCAATAGAAGATTTAGGTATAGGAATAGCAGGAAAATATAAAAAATGGATAAGTAAATTTGATCGTACTCATAAAGACTGGGTTGTATTAGAACATCCCAATGAACAATTAATGGCTGCAGTATATGATGATGAATCTGAATTTTTTGAATATATTATTAAAAATCAACGAGCTAATCCTTCAGCTAATAACTGTGAAGCTTTAAGAGAATTAGCTTTTAAAGGTGATTATAAAGGTGGAGTTAAATTAGTTAAACTTGGAGCAGATTTGCAAAAGGCTATACAATTTTGTAAAGATAGATCTGGGTGGTCAAGTACATTACAAGGATTACAAAAAATTCGTGAAATGTTAAAAGATAACGTAAATGAAAAATTTACAGAAGAGGGTGATCCTATAGAAGATATGGGTATAGGAAAAGATTATTATAAAAGATTATTAAAAAGTTTATATCCTACAAAGATTCCTATGAATCGTTATTATGACTTAAACAAATTTTTTGATTACATGTTTGACCAATCAGATATTACTCTCGTTGATAATACACATTTTAGAATAGTTTGTAAAGAATATTCTAGAGATCAATTTTTTCAAGATCTTACAGAAGTATTAAAACGTTATGGAACTAATATTAAAAAGGTAACTAGACTTCTTGATTATGTATTAACAATAGATTTAGAAGAGCCTATAAATAAACAAGTTAATGAAAAATTTCAAGAAGATTCAGATCCTATAAAAGACATGGGCATTGGATTAAAGGGAAGATGGAAAAATTTGAAACGAGGAGATGTTGTTAAAGTAAAAAAATCTTTAAATCAACTTCATCCAAGCATAAATAAAGGAGATTATCTTATTATTTTAAAGGTACAAGAATTTCCTGGCACTGAATGGGACAAAAAACCAGATGTATATAGAGTACATGATAAAAAAGACGTTAAAGAAAAATTGGAAAATATTTCTCAATTATCACCAACAATAGATTTTTGGGGGTGGAAATGGGATTTTTATAAAGATTTTTTTCAACCAGTAGACAGATGGGAATTAAATGAAAAATTTCAAGAAGACTCGGATCCTATAAAAGACATGGGTATTGGATTAAAAGGAAGATGGGATAATTTAAAAAAAGGAGATGTAGTAAGAGTTAAAAAATATATGAGTTCAGGACTTCCTAATGAAGGTGATTATCTTATTATTACTGAGATATTTCAATATCCAGGAAAAGAATGGGATAAAAGAGCAGCAGTAAATGTATGTAAAAGTATGTCAGAAGTAAAAAATAATTTAAAACGTATAGATAATTTATTTACTATGACAAGTAATTGGGGGTGGAATTGGGATTTTTATAAAGAATTTTTAGAACCTATAGATGTTGATGTAAATGAAAAATTTAAAGAAGAATCCGATCCTATACACGATTTAGGAATAGGTGTAGAACCCCTTGTTCATAAATGGTTTTTAGGATTTAGAGTTCCTGAATATCAATATAAAAAATTCATTAGTGTGGTTGGTGGAAAAGTTAATAGTAGTTGTGGAATGAGTTGTGTAGACAGAGTTAAAGGGCAAATTCCAGATTTTATTCAATTTGGAGAAATGCACGGAGATTTTGATATATCTCATAGCGAACTTACTACATTAAAAGGTGGGCCTACTGAAGTAACAGGATCTTTTTATTGTCAGGATAATAATTTAACTTCTTTAAAATATGCTCCAAAAATAGTGAAAGGTGGATTTGATTGTAGAAATAATGCAGTACAATTTACAAAACAAGATGTCAAAAAACATTGTAAAGTTCTTGGAGAAATATTTGTTTAATAAAGACAGCATTCAAAAACAGTGAATAAATAAAATAAAAGTATAATGGCATTACATCTATGAAAGAATTTAGAAAAAATAAAGACGGATATTTTATATGTGAAGAATGTAATAATTATTTTAAAACTACTTATGGGTTGCTGCATCATATTTCTCGTATACACAAAAATAAAATAGAATATTTTGATAAATGGATAAAAGAAGAAAATGACGGTAAATGCATAGAGTGTGGAGAAAAAACATTTTTAGAAGGGGGAAAATATTATAAATTTTGTAGTTCTAGTTGTTCTAGCAAATATAATTTAAGAAAAAACGGTAGTCCATTTTCAAAAAAAGAAATTAGAAATAAATCTCTAAAAACTTTAAAGAAAAATTATAGAAATGAATATTATTTACAAACACCGGAAGGAAAGGCTTTTTCTAAAAAAATGAGAAAAGAAATGAATGATATTATTATGAGTAATATTAAAAAATCAAATATGGAAAAATATGGAGTAGAAAATGTATATCAATTAAATAATGTTAAAGAAAAAATTAAACAAACTTGTAAAGAAAAGTATGGAGTAGAAAATATTTCTCAATTAGATTCTATAAAAATTAAAAAACAAGAAAAGTGTTTCAAAACACAAATTAAATTAAAAAAATATAAAAATACAAATATTTTTTATCAAGCATCATATGAATTAGATTTTTTAGATAAATACTATCCTATTTATCCAGATATTGAAAACGGCCCTGTTATTAGATATAATTTTGAGGGAAAAACACGAATATATTTTCCTGATTTTTATATTCCTTCATTAAATTTAATAATTGAAATAAAAAATAGTTGGTTAGCAGAAAAAGATAAAGATAAACTTAAAAATAAAGAAATTGGAGTTAAAGAAAAAGGCTACAAATTTTTATTGTTAATAAATAAAAATTACAATGATTTTAAATAATAAAAAATAGAAAAATGGCATTACATCAAAAATATAATAATGAAGATATATTAACGCGTTCTATCATAGCGGGGTTGTTGAATATTCTTAATAATAAAATAGATTACACGCAAATATGGGCCAATGATGTTATAGAGCATGTCCAAATTCCTTTTTATTATAATCTTTCGGGAGATGAGCGATTTCAACAAGATTTTTATACTCATTATGCAGATTGTGTTCCTCCTAAACCTGTTGATGGAAATTTTGATATGATTCCAAGAGGAATTTTAACATACACTGGTTCTGTAGTTGATGCAACTCGTACAACCTCTCGTTATATACAAGGCTCTTATCTTAAAGAAGTTAATGGGCAATTACAAACATATAGATCTTTTCTCTATTCTATTCCATTAAACGTTAATTTTCATTGTGAATTATTTTTTGATACGCAAATTACTTCATTAAAAGTTGAACAATTAATACGTGAAGTATTCTATAAAACTATTACATTTTATGTTTATTACAAAGGTATGCGTTGTGGTTGCACTGTAGGATTTCCAGAAGATTATGCATTAGAAAAAAATATACAATATTCTTTTGAATTAAATAATCCTATTAAGATTACATTTGATTTACAAGTAGAAGCATATCAACCAGTATTTGATCCAACAACTGAAGTTAATGCAAATGATTATATGGCAGGTTTAGGCTATCGTATTGTTGATAAATCTATGCCTAAAAATGATGGTAATATTACAATAACAACTCCTGTTAATGCTACTAATGATCTAATTTTACCAAAAGGATATCCACTATTATTGGAATGGGATTACATAAATGAAAATGCAATCATAAATCGTGTTGATATTTTATGGTCTCCTGCCGGTGAAAATACTAGAAATATAGTTGAACGTCTTGTTCCTAACCATGAATATTATATTTGGAATATTCCTGAAACCTTTACTAATTATAAACATCCAGCATTTATGTGGCCAATAGATGGTAGCATTTCAATATATCGTCAGCCACTTGTTAGAATATTGCCAGATCTTATTACTAAAGAAATTTCAGATACATCATTTATAATTGTTGATAGTGGATATTTTATATCTCCCTCACCAGATGCATCTGCAAATATTGTATTAGAAATGAGAGATGTAAATAATAGAGTAGTATACACTGGAGATACTTCTATATATTTTACATTAAAAGGAAATAAATTAGATAGTTTTCATGTTCCAAATGGTGATGTAGTATTCCCGGGAAACATAGATTACAAAGAAATAGATATATATGTAACAAACTCTGTTACGGGATATAATGAAGCTCTTGTTCAAACTACTCAACCTGAAGCTTTCGGAGTTATCCGTAATGTAACAATAGTGTAAAAATTGTCCAAAAAAATAAAAACGTAATAAATATATAAATAAAATTAATGTATAAAAATTAATAAATGGATATGATAACAAAAATCAACCAACTAAAACAGCAAACTCAAAATGTTGAAGTTCAAGCATTATGCGAATCTACATTATCTGCTTTAAGTTCAGCTATTTATAACAATGTTTCAAACGATGCACGTTTTGAAATTGAAAGAGTTGCTTTAACAAATCTCTTTGAGGGTTTAGAAAAATACTCTACTGATAAAGTTATTACTGAATGGCTAAACAATCAGAAGAGAGTATATTCAGTTAAAAACTTAGGAGTTCGCAAAGCTATCAATACTTTATATGACAAAGAAGCTAGATTTGATGGAACGCTTGAAGCAATCCTTGATAGTTTTAGAGAAAAAATTGATGTTGTACCAGAAGTTCTTCTTTATGAAGATTTTATTTCTGCATTATCTGGATTTAGTCATCTTCCTACAGCTAATACTGAATTAGAAGCTATTTCTAATAAAGTTAAAAATTATAAGAATGATGTAGATATCTCTAAAATAATAGAGGTGATGAAAGAAACCCGCAGTAATTATCTTCTTCCTTATATTGAAGATTTGGTTGATAATTATCTTAATGATAAAACTGAACAAAATAAGCATTTTCTTAAAGAAGCATTAGTTAAATTTAGTCATGATAATTTTATTCGTGACATTCTTAATGTACTTATGTTAGACGCTACTCAACTTCAACTTGAATATGCAAATTCAGAATGTGAAATAGAGGATAAAATATTTTCTCCAATTCTTTATTTAGGAGAAAGCGAAGTGTTGTTTAATGTTAAAGGCACATATTATGTTAAGAAAACTAATTATATTAATAAAGTAAAAAAACAAGAAGTAGAAAATATTGAAGAAAGCTTTAAATCTCTTTGCGAAGTTATTAATTATCCAAATATAGAGATCAATAAAAAAGATATAAAAGTCTATGTTGGTGAAGATAATGCAATTTTAACCGAAGATGATACACTAATTAATGGAGAAAATTTTAGAACTGATCAAATAAATGAAGCAGCAGAAGTTGCAAAATGGGGTGGTAATAGTGAATTTTTTAATATCGTTAATTTATTAAGAGAAAACTTTAATGAAATCGTAGAACTTGATTTTGTTAAAAGAGTTTATCTTAAAGAAAATGAAAATTATGCAGCAGATGTATTCAAATTAAGAGATCATATTTATATCACGACATTTGATCCTCTTAATAATAAATCTACATTCTATCGTAATATCAATCCTATACAGGCTGAAAAAATTATGATGGAACATATGAGATTTGATGTTTCAAAAACATTTGAAGATATTCTTCCAAATAAAGAAAAAATTCTATCAGAAATAGAAGATACAAAACATGAATATACAGATTATATTAATGAATTACAAACAAAAATAAATAAGTTTAGTTTTGATTATAATAATCAAATATCTATGACAGTTGTAGAAGCTCTTACAGAAGAACTTGAAGAAGTTAAAAATGATTATAAAAATTATCTTAATAAAGTTGAAGAATATACAAGTGTTGCAGAAAACTTAAATATTACAGTTCAAGATGATCAATCTGGAAAATCTTATACTGTAGTTGTTCCTACAGGAGCAATGGCTGCTAAGGGTGAACAAGGAAATGGTGAAGTTGGAGCAGAAAGTACAGAAGCTGGAACTGAAGTAGGTATGGCAAGTATGCCAAGTCCTGGTGGTTCAGGTGGAGCAGCATCAGCAGTTACATTTAATGATGATGAATCAGAACTTATAAGTGATCAACCATCAGATGAAAGAGATAAAGTAGATTTAGGCGCAGATGAACTTGAAGCTTATGCAGACGTAGTAGATGCAGAATCAGATCTTGACGCTCCAGAAGGTGAAGAAGAAACTGGTGTTGAAGGTGGAACAGAAGGCGGAGAAACTGTAGGTGGTGGTGCAGGAGATGTGCCTACTGCAGAAACTCCAACAGAAGAACCTACTGAAGGCGGAGATGAATTAGATCTTGGAAATACTGGAGAAGAAGGCACAGCTGAAATTGAAACTCCAGAAGAAAGTGCTGAAGATGAAACACCAAAAGAAAAAGAAGAAGAAGCAGCAGGCCCTCCAGAAAAGAATCTTGAAAGAACAAATTTCAATAAGGATAAAAATCCTAACGACTTAGAGGAACCGCGAAAACCCAAAAAAGTTTTCTTAAAAAGACAAAAGAAAGTATAAATAGCAAAATAAAAATTTTAAGCTATGGATAATATATTAGATGAAGAAAAACAAGAAGTAGAATATTTACAACTTAATGAATGCGTCCAAATAGGAGATAAAGTAAAACTTGATGGACAAAAAGGATTTGTGATTGGAGAAATCAATGGACAAGTTATTGTTCAAATTCAAGGAAACACATCATTAGTTGATCCTTCTAAACTCAAAACTGAGAAACAAGAAACGCCTGAAATAACACCTGAAAAACAGTTCAAATTTGATGAAGTTACTCAAAAACTTTTATTTGAACAATATATTAAATGCGGAGTTTATATGGGAAATGTTCCTATTAAACTTAGTGATTGTTTTGTTAGATATGACTTGTGGCAAAAAGCAAAAGATGATGATAACGTAAAAGTTCTTATAGAAGGAAGTGTTTCATTTATGCCTAAATCACAAGTTAGAATATTTGAAGATCTTAATGATTTTGCAAATGAAGACAACTATGTTCCGGGAGTCATTATAGATGAGGGCAATGAAGATGCTCTTGAAAATATTCTTATTAACGCTGTTGATTATTCAAATGCTATTGGAGATGCAGATGCAGTTAAAATCATTCGTAAAACTCCTGATGGACAACAAGAAATGCAAACAATGCCTAAAGGAACGTTAAGAACATTATCAGTATAATATGAGAGCAAAAACTATTAATGAAATTTATTCAGATGAAGATTTTGAAAAAGGAGACAATCTTGAAGGCGTTGTATTTGGAATAACTCTTAATTTTAAAGGAGATTTCAGAAGAAAAAAATTATTAATTAAAAAATTAGTTAGAGCTAAATATCAAATAACAGATCCTACTATTAAAGCTCTTTTAGATGAAGTAATAGATGCATTAGACTAATGGCTAAACAAACACCGGTTAAACCGACGATACCTATTAAAGTAACCAATCCGTTTGGTGAATTTATAAAAAATTATTGGGGTTACTTCATGACTGTAGTAACCGCAGTGACCTTTGTATGGACGCTTGGTGTAAAGTCAGAAAGAAAAGATAATGAAAAAATATCTCTTAAAAAAGATGTTACTGAAATAAAATTTAATCAACTTACAGATAGTAGAAAATTAGATTCTTTGATAGTCATTGTATGGGAAATTAAATTAAAAACAAATGATGTAGTAAAAAATCAAAATCTTATAATAGATAATCAAAATTTTATGAAAGAATCTTGGATTAAATATCTTGCTAATGATAAATCTCTTACAAAGAAAGATTTTGTACAATATATGGATGAATTAAAACTTCAACTTATTCCTAAAATACCTGAAGAAAAAATTAAGCCTCCTAAATTAGACCCAAACATTATTATTACTCCTATTGAACCAAAGGAAAAAAATGAATGATAAGTGTTAAAAATTAATTAAAAATTAAACGTGACAAAACAATGTCGCGTTTTGTTCATATAAATTAAAAATTAATTAAAATTGAAATTATGGGACTACATCATGTAAAGAATGCCGACCTGCGAAACGAAATAATAAAATCTAAAGAAGCTGATAAATTAACTCCAATTGCTTTGGATATGTTTATGTTAATGGCAAAGAAATTTTCTACTAAATTAAACTATATTTATCCTGAAGATCGAGAAGATTGTATATCATTTGCAGTTATGGATTGTTTTCAATATTGGCGAGGATATGATCCGGCAAAATCTCAAAATGCATTCGCATATTTTACACAAATAATTAAAAACGGTTTCGCAAAAGGATGGAGAAAATTATATGGAAATATGCCAAAATCAAAGAAAATTTCGGTGTCAAGTAATAAGATCTATAATATATAAATAAAAATGCGTATATTTAGAAAAAAGAAAAGTTCTTTTGAAAAATTTCTTGAAAACGAAATGGCTGAAGGGCGCCTTCATATATGTAGAGAAAGCGATTCTGTAAAAATTTATGCAGATTTTTTTCAAAAGAAAGTAAAAGAAGGCTATATAAATGTACATATAGGAAGTTTTTAAAATGACTAATAATGATAATAAATGAATCATCTAAAAGTCTATGAATCTATAATTCAAGTAGCAAAACTTGAAAATAGAATTAAGTTAAGAAAAAATCAAGAAGATTATGTTTATTATGAAAATCATCATATAATTCCATTGTGTTTAGGCGGAACTAACGAAAAAGAAAATTTAGTTTTATTGACAGCAAGAGAACATTATATTTGTCACAAATTGCTTACATACATATATAAAGGAAACAGAAAAATCACATTAGCATTTCATAAAATGATATTTGGTATACATAAAGAAAACTATAAAATTTCTTCTCGTGACTATAAATATGTAAAAGAATTAATTTCATTAACTGGGCATTCTAAAATAACAAAACAAAAAATAGGTAAAGCTAGATTAGGACTTAAATTAACAACAGAATGGAAAAATAATATTTCTAAAGCAACTTATGGACATAAGCGTTCAATCGAAACAAAAAAACGTATATCAAATGCAAAAAAACTTAAAAATAATGCATTCTTTAAGGGATCGGTTTGCGAAAGTTTAATTGAAAAATATGGAGAAGAACAAGGGAAAATAAAAATACAAGAATATAAATATAAATTACAATTAGCTAATAAAGGGCGAAAGCATTCTTCACAAACTAAAGAAAAATTGAGTATATCATCACATAAAAGAAAATATAAACATTGTAACTATTGTAATAAAGATTTTGACCCCGGCAATTATGGAAAATGGCATGGCGAAAAATGTAAATATAAAAATATCTGCAATGAGTGATAATCTAAATCAAAATTATAAATTATGGCATACACCCAAACGTAATAATTTTACTGAAGCGGGAAAATTAAAAAAGGGTGAAACCTATCAAGGATATTATAAAGTTCAAAATCCTGATAAATATCTAGGCGATCCTAATCTTGTAATATATCGTTCAGGTTGGGAGAAATCATTTTGTAGATGGTGTGATTTTTCTCCATCAGTTAAACGTTGGTCTTCAGAACCAATTAAAGTTCCATATTATGATAGAGTATCTAAACTTGAAGAATGCAAAAAATATGGACTAAATCCCAATGATCCAAAAAATTGGGTTGTTAAAAACTATAATACTGATTTCTGGATTGAAATAGATAAAGGCGAAGGAAAAGTAGAAAAAATGTTTTTAGATATAAAGCCTGCCAATAAACTTAAGAAACCTGTGCCTCCTGGTCCAAATGCTCCGTTAAAAGAATGGAAAAGATTTAATTTAGATGCTAAAGAATTTTTAATTAATGAAGCTAAATTTGCTGCTATGAATGCTTATGCTGAAAAAAATGGCGTAAAATTTTATGTATTCACAGAAGATACTCTTCAAAAATTAATAGGAAGATTTTGGCCCTCAAATAATGCATAGATATGGAAGATCCAAAATTAATACATGAAAAATTAAAACGAATAGATGGAATCAATGATCTTGCATTTGAGCGTTTATTTGATAATTATCTTAAATTAGATTTAAAGGGTTCTAAAAAATTAATAGACATTGAATCTACTGATCAAGAATCTATTGTAAATAGAGTAAAGAGAGGAGTACCTGCAGAAGGAATGGTATATACTTTTATTCATTTAAATGAAACTAATATAAACGAGTTACAAAATTTAAAAACAGGAAAAGTTATTACATTTCATGATTTTACTCCAATATTATTTTGTACAAGATATGATTATTCTAATAAATTAGTTAAAGGCATAAATTTAAATATGTTACCTAAAGGCGAAAGAGTAAAATTTTTTCAAGCCTATTATGATTTATATAAACCGTTTTTAAAAGATATAGAAAGAGATACAGAGTACAATGTTTTAGCACTAAACGCTGAATATCAAATTGCTGCAATAACTGGAAAAAATCCTGCTATTTTTAAAATGTTTAATGATCAACAAAACGCTCTTTTTAATTATGGTTATAGGTCTTATAGTCTTAATCATATTCGTAAATTAAGAATGATAGAATATGAGGAATGGCAATATATTCCATTTTTTGATTCAAAACAATCTTTCAAAAAAGCTAATCTAGAAATGATATATAGAACTTATTGGAATAATCTAAATAAAACTAAATAGAATATTAAATATATAAAATAAATA